AGAATGTCCTTCGGACCGAGAATTTATTTTGAAAAAACTCAAGATTCCTATTGACTCGATATAGAGATCCTGATAAGGTATCTCTATTGGATAGGAGGTTCGACATGGCTAAGCACTTCGAGTTCACCGGTGAGACTCTACTCCACTCTGGAGTCACTCTCAGAAGGATTCGGGCTACTCAAGATATTCCAGTCTGTGGAGTCAAGGCCGGAGACCTCGGGGGATGGATCGAGAGGGAAGATAACTTATCGGACTCCGGATGGGTCTCCGGGAACGCCAAGGTCTATGGGAGCGCCAAGGTCTACGAGCGCGCTTGGGTCTACGGGAACGCTTTGGTCTCCGGGGACGCTCGGGTCTTCGAGAGCGCGGAGGTCTATGGGGACGCTTGGGTCTTCGGGAATGCTCAGGTCTATGGGAGCGCTCGGGTCTTCGTGGACGCGAAGGTCTTCGAGAGCGCTCGAGTCTATGGGAACTCTCTGGTCTCCGGGGACGCTTGGGTCTACGGGAACGCTCAGGTCTACGGGAGCGCTCGGGTCTTCGGGCAGGTCTTCGGGAGCGCTCAGGTCTATGGAAACTCCTGGGTCTCCAGGGGCGCGCGAAGGTGAGCGCGAACTGATAAGGTATCTCTATTGGATGGAGGTTCGATATGACTAAGCACTTCGAGTTCACGGGTGAGACTCTACTCCACCATGGAGTCACTCTCAGAAGGATTCGGGCTACTCAAGATATTCCGAATGGAGGAGTCAAGACCGGAGACCTCGGGGGATGGATCGAGCGCGAGGACAACCTCTCGGACTCCGGATGGGTCTTTGGAGAGGCCAAGGTCTTCGGGAGCGCTCGTGTCTATGGAAACTCCTGGGTCCATGGGCGCGCTCGGGTCCATGGGCGCGCTCGGGTCTATGGGCGCGCTCAGGTCTACGGGGACGCCATGGTCTATGGGGACGCTTGGGTCTTTGGAGAGGCCAAGGTCTACGGGCGCGCTCGGGTCTATGGGGACGCTTTGGTCTCCGGGGACGCGGAGGTCTATGAGAGCGCTCGGGTCTTCGGGAGCGCTCAGGTCTCCGGGCGCGCTCGGGTCTTCGAGAGCGCTCAGATCTTCGGAAGCGCGGAGGTCTATGGGAGCGCTCAGGTCTACGGGGACGCATGGGTCTTCGAGCGCGCTCAGGTCTTCGGGAGCGCTCGGGTCTTCGAGAGCGCTCAGGTCTTCGGGAGCGCTCAGGTCTCCGGGGACGCGGAGGTCTATGGAGACACTAGTGTCTCCAGGGGCGCGCGAAGGTGAGCGCGAACTCCTAGGTCTCTAGGTCAGAGACTTGGTCAGAGCTCTAGGTCGGATCCTGATAGAGTCTTCTCTCTGGTGGGAACGCTGGTACTAGGTCACTCCAGAATGTCCTCCGGACTGAGATTTATTTTGAAAAAACTCAAGATTCCTATTGACTCGATCGAGAGATCCTGATAAGGTATCTTCCATTGGATGGAGGTTCGACATGGCTAAGCACTTTGAGTTCACCGGTGAGACTCTCGTAACTATCGATGGCGTCACCCTCCGTAGGATCAGGGCTACTCGGGATATTCCAATCCATGAGGTAGAGACCGGAGACCTCGGTGGATGGATCGAGAGAGAAGATAACCTCTCGGACTCCGGATGGGTCTTTGGAAGCGCTAAGATCTATGGGGACGCTTTGGTCTCCGGAGACGCTCGGGTCTTCGGGAGCGCTCGGGTCTTCGGGAGCGCTCTAGTCTTCGGGAGCGCTCAGGTCTTCTGGAGCGCTCAGGTCTATGGGAGCGCTCTAGTCTATGGGGACGCTCAGGTCTATGAAGACGCTTGGGTCTTCGGGAATGCTCGGGTCTATGGAGACGCTCAGGTCTACGGGGACGCTCGGGTCTATGGAGACGCTTGGGTCTTCGGGAGCGCTCGTGTCTATGGGAACTCCCGAGTCTATGGGGACGCTTTGGTCTCCGGGGACGCGGATGTCTATGAGAGCGCTCGAGTCTATGGGGACGCTCAGGTCTATGGGAACTCTCAGGTCTCCGGGGACGCGGATGTCTCTGGGAACTCGAAGGTCTACTTCTGAGGATTACACGCAACTATAGCGCTGGGGCTAGATCAGCTTCGATCAGTCCCCATCCGCTCTATGGCTTCTAAGTCACTACTATAGCGCAGACCGAGGAAGGCTGGTCCGACTCTTAGTATGACTCTACGGCAGTATGACGCCTATGTAGGGCCGGTGGTCTCGGATAACCGGCGGTAGCACCCTTGGTCTTCTTCCGTATCGACGGAAGGTCATGTCTGAGTCTCGCACTCTCGGTCTGGCCCTCCGTAAGGAACGCTCGTAAGCTGGGTGACGCGCAAGAGAGTTGGTCGCGTGACTGATAGACTGCACCTCGCCGCCTTTGGTGTTTCTCAACCAGAGGGACGAGGTATTTATACGATCGCGCATGTCTGTTCGGCCATATCCATGCCCGAGTACCACAAGGCCGAGGCGCGTATATGGCTCTCTTGAGCTCTTGGTCAGAGACTTGGTCAGAGACTTGGTCAGAGACTTGGTCAGAGCTCTAGGTCAGAGGATGAAGACCCGAGTCAATAGGAATTTTGAGCTTAAGCTAGCTTCTTACCGTGCCCTCACCGACGTTCTCATAATGTTCCACACTTACTGGAATCTTCCGCTTCTTCTACAAGAAGGGCGCCGCGGCACTTCCAGATACCCAATGGAGTCAATGACTTAGAAGATCTGAGTGGGGGAGGCCTCTTCGCGCGATTCTAGCCGTAGTACCCTACCTCTCGCGCAGAGAGCGCGAGTTTCTACGAGAAATGTGTTAGAATCACTAACGATTACAACTTCATTTTTTGGGCATTTTGGGCACTTTTCTGACCGTACGGCATCGACGACGGCGAGAACTTATGCATAGATTCTCAAGATTCCTATTGACTCGGCCGAGAGAGGATGCCTTCCATTGACCAACTCTCCGCGGTCAGGAGCGCCATATATCTCTAACCGCGTCGGATCAAAACCGTTGACAATCTCATAGAACCACCGTATTATATTCGCGCGGTCGAAAGTCTCGGAGACCGGAAACTCTGAGACTGGAGCCAAAAAAAACTTTAAGTACGACGCCTATTTTAGTTGACTTAGATTCGTGAGAGTGATATGAGTATAGAGTGATTCGGTACAGACTCAGGTGAGTCAGTTCCGATTAGGTCATATCGACCAGCCGGCTCAGTAGAGTTCCGGTTCATTATGAGGAGTAAGTGAGATGGGTGAACACGTGACGAAGCAGAAGATCGCCATTCGAGTCATGGGCGAGTGCGCGGATAAGATCATGGATGAGACCCTCGTCCAGATGTGCCGAGCGATCGGCGGAGAGTTCCTCGGGCCCTCCGGCGAGCCGACTCCCCACGGTCTCCTGAAGGCCCGGGGATACTACTGGCACCTCACTCGAACCGGTCAGGCGCCGGGGACCTTCATCCCCCTTCCCAAGGGTCGCGGAGCCCGAAAGTTCTCGGACCCGGACTACCATCCGCTGGTCTCCGAGACGAAGCCCAATCGGGTCAAGAAGTCCTCGATCAAGTTCGAGGTGTCTTCCTCGGCCCTGGGCGCGGTCCTCGAGCACGCCTCTCACCAGGAGGGATTCGTCCCATCCCCGGTCGAGGTCGAAGTGTCCTCTGAGACTCCAGAGATCGAGAAGACTTCAGAGCTCAAGAAGACCATCAGGTCCGGCGCTAAGAAGACTCCGGAAGAGATCTCTGAGATGCGCAAGGCCGCGATGACCAAGATCAACGCGGCTCGGGCCAAGGCCAAGAGTGAGAAGATCGCGGCCTGATGAAGACTCCAGGGGACCAGAGTACCTAAAGAGCCGGTACTCTGGTCCAATCGGCGCTCTAGAGCTAGCTCGAACCGAAGCGTCTCGGGTCGAGCATGCTCGAGCACTCTACTTCGAGCACTCTACTTCGAGATCTCCTTGGGAGTTGGTCCAATGGTGGGTGGAGTCATACTCGTCAGGTACGTAGGGGCGGTAGTTATAACTCTAGTGTTGGTGGGACTCTGGGTAAGCGCGTATATGGCTCTCTCGTGGTCGCGTGAGATCTCTAGGTTGATCTCTAGGTTGATCTCTAGGTTGAGGACTTGGTCATAGCTCTAGACTATTGGTCAGAGACTTGGTCAGAGCTCTAGGTCATAGCTCTAGGTTGATCTCTTGGTCAGAGCTCTAGCTCTAGCTCTAGGTCAGAGACTTGGTCAGAGACTTGGTCATAGCTCTAGGTCATAGCTCTAGGTTGATCTCTTGGTCAGAGCTCTAGCTCTAGCTCTAGGTCAGAGACTTGGTCATAGCTCTAGTCGCGTTTCAGTTCGCGCGCGCGAGCTTATCTTAAGTAACTTGAGTTTAATCCCCGGGTCCTATCTAGAATCGACCAGATCTATGGTCCGCATCCGCTCTACGATCCGCTCCGCTCTATTCAACTTTACTCTAGTCATGGCGATCACGATCGGTCCGCATCCTCGACCGCGTGGGAGACGAACTCTCTTGAGCTCTCTTGATCTCTCTTGATCTCTCTTGATCTCTCTTCGAGATCTTTATGAATTACTTCATTCTGATATATCTCGCGTCCCCTCCGCGTCCCCTTCGCGTCCCCTCCGCGTCGCCTCGACCGGTGTGCCAGTTCAGTTCCGTTCCGAGTCATATCCTCCGCTCTCTTCCCGCTGGAGTCCGCTCTCTTCCGGAAGAGTCCGACTGATCTTTTCTCCCCTCCGCGTCCCCTCCGCGTCCCCTCCCCGCGCTTTTTTCCATTGACTGCCATCGACATCAGTGATAGGATCTAAGAGCGATGAGGAGTAGGTCATGAAGGTGACGTTTACCGATCAGATCCGAGACAAGATCCGAAAGCTTCTCTCCACGGCCGCCGAGGGTTCCGGGGCGTCTGAGTCCGAAGTCGCGTACGCGCTTCGAGTCGCCTCCGTCCTCATGGCGCGGCACGGCATCGACCGAGAGTCCGTTCTCGACTCTCCGGATCCAGGCGCGACCTGGGGAGGCTACCGGAGGATCGACTACTACGTCGTCTCCCTCGCCGCCGGAGCCGCGTACCTCTACGGGTGTCGAGTCGTCTCGGCGAGGCATCCCGGGGGAGCCCTCTTCGTCAAGTTCGCCGGGAGGAGCGACAACATCTTCGCCGCCGAGGTGACTCTCGACTACATCACTCGCCAGGTCAACTCGCTCTGCCTCGCCTCCACTCCGAAGGGGCTCACTCCCTCCGAGATCGGAAAGTTCCGGCGATCGTTCAAGCGCGCGGCCTCGGCGCGAGTCGCCGTCCGAGCGCGGAAGTTGGCCTCCGAGATCTCCGAGACCTCCTCCGAGACCTCCTCCGAGACCTCCGGAGGATCGTCTCGCGCCCTGGTCCTGGTCGACTACCTCAGGCGGATGACGGAGGAGGCCTCCGCGCTGGTCGCGACTCTCGGAGTCGCCCCATCCCGGGCGCCGCGCCCAGTCAAGTACTCTCATGGGACCGCGGAGGGACTCAGGGCCGGAGACAAGGTCTCTCTTCGTCAGGAGGTTGGTCGTGGCTAAGCGCTTCGAGTTCACCGGAGAGACTCTCGTCGACGGTGAAGTTACACTTCGTAGGATCAGGGCTACTCGAGATATACCCGAGTACGCCATCGCCGCCGGAGATCTCGGGGGATGGATCGAGTGCGAGGACAACCTCTCGGACTCCGGATGGGTCGGGGAAGAGGCCAAGGTCTTTGGAAACTCTCGGGTCTTCGGGAGCGCTTGGGTCTACGGGAGCGCTCAGGTCTTTGGGAGCGCTCATGTCTTCGGGAGCGCTCGGGTCTATGGAAACTCCTGGGTCTTTGGGCGCGCTCTAGTCTCTGGGGACGCTCAGGTCTCCGACGAGGCAAAGGTGTACGAGGACGCTATGGTCTCTGACTCAGCCCAGATCTACGGCTCCTCCGAGATCTTTGGGAGCGTTCGGGTCTATGAGTACGCTAGAATCTGTGGAGATTCCCGGGTCTCTGGGGACGCCTTAGTCTGTGAAAGCGCTGAGATTCACGATCTCTCGAATTGACGTCGACTTAGGAACCTGATAGGATGCCTTCCATTGGATAGGAGGTTCGACATGGCTAAGCACTTCGAGTTCACTGGTGAGACTCTCGTCGACGGTAAAGTTACACTTCGTAGGATTCGGGCCACCCGAGATATACCCGAGCATGATGTGATGAATGGAGACCTCGGGGGATGGATCGAGATGGAAGATAACTTATCGGACTCCGGATGGGTCGGGGAAGAGGCCAAGGTCTCCGGGAGCGCTCGGGTCTACGGGAGCGCCTGGGTCTCCGGGGACGCTCGGGTCTATGGAAGCGCTAAGGTCTACGGGAGCGCTCTGGTCTTCGGGGACGCTCTGGTCTTCGGGTACGCTCAGGTCTTTGGGCGCGCTCTAGTCTCTGGGTACGCTCAGGTCTTCGGGTACGCTAGAGTCTATGGCATCGCTCTAGTCTTCGGGGATGCTCGGGTCTATGGAAACTCCTGGGTCTATGGGAGCGCTCGGGTCTACGGTTCTGCTGAGATCGCCTCCACCATTCAGATCTCTGGGGACGCCTTAGTCTTCGGCGACTCTCTGATCGATAGATCGACTGCGGGAGAATAAGAAGATGGCAAAGACCATGAAGATCACTGATGTCGTGAAGTTGATCGAGGAGATAAGCCCTCTCGTGGAGTCGTCTTCGAGGGATCTCGCCGAGATCAAGGAACTTCAGGAGAGAGTGAAGCCATACTTGGCCAAGCTTAAGGAGATCTCGACGGCGATCGACTCTCTAGAGAGCTACGATCCAGACGAGACCTTCTCGATTCACGGAAAGCGCTATCAGGTCGAGGCCGGCATTCGAGAGCACACTCGAGAGATCGTCGACGTGCAGAAGATCTTGAGTATACTCGGCACTGAGGTGTTCATGTCTATCTGTAAGGTCGCCTTGAAGGACGTCGACGACCACTTTGGCCGAAAGGAGCAGGAGGAGTACGGAATCGTGCGGACTAACCGCACGGTCCGAAGGATCAAGATATCCAAGTACTCACCTTCCAGTTGACATCACCCCTCGGGTGGTGTAGTATCATGAGCGACGGGAGAATTACGATGGTGGTCAAGAGATACGAGTCTATGTCAGTCTCAACCCAGTGGCCCAACTACGGAGCTAAATACTCGGTGGAAGACGGGCGGGCGGTCGGATGGCTCTTCGCGGTCTACTCCGATCGGTGGATGAAGCTCTCGTCGTTCAACGTTCGAGTTCGAGACTCGTCGTTTAGAGTATCACTGGGCGACGCGGACACGGTAGGCTTTCGAGTCTTACCCTCGGATAAGGTGAAGGTCGCGTGACTCAGGACTCTACCTCTCGACTCATCTTCATAACTCCCGAGAGGCTCGTCGAGCTTCGTCGAGAGGGCATGAAGTATCACCCAGCGACACCGACGCTAGAAGACCTGGGAAGAAAGAACGCGGTATATCTTCGCGTTCCTGGGTACGGCACGTTTCGAGTCGCCAACACTTCTCCGTGGTGGAAATCAAGGAAGAAGTGAATGTATAAGTCAACCTCTGATCAGTGGAGCGCACTAGGTGAGCAATCGCAAGGTCAATAGAGACGAGACTATGAGCAACTACCATCAGCGTAGGCTCGATGGCGCGATAAGATATGCGGCCGCGGATAAGAGCGACCCGTTCGCCCTGGCGAGAGCTCTAACTCACCTATCGAACGGTATCTGCTCTCGCGCGGAGGATGGGACTCCCGGACACTACGACGCCGAGAAGGGAGTCGAGACTCGGTACCTGCCTCTCTCAGAGGGTCAGGAGACTCCGGAGTCGTATGTCGTCGACTCATACTCGAGGAAGGTGAGACCGTGAGTGTCCGGGTCGATAAATACTCTCTACTCACCGATCCGATCTTCTGGCTCATCGTCTGCTCGATGGGAGCGATGATCTGGGGAGTCTTGTTCGGTCCGATCGGATGAAGTGCCCAGGTAGTTTAAACTGGCTCTCAGTTCGAGTCTGAGTCTGGGCTCCAGTAAAGGGAGTGCGTTTGATGAACCCTTATATGTTAGGTAGGCTGATAATCAGCTTAATCGAACTAGCGGTGCGGTGGGTTATCTATGGATAAATAGTACCGCTGGTGGCGTATTGCTCTGTTGTCAACCGGTTTCAGGCGAGTTCGATTCTCGTCGCCACCGCCAAGTTTAAGTGCGATTCGTCCAATGGCAGGGCCCGCGGCCGATTACCGCGAGACAGGGGTTCGATTCCTCTATCGCATACCAAGTAGAAAGGCCCAGGTCGGACCTGGGCCTTCTGGTATCTAGAATATCCCGCAGTAGTGAAGAAGTAGGACTAGACACGTTCCGAGCACGATCGTCTTACCGAGCAGATCGCAGAACTTCTCTATCGAAGTGTTGGGATCTGACTCAGGAAGCATATCGCTCAAATCTCGCGAGTTTCTCGGAATACTCGATCTCGTCTAGTATCTCACTCCGAGACTCATACGCGCCCTCTTCCCATGCTCTGAAAAACGCGGAGTCTAGTATGTACGGGTTAATGTCTTCCATGAAGGAGATGTCCGTACTTCTAGTTATCTTGTAGTTCTTCCTAAAACCGTTGAAGCCCTGCATGAAGCACACTTGGTACTCTCTAGGGCTTATCTTGACCGGCATAGAACTTCTCCCAACTTATTTGGAATAGCATATCACCGATAGACGCATATGTCAACTGGTCCTTATCCCCCAGAGAGGGTCGTAGAGGACCGCGTATCTCCGATGGTATGTTTACACCTCTCTGATCGCCTCCTCGGCTCTCCGATCCTCTCTAGGGATCATCATCTCTGGGAGTCAGTTGACACGGGCACTCTAATTTGTTATATATAACACCATGGAGAGGATCACTCTTCCATACCAGAGTTGACAACACCACTCAAGTGTGTTAGTATTTAACCACAGTGGAGTTCAGTTATGCCCGTAACAAACTCAAAGAAGGACGTCTCTGCCCAAAATGGGACCGCCGCGGCTCTCGCTGAGATCGCGGTCGAGATGCGAAACCAGGCGCCGGTTGGAAATGAGACCGATCAGCAGATCGCCGAGCGCCTCGAGGAGCGCTTTACCGTACTCGACATCCTCGTGGAGGCATCCATCACTGGAGACGCCCGCGCCCTGATAGTCTCCGGCCCTCCGGGAGTCGGTAAGTCTTTCACGGTCGAGCAGCACATGAGGGAATACGATCCCGCGGGAGACGTTCATACCATCATCAAGGGCTTCGTTCGAGCATCCGGCTTGTTCAAGACTCTGTACAACTATCGCCATCCCGGCAACGTCATCATCTTCGACGACGCCGACTCGGTGTTCTTCGACGATAACTCACTGAACATCATCAAGAGCGTCTGCGATACTACGGGCACGAGGCGGGTCTCCTGGCTCTCCGAGTACGAGTTCATCGACGCCGAGGGCGAGGCCATCCCGAATACCTTCGAGTTCGAGGCTACGGTAATATTCATCACGAACCTCGACTTCGACTTCTTGGTCGACCGAAATCACCGGCTCGCGGAGTCGCTGAAGGCCCTGATGTCGAGAGCTCACTACCTCGATATGTCGATGAAGACTCGGCGAGACTACCTGGTCCGCATCAAGACCGTCGTCGAGGCCGGACTCCTGGGAGACTTCTCAGTTCAAGAGCGAAGTGAGATCATGGGCTTTATAGAGGCCAACTATTTGAAGATTCGAGAGCTCTCTCTTCGCATGGCCATCAAGGTTGGTCACCTCCGAAAGAGCTCTCCGAGTAACTGGAAGAGGATCGCTCTTCTAACGACCTGCAAGGCGTAAGAGTTACTCCTCGGAGAGGAGCGGTCGCTCCTATCCATAAATATAACCTCTCTGGAGAGGACTATGGTGGTATGTATAGGTACAAGGTGTTGGTAAACTATAAGGTAATCGATAGGAAGGCGTCGGACTACGGGTGCGTGCTCGAGTCTGCGCGGAAGTTCACGTGCTTTTCTGACGCCGTCGCGTGGATACGTGACTTTAGAGCGATGTCCAATACGTATCAGATGGTGGGAAAGCCAACTGTTGAAGCTATCTCTCAGTGAAGGATGAATGAAGATGGATTTAAATTTTAATGAGTTGAGTCAAGTCTATTGGAAGGTCGTGGGTCGCGCAGGTGACAGGCTGATCTTGACTCGAGGAACGGATAAATTGGTAGTAAATATAGTCTCCTACGACAACGCCGGCGCGCCGGGCGAGAAGACGTCCGCTCAACCTAAGTGTGAGGAGTGGTACTTCACGGACTATCCCCTCGACGACAGCAGTGAGTGCGGCTTTTCAACTTCCGCGTTCACCGTCGAAGATGCCATCGACAACTTGAATAAGACTCTCAGGATCAAGAAGGATGACGTTGACACACGGGATGATATGGAATATATCTATAAGATGGTTGGTAAGATGAAGAAAGCCGTCTCGTTCTCACTCGTTACGCCAACTTCGGATGGAGAGATCTAACATGAACTTACCTAGGGGAAGTCATTGGGTCGTAGATGAGAGCCACCCCGACGGGACTCTTCTACTGAAAAGTTCTGAGCCGAACGTCTGCTACTCCATCGTCAAGATCGTCAGCAGCGATGAAAGGAGTGACTGGATCTTCGTGAGCGATAATGAAAAGGTTGAGCTAACATGCCTCGACTGCACTCTTCAAGAGGCGCTAGCGTCGCTTCAGAATGAGGCTGAATATGTCAACGACATCAGCGGAGTATACAAGTTCCACTCAAAAGTCAATATGAGGATCGTGTACGAGATCGAGGATGTTGACGTCTCCGAGAAGGCGTGATAGAATCTTCTCAGGAATTATCGGAGGTTCGAGATGACGGCGTTCGTAGAAGTTCAAATTCACGGCTCCTGGGTCGTGGCTTCGTCGACCATCAACAAGGCTCAGTTCGTGCTGACTGAGATGGAGAGAGTAAAGCGGTCGTATCCGACTTCCAGAGTTCGAGCCGTCGACGAAAATGGAAGAATCGTCGACATCCTCGGCTGAGGTTCTGGAGAGTCAGTCATAAATAGATTGACTCTTCGGAGTTCGGGCAGGCACCCCGAATCGACAAAACTGTCGGCACGCTTGGTGGACTAGTCGCTGTACTCACAGACACTGGTCGCGAATCAAGTATGTTAGAGACGTCAACCCTGTGAACACGGGAGCAGGGCCTGCGTTCTCGCCCTCTGGACCTGGATCCGGAGTCTCGGTGGCTTCCCTGGAAGCGCGACCGAGCTTTTTAATTGGGTCCATAGCACAATGGGTAGTGCGCCGTCCTTTTAAGTCGAGAGACCTCAGTTCGAACCTGGGTGGACCCACCAGTACGGGAAGGGCAAGTAAGGTCAAGCTGGTGCTGATGGGCCACTGTAAATGGTCTCCCTCTGCGGCAAGGTGTTCGATTCATCCCCCTTCCCACCAATCTCTGTTGACAAAAGCTCTAGATGGTGATATCGTAGAGCGATAGTATGGAGTTACGATGATACTGCGCGCTATATCGATCGCTCTGGCCCTCGCGGTTCAGCACTCTGATATCTACCGCGGGACCGCAGAGGCCTGCAACGTCTCTGGATACTACGAGGAGCTCAGCCTCGAGTATCCCTCGGAGTCGTACTGCGAGAGATCAATGATGATGGACCTACCGAGCTGGATCTCTCTGCTCGACTCCTCGGGCCACGGTAACTTCCAGCTCCAGGGAGGATGGCGGTGCCGAAAGATCTCGGACTCTGACGCGTGAGTGAGATCTGGGTCGTATCAGACACACACTTCGGTCACTCAAACATCATCAAGTACTGCTTCAGACCGTTCTCCTCCGCGGAGGAGATGGATGAGGAGATGATAGAGAGGTGGAATAAAGTCGTGACTCCAGAAGATCACGTCTATCACCTCGGTGACGTCTACTTCTCGAAAGACTCAAACTTCCAGTATCGTCTCAACGGAAAGAAGAGACTCATACTTGGAAATCACGATAATGGAAAAGACGATACGCTTCTCAAGATGTTTCAAAAGATCATGGTCTGGAGGATGTTTCCAGACTTAGGACTTCTCTTGACTCACGTGCCGTGCCATCCAGACGGACTGTCATTCAAGGACCTAACTAACGTTCACGGCCACATCCACGAGAAGATCGTGACTCGATACACTGAATATGAAAATAGACCAGATCCTAGGTATAAGAACGTCTCGGTGGAGCAGATCGACTACACTCCAGTGAATATCGAAGCGCTCAGGACCAGATAAATAGATCTATGGGTGCGTAGCTCAATTGGTAGAGCGGCTGACTCTTAATCAGCAGGCAGTCGGTTCGATCCCGACCTCACCCTCCATATATACGACGGCTGAGCTCGGGTGTAGCTCAACTGGTAGAGCAACCGACTGTTAATCGGTAGGCTGTAGATTCGAATTCTACCTCCCGAGCTCAGCCGTCATATAAGTATATCTTTCGGTGTAGTGCGTCGGAAATGGATACGGCACAGTCTGCAAAACTGATATATGTGGGTTCAAGTCCCATCTACACCTCCAATATCTCCGCGTAGCTCAACTGGAGGAGCACTCGGCTACGAACCGAGAGGAATGCGGGTTCGAGTCCTGCCGCGGAGGCCACTTCAACTAGAGAGGTAAAATATGCCTAAGAAGAGTGATAAAGACGAGACCGTATCGGATGCCGTGGAAGATACCACTGTAGATACCGTGGAGGATACCACCACGCACATTTTTCCAATCGACCACACTCCAGAGCTGATCGACTTTAGTAGAGTTAGAGCATACGAGCTGCGTGATAGGCTTAACCTGCCTCACGACTACTCGTTCATAAGCGACATCTCTCCCACTACAGAAGTCGATCTAATGCTCGCGACGATCGGGCAGTCCAACTTTGTCTCTGTATCAAGACATAGACTCTCGGCGCAGATCACGCTTCTGATGGGATTCATCTCCCCGGAGGGAAGGTCTAACCTGGCGAGATACGTATCAGACAGATCGTAACGCGGGTATAGCTCAATGGTAGAGCGCCTCGGTGCCACTAAGGAAGCTCGGGTTCGATTCCCGATACCCTGCTCCACATCATAGAGAGGTTAGCGCACTTATCGGTTGCACTGAGTAAGACCCGTCCTTCGTTCAATGGCAGGACGCCAGTTTGTGGAGCTGGATACCAGAGTTCGATTCTCTGAGACGGGACCAGGCCGCTCGGGAGGTGGAGGTCATCTCATCGCTCTCATAAGGCGAAGAACGGAGTTCGACTCTCCGGGGCGGCACCAGTATAAATATTGTAAAAATACTGGAGTCTCACATTGCTGTCTTTATCGTGGACTAAACTCTACGATCACATGGCCAGAAGGATGGCTAATAAGCACGAGGTAAAGCATCACATGGGGCATTCAACGTTCACTATACATAGATCAGACTTAAAGTAATCTTAGTTTTGAGTGACGTGCTGGTATGGTTATAGCGCTGACCTGAAGAGTCAGACAATCAGGTTCGATTCCTGAGTCACTCACCAGAGGACAGTCTACCGGAGAGGTCTCCGGACCCGTTTGCTAAACGGTGGGCTCTCGGAAGGGAGTGCGTTTCGAGTACGCGGCTGTCCTCCATGAGATATGGGTCGAGTGTTATGGTACACGCAGGTCTCCAAAACCTTGAATAGGGGGTTCGATTCCTCCGGCCCGTGCATTGAGTTGATATAGTGATAAGAAAGTGATATATAGAGAGAATGGAGTGCGTATCTGGCCGGTGATGCCAGCATCGTCTTGAAAACGATAGGAGGCCTAGAGCCCAGGGGTTAAATTCCGCCACCACTCCGCCATTTAATATCCGGCGTTTGTTTAATTGCACTAATACACCTGTTTTTCAAGCAGAGAGATATGGGTTGGAGTCCCATACGCCGGACCAAGACTACCAAGACTACCAAGACTACCAAGACTACCAAGCGACGTTCTTCTAACGGCCTAGGAAACCAGGTTCTCAGCTTGGGGAATATGGGTTCGAGTCCCATACGTCGCGCCAAAAAGTGAACCGAAGATGGATATATTCACGATGAGCCCTAAAGTACTCACCCTGATAGGTGACGTTCACGGAAAATTTGGTCGATACGAGACCATAATAAAGAAACTGACCAATACCGTTCAGGTCGGAGACATGGGCGTTGGATTCACGTCTTCGATAACTGGAGACCATTATACCAACCCACCGCACCGCGGTATGGTTTCTGGCAACCATCGCTTCATACGTGGAAATCACGACAATCCCCGGGTATGCTCTCGTCAGTCTCAGTGGATACCAGATGGATACGTAGAGACAAGTCCATCCGGAGTCAAGATAATGTATGTCGGAGGGGCCTTCTCGATAGATCGAATGTGTAGGACTGAGGGGTTTGACTGGTGGGCCGACGAGGAGTGCTCGTACGTCGAGTTCATGAAGATCATCTCGGCCTACGAAAACTTCAAGCCGGACATCATGATCACGCACGACGCTCCAGACTTAGCGCGATCTCAGATGTTTCTATCCGGAAGAATAGAAAGCACTAGAACTTCCGCCGCTCTTCAAAACATGTTTGACATTCATCAGCCATGCGAACATTTCTTTGGTCACTGGCACATAAACAAGACTGAGAAGATCGCGGGCACTAAATTTACCTGCCTGGGAGAGCTGTCCACACTTGAGCTCTCCATATAGTGGTTGACAGATGCCAACTCACGTAATATAGTGAGATAAATAGAAAGTTTCGGCCCGTCGCGCAGACTGGGATTGCAGGTGTTTTACACGCATCTTAAGTAGTGTTCGATTCACTAGACGGGTACCAAGTTTCCGCTAGCCGTGGCGGTTAGTATTGCGCGGTGGACAAGTAGTTAAGTCGTTTGTCTCATAATCAAAAGATCGGGAGTGCAATTCTCTCCCGCGCAACAAATAGCTGGGCGTAGGGGAGTCTGTCCGTCCCTGCCTCCCTTGGAAGGAGGAGACCGCTGGTTAAAATCCAGCCGCCCAGACCAATACGTTCTCGTAGTTCAACTGGATAGATCGCCGGCCTCCTAAGCTGGACGTGTGGGTTCGAGTCCCGCCGAGAACACCACTGCATAGGGTACCGGGACTGCATGGGGTGGTCGCCGTGGTCGCCTCACTTGCAATGAGGAGTTCAGCAGGGTCCGATTCCCTGGGTATCCACCAGATTACTGGAGTTTGATATGAGGAATTGCTGGGTATTCGACATAGACGGAACGGTCGCCAACGGCGATCACCGAAAGTACCTGCTCAGCACTCTGAGCGGACAGAGAAAGTGGGACGAGTGGTATAAGCTGGCCTACCTCGATCTGCCGCACCGAGACATAATAGACTTTACTCACGTGGCAAAGATGATATCAATGCCGGTCATGATGTGTACCGGTCGGCAAGATGAATGCCGCGAGACTACGGTCAGATGGCTATACGATCATTACGTCATATACGACCGCCTGTACATGCGCACTACTGGAGATCATCGAGACGACGCCGTCATCAAGCTAGAGTTGGTCAACCAGATGAAGAGTGATGGATTCAACCCCGTGCTCGCTTTTGAAGACCGAGATAGAGTCGTCAAGATGTGGAGGGACCTCGGAGTGCGGTGCCTTCAGGTCAACTACGGAGACTTCTAGATGAAACCCATAACTTGCTATACCGCGTGTCACCTCATTCAAGAGTCGCTCGATCCAAATCCACTTATGATGACGAGATACATTCCAAGTAGATATGCCGACGTAGGTAGAGTCATAACGCTGGCGGATGACGCCGAAAACATCTGGACTGTTTCCGAAGTATTCGATACCGTATACTGTCACGAGGTGGATTGAAGATGGACGCATTCAGCGTTTATGTTCTCTGCACTCTCAAGCGAGAGGGTGACGTGTCCGGACACATCACTCACAGATACCTCAGTAGGTGGGACGCGGTTTACGGAAAGAAGATCATCTTAGAGTCTGATAACTCGGCTTCCTACGTCGTCATAGACGTACACGAGCAGACCCATCAGCACAACGTTTATAAATAAAGTATTCCTCGATCCTCTAATGGTAGGAGTCCAAGCGTTGAACTTGGGGAATGCGGGTTCGAGTCCTTGCTCGAGGAGCCATATAGCGCTGGTAGCCCAACTGGTAGAGGTGCCTGTCTTAGAAACAGGAGGTTGTGAGTTCGAATCTCACGCGGCGCACCAGTCCTTATAGTACAGTGGCAGTACAGATCCTTTGTACGTATCAGACTCCAGTTCGATTCTGGGTGAGGGCACCAAGTCGCGTTAGCTAAATGGCAGAGCAACCACCTCGTAAGTGGTAGACCGGAGTTCGATTCTCCGCCGCGGCACCAGGCCTACTTCGTAGGTCTTTTTTTATTCCCGAAATACTGACACTACTCTCTCTACGAATGAGCTCACGTCTTTCTTGAAGACTTGAACTGGCTCATGATCGGCGCATATCAGGACTACGAACTGTCGCACGGGGATTTGATATAGGTGCGAGAACATCATGGAATAGCACGCAGACTGTAGAAAATATGACTCAATGCGTTCCTCATCCTTGAGTCTTAGAGACGTCTTAAAGTCCACTACGGTAGGCTCGCCGTCATAGTAACACACCAGGTCGGCGGTCCCCGCGCATCTTAAAAACTTGGAGTAGAGTGGAAGCTCTATTCCCAGTACCGAGCTGACGCGCTCCCTGAGGTGTCTGGCCGCGCCCTCGAAGGCGTAGAGGTGCACTGGGTTGGCAGACCCGATGTCTTTATTGCTCATGAATTTCTCGGCCAGCGAGTGCACGATGGTTCCCCTCGCGGCGGCCCTCTTCATTATCAGATCTGCCTGCTCGTTCCCGACTCTCTCGCGCCACGAGACTAGCCAGCTCTTGTCGAGCTTCTCTCCGAGAACAGTCGTCACAGACTTAAAGCGCATTCCAGATGGAAGGGCGTAGTAGCGCTTCCCGTCGACCTCCACTCTCTGAAGATCGACGGGAGTCACTAACTCGTGCTTAAAGTTTCCTAGCAAGTTATTCCCAGCTCATCCTTGGTGATAAGGTACTCGCGCACTAGGCCACTCCTCACTATATCGGCGTGAGTGAAGTCTACGCACGTAAACGACTCGAGGTGCTCGACTATCTTCATAAAGTCTCTCAGTCCAGATCGGTCTCGCTGAGAGGTAAAGTCAGACTGATGGAAGTCTCCACAGAATATGATCCGACAGTTCTTGCCCACTCGCGTGATGATGGAGTCTAACTCGTGTAGTGTCAGATTCGCGATCTCGTCGACTATGACTATCGCGCCTGAGATGGTGGTCCCTCTGACGAATGAAGTTGGTAGAAACTCAACTAAGTGCTTGGACTTTAGATACTCATAGGCGTCGCCGCGCCCGAATATCTCAGAGCATATCGGATAGTACGGCGCCTCATACGACATCATCTTCTCTCTCGCGTTCCCCGGCATAAAGCCGATATCCCTCGTGGGTACGGCCGACCTGACTATCACTAGTTTTTTATACTCTGAATTTTTGTTGAGTATCTCATCTAGAGCTAGATATATCGATATGAAGGACTTACCAGTTCCGGCCGCGCCGTGAAGCATCAGGTTCTTTCCATCGCGGTAGGCGTCAAAAGTACGCCTCTGATTGTGAGTCAGAGGCGAGAAGTGTTTGAGCTCAAAGTTTATCTTCTGCTGAAGGGTAGTGGGAGTAGTTCCTTGCCTGGCAAGTTTTCTTCTCTCCTTTCTGGTAGGTACGTGAGACTCTTCTTTCATTCGCTCTCTCCTTCTCTTATCTTGAGGATTTGTCACGAACTCATGATCGATCTCTGTGCCCTAGAAAGTCTCTACCGTGCTCCTTCTCAGTCCGCGAGAGTTAGCCTTCTTGATTCCCTTCAATAGGTCTCTGAACCCCTGCTCTGGCTTCTTAGACACGCCTGACACGATGCCTGGAAATCCATATACGAGTTGAGTGATGCGTGGATTCTTCTCCATGAACTCGCCTCTCTCGGAGATGGACATCTCGAGAAGAAACTCATCGCCCGTTAGGACGTCGCGAAAGAGATACTCAGGCATTCTGCGTCGGCTGAAAGAGTCCCGGGAGGGCGGCTAGAACGTGGTCCTTAGTTATTCCTCCGACGTGAAGCTTCTTACACTTGATCGCGCAGAGGAGGGCGGCGTCCTCTGGAGCCACGGCTTCCAGCATCTCGATGAACATCGCCTCGCGCTTGATCTTGGGAATATTAGGATACATTCCCTCGATGAAGTAGCCGATCTTTCGAGCGTCGTGAATCAAGACGTTCTCTTGATCTGGAAGCTTCGACGGCGTATACGGTGGATCTTCCTCTGGAACCGCGAACTTGATCGATGGATCGAATGCGGCCTGTAGGACCACCCGAAGAACGTAGGAGTCGTTTGCCTTGAGGGCGTCGATCTTCTCCTGTGTCTTCTTCAGTCTACTAACTTTCTTCAAGAACTCTGCTACACCTATTCTAGTAGCCATGTCAACTCCTCTCACTGACCTACGTAAAAATCATTCAGCCCCGCGAGGAGCTGGTTCAACTTAAACTTCAGTAGATAGCCGTGCATCCTGTTAGTTGGCTTGGATGCCTGCTCATGATACTGAGATATAACTGCCTCCGAGATAGCCGGTGGTATCTCTCTCAAGTCTATTATCTTTCGATTCCTATGATAGTTCCTTCGAACTAGCTCGGTGTATTTATCAGGATCGACCGCTAGCAGCTCTGATAATCTCTTCTGAGTCATCGCCTTCTGCTTCTGTCCGATCACTAAGCAGTTGTCTGGCGAGAGAACGTTTGGAACGCCGTCTCCGGCATCTCCCCTCAGCACGTGCTCGTGCAGGTAGCTCGCTGGGTCTGGATGAGTGATGAATTTTTTCTTTATCGGATTGAACTGCCTGACGTAGTCCATAACGTGCAGCTGTATGAAGTCCTTGTCGGATGAGAGTATGAGTATATCATCTGGCACTATCTGACCTGGACGAATCCTATATTGGTGAGTCATGCACATAGTAGCTATGACGTCGTCGGCCTCGGCTGAAGCGACGGCTATGACTCTATATGGCGCGTATTCCTTGAGCTCATCGCGAATCAAGCCGAGAGACTTGAATATAGCGCTCCAGTCTAGTTCTGACGAGTCTCTGCTCTTCTTCCTGTTGGCCTTATAGTATGGAAAGTACTGCTTCCTCCACTGATTTGGAGAGTCGCAGCACACGATGAGCTCTCCGAACTCTCGCCCTAACTTAGCCTTATATGAGCGAATGCTGTTGAGAATCATATGTCTCAACATCGGCTCTTCTACCTGAGCATTAGTATGATTGCCAAGCTGCATCATCAGGTTGGCGATCATCACTTGAGTTAAATCTAGAAGTATCATGTCATCTACTCATCTGACTTATCTGACTTATCTTCTAAGAGATCGTCTATATTGAGAGACTTGGGCATGTCGTACATCATGTCAGGATCGTCGCTCTCAACAAACAGAGCGTCTGCTATCTTCTGCACCGGATGATATATCCCATAGTGCCTGAATAGAAGTGATCGAATAGACTCAGATATGAGAATGCTATCCTTGGGACCGGTACTCTCACTAAAGTTAAAGCCCGCGACGTAAAGCTGGCTGAACAGCATGGGAATCAGCGCTTCCATCACCGCGTGAACGTGATAGACTTTCATGGCCTCCACGCCATTATCTATCTTCTCGGGAGTGAGAGGACCAGTCGCAGAATTCTTTATCTTTGAGAGCGTTATTACGTTGTTATTAGATCCAGTAGGTCCACTTTTAGTCAATTAACACCACCGTACTTCCACTTTCAGTAAATTTAAAGTCATATACCCTACACTCAGGAAACTTGCCCAATAGCTCTGCCGCGAGTGCCTCTCTGTCTAAAGTATAGAATAAGAAAAATCCGCCTCCCCCAGCTCCCACTAGCTTCCCTCCGATCGTCCCACTCACGCCCTTTGCGGTGGCGTATATTGAGTCAAAGTAACTTCCCGATATATCTGGAACAAACTTCTTCTTACTTTCCCACGACTCGTCGAATAGGTGTCCGATGGTATCAAATTCTTCGTGAAGCATGGCGTGCGCCGCGACGTGAACTCGATCTCTGTTAGAGAGAGCCTCAGTAAATTTTCGCGGATCGTCGAAAGCGACAGACTGTTTCTGAAGTATGTCGTTGGCTGATCGCTCTTTTCCAGTATAGAGGAGGAGGAGGTTAGACTTAAGAACGTATAGTGAGGGCTTCGAGATACCCGAGTTTTCTCGGACTACCCTACCATCTCCCTTGAGAAACCTAAGGTAGTTGATACCACCAAATGACGCGGCGTACTGATCCTGCTTTCCCACCGGGTAGCCGCACATCTCCATCTCGACGTGACACGCTAGGTCTGCCAGCATGACTTTGGAAGCAGACTCCATGCCCCACATCATGTAGCACATGGCGTTGATGAGTCCCACGGTAAAGCTAGACGAAGATCCGAGCCCAGAACCTCTCGCCATTATATCCGAGATCGACGAGATTGTCAATTCTTTCTTCACGCCGAAGTGGCGGAGAGTCTCTCGAGTTATCGAGTGCTTCATGTCATCTATGACTGAGACTTCTTGAATGTCGTCGACCAGCATAGTCTTTATTCCAGTATGCTTAGTCTCATGAACGAAAGTATAGATGTACTTGTCGATAGTTATGGATAAGGCAGCTCCCTCCTCACGGGAATAGAATGCCGGTAGATCGGTTCCGCCGCAGAATAGAGCCAGCCTAAGTGGAGTCTTAGTCACTATCACGATATTCTTCCCGTGGCGGTGTCGAGAAACATAGTTTGATTCTGGGGAATCTTTCTACTATTCAAGCTGGGGTACTGCTTGATGAGCTCGAGAAGCATCGCCGACCACCTGAAGTGCGCTTGACTTGGGGAATACCTCCTGTCTGCATACTCCTTCACGAACTGAAGCTTCTCGGCGGTTGGCTTCGGCCAGTACTTAAGGGCTCTCTCGGCGATGTAGAGTCTAAAGGAAAACAACTCAGCGTGTCTGTTGAGATCTGCCGACCCATCGTACATGAAGTTCATTCCTCCGGACGTATCGATAAGTCCACCGAAGTTTGGATGCACGGAGATCATCCCAGCTGACATAGCCTCGATCATAGATCGGCACGCCGTCTCTGGCCACACGCAGGGATAGGTGTGGATGTGGTAGTTCAGAAGCCTCTCTCGCATCTCATCGTACGGCGTGTACCCATAGTAGGTGCACTGTGGGTGGGCTCTTATCTGGTCAAATAGCTGCTTAAACGGTTCGTCCCTGACGCCCCACCCATACATCTCGAAGGAGGAGTGAACGTGAAGATGCAGAGTAGGGTCTCTCTCGGCGTGCGCCGCGAAGACTGGAAAAAGTATATTCAGGCCCCTATGCGGAGTCGAGAAGTACGCCAGGTCTAGCCTGTCTTTAGCGCGAGCCACCTTAGCTGGAATATCGACTGAGATCGGGTGGATTCCGTTCTCTATCACTACGCACTGCTCTGTATAGGGAATACCGAGTTCAACCTGAAACCTCTGGTACTGCCAGTTAGAGATAAACACTATCTTGTGAAATCTCTTCCTAAAATCGGGATCCTTGAGCTTCACGCACTCAGGATCAGAGGGCATGTCGTGCACGGTCAGTATGCGGATCTTATCTTCTTTAAGTTCCCGTATCCTCGTGGGAATGATCTGAACGTGCTCGAGAAGTTCTCTGGGTATCCCACCGCTGTAGAGGAACCGCATGAAGAGCTCAGTCCCGCCGTTAGAATTAACGTTAGTCTCGTTAGTCTCCATTAGGTCTACGCAGGTAGTCGTGAGTTGAACTCTCTCAGTTCCAGCCTCGTCGCATACTATGAAGGCGGCCTTATGCTCTTGAAAGTCACCCATCCCAGCGATGTCTCGTAGGTCTCCATAGTGCCTTCCGACGCACTGAGCTTTTAACCCTGCGGCCTCGAGAAACTCATTGAACGCCTTAAACTCACCTTCCTCCCAGCCCTCATATCCCATGATCTCGTCGAATATGAGTAGAGTTCCAGGGCGTATCATCGGACCGCAGTGCTTGAATATGGTCTTAGCCGACGAGTATAGGTCTGAGTCTATGTGAATGAGGGCCGCAGTCTCTCCGGCATGATCTTGAATGAACTTAGGAAGAGTATCCTCAAACCATCCCACGTGAAGCTCTACGTTCTCTGGTAGGTCGGTCGGGATATCGCACGCGAAGGCTCCCTTCTCGTGAAAGGACCAGCTCTCGGGAATGCCTTGAAATGAGTCAAACCCGTGTACGATCCTGCTCTTGTCATAGAGAGCGAGGGCCTTGATGGTATCGCCTGTGGCCACTCCGAACTCTAGTATGAGTCCGTTCTTGTGTAGATATCGCTTATACGCTCCAAAGAATACCGAGGGAGCCTCCTCAATATCACTTATCATCTCGATGTTCAATACGCTTTCCCTTTTTATATATTACGTCTACCACGCTCACGGCCTTCAAGGCGCTAGTTAAGTCAGGAATCGCGTGTATTCCCGAGTTTATAGCTTCATAAAAAGCTAGATGCTCTCTCTCCCAGCTCCTGTCATCTCCGGGATACTCAAAGATGGTAGTCTCAGGATAGCCGAACTCATCTGGTCTAACGTAGAGGTGGCAGCGCTCGACTCCGTAGCTGCTTCCAAGTCCCTCTACCTCTACCTTACCCTTTCGACCGAACACTTCGAATGAAAACTTATTCTTCCATTCCGTGCACGAGACGTGAGCGAACACGGTATGACCGGCATCATCTCTGAGAGTCATAAACGCGTTGTCGTCGAGCTCTTGCTTCCAAAACGAAGTCGTGGCGAATCCATCTATGGAGGTAAAATTAGCATCGTTGAGAAACCACGCGGCGAGATCTATAACGTGAACTCCCTGCTCGAGAAGCTCTCCACCGGCGGCTACAGATGGATCTCCCCTCCACTCACTCTCATATCCCAGGCGCCCTCCGTGGCCGTATCTTGCCCGAATGTGCATCACCTCTCCGATGATACCACTATCTACCAACTTCTTCGCTTTGTCAACGGCCGGATGGAATCGATGGTTGAATCCAACTTGAACCACTGTGCCGACCGGCTTATCGTTGAAGAGCTTTCTGATCTCCTCCGGAGAGCCGGAGACTGGCTTCTCTACCAGAACGTGCTTACCCGCCGTCATCGCGGCCCTCGTTATCTCAGTCAGGGTCGAGTGTGGAGTAGAAACTATAACAGCGTCGATTCGATGGTCGTTGATTATGTCCATGTAGTTAGAGGTGTAGAGAACTCGAGGGTGCCCTAACTTAGCTCTGTTGAACGCCACCTCGGAGTAGTTTGACTCTTCGAGGTCGCACATTCCAACGAGGTGCCCTCCCGCGAGTTGAATAGCGCGCTTCTTTCCTACCGCCCCACATCCTATCAGTCCTAGTTTAACAACGCTCTTCACTTCAATCTCCTCATAGTGCACAGATCATCGTCGTAGGTCAGGCTCCTAACGAACTCGCGATCCGAAAGATCGTCGAACGTCGCGGATAGTAGTTTTCCCGTAAACTGCAGCGCGTGATCTGTAAGAAGGGCGTCTATCATCCTAACTGGAGCATTAAAATTGAGATCACTTACCGAATCGAGCTTCTTCCGTAGGTCATCTCCCAAGAGATGTGAGCTCTCTCTGGCCTGATCCACGAACTGGCTGGGCATCAATCCTGGAGCAACACAGTTTATCAATATGCCTCGATCGAAGAAGTCCTCACAGACCGCCTCGACGAATCGAGCTAATCCATACTTAGCGGTCGTGTAGGCTACCGAACCAGACTGATGGACGGACGCGCCGCCGCCGAACAGTAGGATTATCCTTCCTCCCCTCACTCCCTCAGACATCCTCGCAGCCACCTTCTTCGTAAGAAGCAGCGGGGCTATCAGGTTTATGTTGATGGTCTCGAAGATATCTGTCGTAGAGCAGTCTAGGATCGACCCAATATGCCCGTAACTACCAACCGTACATACTAGATGAGTCACGTCGAACGGAAGGTTCTGAAGGAACGAGTCCACTTCTCCTGGATTGGAGATGTCTACTGACTCTGTTCTGACCAAAGTAGGTGAGGGGGCGGCGCGCCTAGCCACACACGCGATATTGCTGAACTGCTGTACAGAAGAGTTGGCATAGAACTTAGCTAACTCAAGGCCTAGACCGGAGCTAGCTCCAGCGATGAGTAGGTTCATGGTATGGTATATTCAGACTTAGCCGCGTCGTCGAAGAACATCTTCACGGTCTCGAGCGAGAACATCCAGAGAGTCTTAGAGAAATTATCGTTCATCTTCTTGATGAGCGCGGGAGTCATCGTGATGATGTCGCACCCAGAATTACTCGCGAGGACGTAATCGAAGGCCTGACGAGGAGATGCCCAGAGCAGCTTGGTCTTCGATGACTGTGCCGCGATCTCAGTGGAGGCTTGTTTCATGATTGGAGTGGGATCGATTCCCGCGTCGGCGATCCTACCGGCGAATACCGATAGGATCGACGGCGTGTCTGAGTCTTTCAGCCAGTCAATGACGCTCTGAATCTGGTAGGGAGCCATGACGGCCGTGACGTTGACTAGAATACCCTCAAAGGCGAGGTCCCTGACGACCGACTCAGTCGACTCACCCTTCGTGTTAGTAATGGGTATCTTCACAAAAACTTTATACTCCTCCGCCAGATCCTGGATATACCTGGCCTGCACTACCATGTCGCCTAACTCGTCGGCGAATACCTCGAGTGAGAGCGTCGTCGTGGGCCTGGCGCGCTTGAGATATTCAATGATTCCTCGGGCGAACGGTAGGTACTCCCTCACGCCGGCCTGCCTCATTAGCGACGGATTCGTCGTGAACCCAGAGATGCACGGATCTCTCGCGGCCTCAACGATCCCATTCCAGTCTGCGCCATCTGCGTAAAGTTCCATCGTCCTCACCAAGTTGTATTATTTACTTGTAAATCTGGGTGCGACACCAGGCAGTGCCACACTATCGCCTGAAACTCCTCGGCATGTGGAGTCACTCTCCTCGACTCAAAGGCTGGAACTACGATGACGCAGTGACCCTTCTCAACCACGTAACCGTCTGGTCTTCCAACGATTCCCATGATGGTCGCGCCGCGGGCCAGCGCGCAGTCTATCGCCTCGATCAGCGATAGAGAGATTGCTCGAGCCTTAGATCCTCCTCCGACCGACAGCACGAAGAGGATGTCTCGCTCGTCGACGCGCATCTTCGCCAGATACTGAGAGAAGATCTTACTTAGACCTGAATCATTGGCCGTGGCGGTCAGCATGGCCACGTTGTCAGATGGGCATATCGTCTGAATGTCGCACAATTTCTGAAGGTCGTTCGCCATATGAGAGGCGTTCGCCGCGGAACCGCCGAGTCCGATGACGAACACTCTACCCATCTTATTTCTAGTATGTTGAAATAGTTGGACCATATCCTCAATCTTATTGACAGATATTGAGGACGCGATCTCGACCACTTCAGCCATATATTTATCTGTAAACATCAAGGGACTCGTTTCTAGTTGCCACTCGTTTTCTTATCGAGGATGATGATAGACTATGAAGCCTCTCGGGAGTATATACGATCTCTATACCCCTGGTCCGGCATATGCTCTCACCAGTCAGAATGTTACCGTAGTATTCCATGCCGATGAATCGAGCGTTTATCGGTTCGATGCTCAGGATATTCTCGAGATCTTGCTCAGTCTCATAGGGAATAACCTGATTCACTTGATAAAGAGAGGAAATCATCTTATACCTCTCATATACCGTCATCACCGGCTTATTCTTACACTTGCGCTCTATAGATGGATCGACGTGAAGTCCTACGATGAGACGCCCGCATCTATCAGAGCAGAAGTCCAGCATGGAGACGTGACCTGGGTGAAGTAGGTCGAACGCCCCGCAGGTGAATCCGCACTCATAGTCATAGTCGTCACGAGTGCCCTTAATAACCATCGACCCGCTCTACGTAGCTGACGTTGTCTACTATAAACGAGCGCCACGCCTGCTTCTGAATGTTCCAGACAGCGATATGGCGCTTGTTGCTCTCATGGAATTCAGTCTCTGCCTTGAGAAGAGATGCGTCGACTGGAGGCAGCTTAGCAGGATCCAGCGTACAGATCATATCTGACTCAGTCCCATCCAGCTTAGTGAAGTAGACCTTCATGACGTTGATGCGTAGATCTTTCAGAAGTGAATCTCTATTATAATTTCCCATGTTCTCATCCTTCAATTAAAAACTTAGCAGAGCTCTTGCTCTCCCTAGAGAGCAGTTCGTTGAGCTGCTGGTACCCACCGATATTATAGTCATCGACGACCACGACCGGATAAGTCTTGACTTCAGGAAAGGTCTCGAGAAGCCACTCTCTAGTAAAGTCCTCTCCAAGAGTCATTATAGTAAATGAGATACCCTTGCTCACTAGAAGTAGCTTCGCTCTGTCGCAGTACGAGCAGTTCAGTCTAGTATATAGAGTGACGTTCACGAAAGTCTCTCTTTCCAATACGCCTCGACTGAATATCGATCAGTTGGAATGTAGCCCTCTAATACCATGTCTAGAGCCACGAGCAGCTCGAGCAGCTCGAGCTCTAACCAATCATTCTTCTTCATGCCTATATCATCCTCTCTTTTTTAGTCCCTTGTTCCAAGGTATATTTACAATCCAGACATACAAATGTATTTTTTCAAAACCCAAGTTTTAAATAAAAAATATCCTAAGATATTGATATTTAAATCATTTTCCTCTCTCCAAGGATCTCCTTAAGTCTGTCCGCTCCATAAGAAGCCGCATGAGCGTCAGGCTTTATCATGGGAATGATGTTAGTCATACCCCTGACGTACCCGATCGCCTCGTCTACTATACAAGACGACCCGAACATCTTTGAGCCGTTTATGTCCATATGTATCTCGGCGTGACGGTTTCCGATAGCGTCTGCGATGTCGATATACATCTGAGCCGAGAGCATCACCTCGCGCATGAGGCGAAGCTTAGGTCGATCTATTCGAGAGTCAAAGTCTCGCTCGGTCAATATGGTGCCGAATAACCTGCAGCCCTTGCATCCGTCGATATGCACGACGATCGCGGTCATGTAATCCGCGTACCAGACTCCCTTGTACTTATGTCTCTCAGAGTCTGTACCAACGTATATCTTGGTCTCGTCAGATGTCGAGGCGATATACTCACACGCCTCGTTGATGTCAAACTTTTTTTTCATATGTTACTTCGCTGGCTGATCCGGGCCCCTATTAGTATAGTCTAGTACCTGTCCGTTGTCTGTCGTCTCCGGTTTGACTCCATAGACTCTCTTCTGATAGTCTCCATTCCATGGATCGGCGTACATCCTGTCGTCGAGCCTCTTTTCTTCCAGATCGGTATCTGTTATGACTGCCGTAGCATTTTCAGCCTGCATGACGGCCTTTAGAGCGGCCTCTAGTTCTGGAGTCTTCACGTAGGAGTATAGGCGAAGAGTCGATCCGGTATTAACCAGCACGTATATACTATGATCATCTGCGTGCACACTTACGATCTGATATCCCTTCTCAGATGTGTCGTTCCAAAATGGAAACTTTATATCTGGCTTAGGCATCCCATACATCTGACTAAGAAGCACGAAGAGAACGAGCATAAAGGCCGCGCAGGATGGAACTATCGTCACTCTGAACCAAGACTCTATCCTAATCGCTAGAAACGCGAGAAAGAACACTATCGCGGTCATAATCAAGCAGTACGCGAATGAGATAGTAAAGAAGTTCATCGCAGCGATCCCCGAAGTGGCCTATATGCCGTGTTGACTGAATTTTGAATCAGGTGGTGGTCGGAGTCTATGACGAAGTCGAATACCGTAATCTCCTCGCCCTCAGTCTCCAGCTCGAACTCTTTAGTTATGATAGTCTTATCTGGAACTATATTCACGCTAGTGCCGGCACTATTAGCGAACTGCGAGAAGGTTATCGTCATCCTCGCCTTGATCGGCATCGGAACCGGAGGATGCGGCTTGTTCGTCGCGCTTATATCGTCGTTGTCGTGCTGCTTGAAGTATACGGCATTGAAGGTCCACTCTCCAGGAACTAACTCATTGGCGCACTGTATCTCATACATCATATGCGATGGATTGAGATGAAACCCGAGTATGTCTCTGAATAGGTGGAGGGTCTTACCGTGCATGTTGGTAAAGCCCACTGAACCACGATCGTCGGGGGACTTTCCCCAGAGGTCGAGGTCGACGTCCCTGTCATTAGGCCACGAGAGCTCCGCGCATAGCGTGCCGAGCACTCTCGCGTCCTTGGGAGTCGCGTGCGGAACGACCATCATGAGTACTAGAAGTATCACCATCATTCCGAGCACTGATATCAGCGTGTCCGATAAGACTACGCCAAACATCTCGGTGACGTCGCTCTTCGATCCTCTCTCTTTCACTGGCCCTCACTCCTCGGTCGTGATGGCGAACAGAAGAGTCTCTGTCCATATATAGCACACTATGCCGAGGATAGTAGTGTTGAATAGAGTCTTTAGCGACTGAAGGACGAATGGAATGGCCTTCGTGATGTCCGATAGGTCGGCGACTCCGAGATGAGCCACCGCGGAGGCCAGTCCTATCAAAGTTCCAATGATGCCCACGAACAGAAACTTCGGCGCGATAAACTCCATGTATCTGCTCCACCTACTCTCGGCCGAACCCCAGTAGCCGATGTTTCGAGTCGCCGCGGCGACTGACATGCAGACAACTATGGTCATCATTCCCATCATCAGGAAAGAGACGTGAGAGACGTCGTTGATGAACAGAGGTTGAACTATACCGTAGATCGCTCCAAGACCAAACAGTGATAGCGATAGGGCGTTGATAAGTAATACTTTAACAGTTTTCATCCTGAAGTTTTCCTCATATACCGATCGCAGCGCACGCCAGGGCAGCTACTGCTAGAATCGCGGCTATTCCAAGTGCCATCAGAGACGCCTTATGGCTTCCCGCGCTGCATGAATACCGAACTAACGCTAGAGCTAATATGGCGAGTGTTATTCCTCTCACCTCACTCTCCGCGGTTTCATATTATATCCAAGTGTCGACAATGTCAACATCAAGCACTCCAATCTAGTAGACTTATTTATATAAATAACCAAAAAGAGTGGAGAGTATCTATGAAGTTAGCAGACGCCATGTCAAGCATCAAGTCTGGCGATATATTCGCATTCGCCAATGAGACTTCTGTCGTTGATAGACTCATATCTCTATGGACTCGCTCTCCGTACGATCACGTAGCGATCGCGTACTGGAAGAGTGGAGTCCTGCAGTTGGCGCAGGCGACATACGGAGCTGGATGTACGTTAGTACCAGCCCAGCCATCTGCTATATCGAGCCATACCGGTACGTGCTACTGGCTCGCCAATAATCTGGCCTGGAATGCCGCGGCAGACGCGGCGCTCAATGGTGCCATAGGACAGCCATACTCATTTCTCGCGGAGATCGAAGTCGGTCTAGACCTGGAGCCGGCCGCGAACCAGTACATATGCTCGATCTATGCCGCCGACATCCTTACTCCCGCGGGTCTAACTATCTCTCGTCGCGGCTGCACTCCAGCCACCGTAGTGGCGGCGTGCCTAGGCCGTGGGTCAAAGATGACTCAGATCACTCAGTCGTGATCGTACTCTTCGGTCACGATACCATCCCGAGTACATATGACTAGAACGCTGTCGCCGAACGCGCTCTCAAAGACTTCTGCCGGAACGAAGTGAATCATCTCGGTGATCTTCTGAACCTCAGCGCAGACTTCGTCGAACCTCGGATAGATAGTCTTATAGAGCTTAAATTTCTCAACCCTCTTCACGGCCCAGTCAGTACCCTTAGCCGCCTCGTCGCAGATCCACTCGCCGAGATTCACAAATGGAAAATCAAAATCACCGGCTTCGTACTCAGCATCATCCAGATGCGAAAATTGGATGTCGCCGATTCCGAATACGCAAGTGTCGCCGTCATTGAAGTATGGTGTATACTGAGTCCACTTGACGGACTTTACCTCTGGAAAGTCTGTCAGAAACTTCACTATCCTCTCTCCAACGATAGCCTGAGCTTTCTCATTGAATCGCTCGCAAGCCTCCTTGTAGTCCTTTATAATATCGTAAAGTTCATTCATCTTTCATTACCTCGTCAATAGTGTTACATGTTCCTGAGTCTCTACTCAACTTCTCATACGTTCTCTTACGTCGAGATCTCTGCGTGCCGGACATCCAGGGCTGAAGCTTCATATTATTCAAGTAGCTCTCAAGAGTAGGAATAAATCCAAGGTCCTCTATCACGTGATCCTCCGCGACCTGACGCGTAGAATACTGCTTATCTTGAGAGTTTATTCTCACCGATCCAAAGGCGCGCTCGACGACGAACACTCCGAACGCTGAGTGCAGCACCGCCCTATGCCTATGATCTGGAACGGCGGCCTTAGACGAGTCCATGAACTCGTGAATGTCGAGATAATCCTCCATGCGACCGCCGTACTTTCTGGCAGATGACTTAGAGTGAATATATGGATTCACCACTCATTCTCCCTCTCCCAGGAGGAACTTGTTTGATATCACCTTGAAAGACTGCGACGGACAATCTATGCTCTTAAACACCAGTCCCTCTGCTACGGGATGACTGATAGATACAGTTGAGTCTGCCTCATCGAGAAACGACTGGTGATCGCGATAGGAGCTTAGATATTGATGAAAGTGAAGTATCGGAACGTGCCTCATAGCGGCCCCGCGCTCCTCCAGAAGAGCCATAAATGAGTATCTACTCACGGCGTCTAGATAACTCTGAGTAGATATGTCCCAAATATCGAACACGTAGAGCTCGTGATCGGAGAGTTTCTCACGGTTTCCCTGTATCCCAGGACCCATTACCTCTCCCTGAACCGCGATGTCGCGCCCAATCGTCCCCAGAGCTTCTAAGAGTCCGGACTTTCTCACGACCTTCCATAATGTAGAATCAGACTCTAGTAAGTCTAAGTTGCGCGAGCAGACGCCGACATTATCAGCATAATAGTACGCCGTGCATGAGGTCCCATCCAACTTGATCGAAACTTCAAATGGTCCCATCGAATACTTCGCGAGCTTCGAGTATACGTTCTGAATCCTCTCCTGGTCCGTCTTGGGAATGAAGGCTGGAAAGCTTCCTCGAGCTAGGCCGTTAAATTCTAGAGAGAGCGATCTCTCGTACTTCTGGACGCCGAGAGACTCAGTCAGGTCGTCTCCATAGACCTCCGCAATTACGTCTGGAAAATTTTCCCGGATATCGGAGAGTGGTACTATCAGCCCCTGAGACAGTTGTCCCCTGAGTCTTATCGTCTTGATGCGAAAACCGTCGCCAAGGTGGCGTGTAGACTTAAAGGAGGAGGGACGAAGAAACTCGAATAATGGATGGACTCGAATGAACGAGTCGATCTCGAAGTAAACGCAGAGATCACCCGCAAAGAAATTATTGCTCTTCTGAGTTACTACCTCCCAGCCGTCGTCGATCGTCGCGACCACTATGCGATCGGCTCCTGGGATCGGCTCGACGCTGGTTATTCGGCGGACTGACGCTAACTTACGAGTCACTTCAGACATAATAACAAACCATTTTATAGTTTGGAGCGGGCTACCGGAATCGAACCGGTTTAGTTAGCTTGGAAGGCTAATGATCAACCAATAACCCAAACCCGCGTAGTTATATTTATCACTTCTTGTTCGATCTGCGCTTCTTGCGCTTAGACGAACCTATCTTCCTGCGCCCCTTTCGTGGACGATTCTTATGAGCATGAGGCATCGTTAAACTCTTTCAATAATGTGGTGCCCGGAGTGGGACTCGAACCCACACTGTGCGGGGTTTAAATCCGCTGACACTACCAATTGGCCTATCCGGGCTTATCGCTTTAACTAGGTCTTAAGTTCAATGCTAGCCTGTCATCTGCGTTTCCACTCGCGTATCACTCTAACTATATCTTTAGGAGAGACCATCTCGCACTTAGCCTCAATCTCACTGACTCTACTCTTGGGAATATCGTAGTGTGGAAACCCCGGTGTGTTATGAAACCAACACCTCTTGATGCTGAGATCGTGGGCCATCTTAGTCAAGTTCTCAAAGGAGAACGGGACGCATATTAGATGTCTCCGACCATCAGTGAGATATCGCAATGTCATAGGCGAATACTATAACGCTTCGGATGATCTGTCAACTGCCTATATGTGAAATATCTTCCCGCATCTGACGCACTTCAATTTAGAGAAGTGACAGGGATACCGATCCGCAGAGTCATGATAATCGTGATAGTCGTGAACGTCGTCGGACATCTCGCACACCATAGCTTCAGAGAGCCTCAGGTATGCCAGCATCGATCCCGTCGGCTTGCGTAGGTCCGACCGGCTCAAGTGCTTTCCATTGAGCCAGGTCTCTAATCTGGCTCTTACGTACTCTAGCGAGGATCCAAGAATTGTAGTAAGAGTCACTCTCTAGTACTCTCCTGTCAACTTGCTCGCACAACTCGAGGTAAGTGGCAGCACTCTTGGATGCGCAAAGGTGCAGCACCTGTCGAAGAAAAATACCGCGGCCAAAAACTTCAACATCTCTCAGTAACTCCTCGTTGGACCCATAGTAGTCCTTCCAGTCGGACTCTACCTTATATCTCTTTTTCTTCTTCTTGACCATCTTGGTCTTAGAGAAGAAAAAGCTTTTCTTCCCGATGTACATTCTACCCGTTCTAGAGTTAGTTATCAGGTATACGAAGCTGACTGCTCCATATGGAACCTCCTCGAGTGGAGTTCCACTATACGTCCACGACATCTCAAGATATTCCCCACGGGTATAACGAATCATTATACCCGATAGGAATATTTATCAGCTATCCGGATGAACCTCGTAGTAAGCTTCGTCGAACGCCGGAGACCAGCTGCCGACGCATTCGTCTAGACCATCCGCGTCGTAGTTCTCAAACGCCTTGATGACTTCAGTATATAGGTTTACTCTCTCATCGTACTTGGAGATAGTCTCATCGATGATCTGAATAAGTTCTTCTATGAGAGTCGAACCAGAAGACCAACCCATTACTGCGCGAACCTCTCTTCTTGAGTTAGACTGATCCAGTAGTTCCAGGAGACCTCGTCGCCACTTGAGAGAACTACTACGTACTCTCCATCTCTATACCGAACGTTGGCGACGTGAACTCTACTCTTCCTGTCTATCATACCTCGCATCCTCCAGCTCCCGTGCAGGCCAGCTCATGTGATGATGTAGTAGTGTCCTCTAACTCATACTCTGGGAGCTTCTTCCAGTCTATCTTCTCGGGCATCTGAGCTACTAGTTGGTCGTATTCTTCACGCGAGCACGCCGAGAATGGAGCCTGTCGATACGTGTGCCCGTCCTCTTCCGCGGGAAGGAACGACACTCCAGAGAGCCACTCGAAGTTCTCATAGCACCAGGCTCCAACCGCGAGCCACTCACTCTCTCGAACCGACACTGTGATAGACGGCTTGTGCTCGCACCAATACTTCTGATATATCAACCAGAGCTCGAGATGGCTGATGGCGTCGACATCGCTCTTAAATATTGAGTCACAAGGTGATTTCAGTGGAAACTTAAACACCACGTTTCTCTGGTTATAGAAGTCTATCTCATGTGGAACACCCGCGTCGATCATGAACTTAGTTACTGGATCGTTGGTCGAGTTTCTAACGTGCCTGATGTAGAACGCCGAGTGCGCCGGATGAATTCCAGAAGAAGTTCCATTCAGAGCAGAGGAAGTTCCAGATGGCTTGACGCACGTTATAGCCACAGAAGAGTTGATGCCTATCTTAGAAGCTAGTTCCCTGTTGACTACTATCGCCCCACGCTTAAGTCTCGTGAGCAGACTCACGAGAGCGGGCCTAGGCCCGTATCCATTAGTTAGAATATTGTCGAATATTCCCGTGAGAGATACTCCGAGAAGTCGCTCATCCTCGCAGTTTCGCTGCCACTTCTTGTTGATGAAGCGAAAGTTAGAGAGACACGCCTGAAACGTTCCTAATATCGTAGCTATCCTGATCTTTCTAACCAGCGACTCTTCCGTGTCATCTGGACGAATTATCACCTCAGTTAGGTTACAGAATTCTAATTCCCTCAAGATTATCTCGACGCAAGGATTTGTCCCAAATTCATGATCTGGATCTCTGAGCCTATAGAGCTCTTCTCCAGCATCTTGGTTTAGTAACTTCCTAAAGTCATTAGCGTTATTAATCACGGTTCTCATGGCTGGTCTAGAGATTATACCCCGCTCACCGGACTTAGACTCATAGAGTGAGATCCACTCTCGCATGAACGTCCCAATGTCTGGCTTTGATTCGTAGACCGCCGAGTTATTGGAGAGAGATCTCTGGTTATCCTTTACCCACCACTGTCCCTTCTTACAGTCTCTCATCCTATCATCCGAGAGATCGGACAGGGATATGAGGGCCGATCTCCTGACTCCACCTACGACGACGATCTCGGCGATCTTACACACTAAGTCGTGACACTCTATCGTCGATAGCTTCCTTCCGGCGGCGCGGCGAAAGAGGGCGGCGGAGAACGTCAGTAGGTCGACGAGAGGATCTGGTCCCGACGCTCGACCACCGAAGATCTTCAGCTTAGCTCCCATCGGTCGTATCTTCGACACGTCGTACTTGGGTATCTGACCTACGGCCAGCAGCGACATCCACTCACGAAAGCCCTTGGCCCATCCAGTTCTAGAGTCCTCAAACACTATCACGGTATCTGACTCGTAGAATTCATCTGGAAGAGTGGGAAGCTTTGAGATGTACTGCTTCTCAACCGAGAAGCCCATGCCTGAGCCAAGCATGAGAGTGTAGAGAGTCTCGTCGAACGACCTCAGCGAGTCGATTGGAATATACGCGCAGTTGAAAATAGCGCCCGGGTCTCTCTTTAGAGCCGGCCCTGCCGTCATGAGTCCACGCATGGACGGCATCCCCTCGTGATCTAGGACAGCCTGCTCGAGTTCGGGCCTATAGCTTGAGAAATCAAAGGCATACTCCTCTCGCATGAACGACTCCATAAAGTCGAAGTAGCGAGCGACAGTCTCGGGCCAAGTCTCTCTCCTCTTCTCACGGTCGAGATACTTAGCGTATCTCGACACGTAGATGAACTGCTGATAGACTGAGTCCTCGTACATATCTTCTCCTTGAAAAATAAAATAAGCGCGACTGAGACGATGCAATCGTGTCTGTCGGGCGCGGAAATCTATATTATGATTGTATTACAGTGGAAACATTAATGGGATGGGCCCACGTCAGGAGAAGAGACGCAACCATCGGAACTTTACTGAGTGCCCTCACTGCGATCCTCTTTCTTCTCTCGATCTCTAAGACTCACTATTTATAGTCTGGGGTGAACTCTTCCATCGGAACTATGGTAGTCACAGCTCCGTGGCTGGAGATCGTGATATCTAGTATGATTCTTAACTCCGGAATGAACAAATCTGCCCGAAGTTCATTGCGATCGATCACTTCTGGAGGATTATTTGTCTCATCGCACACTACTTTATAACCAAATACTTCAAGCAAATTATTCGAAATTTTTTTTCTCGTGATCGAATCATTTAGCTCGCCGTATGACATATCAAGTATCTCGTCAGCCGACTTCTGAATGATAGACATCATGATATCACTTACCAATTTCTACTCCACATTAACATAGCCTAAAAACGGGCCGCCATATATACACCTGACTCTCGCGTCTCTCAATGTCTCGAGCCAACATCTCTGACAGATCGCGCACTTTCCAGATTCTAAAGCTTGCTTGGTGACTTTGTCGACTACTCTTACTCGCGGATCGTCAAAAGTGAAGTCAACTTCTATTCCATCAAACCTACGCAGTCTCATCAGGAATGGTCTTTCTGTATTGAATCCATCCGTGGCAAAAATTACCACTCAAGTGAGGATTAGCTGGAACGCCGGACGGAGTGAGATCGTCGGCTTTAGCCTGATGCTCGGTGGGAGACGCGTGCATAGGTTTCTCTCTAACGAACTTGTCGTGAAGCTCTATCGCCCTCTCCAAGTTCATATCAAAGCCATCTACCGTCTTATATGAAGTAGATCCGCATCTAGCTACAGAAAGCGCTATCGCGTTCCTATCAGACGCGAGAGCTGGTATTCCATCAGAATCTTCAATATGCAAGTCGTCAATACTAACAAACGGCCAGTGCCAGCGTCCTGGTGGTAGTACGTTGACTTGCGCGAAACCCATCGCCTTCCTGATCTCGCCCGCGAGTAGGCGGAAATGCGGCTCCGCCGCCTCGTGATCTCTGAGAGCAAAGAAGTTTGACCATTCCGTAGACGTGACTACCACCGTGATGTGGGAAAACGGCTCAAGCAGGCGGTTGATTATCTGCTTGTGATATCCTAACCGAGCGTAGCGCTGGGCCTTCTTAACCGCATAGTCTCTCGCCTCGAGCCACTCTTCCTCGGCGTCGAAGACTGTTCGGTACCCATAATCTTCCTTAGACTCATCGTCTTCCATAAATTCGATATGTGGGCGGTGACCAATACCCTGCATGCCGGGTTTATTCATTCCCCACACGAGCGGTACGAATGGATCGCTCATGACGTCTTCGATAAGTTTTGCTACGGGAATAGCTCGACTAGACGCCGAGTTCCTCGACATCACTCTATGAGTCATAAACTCAGAGTGAATGCACCTGGGATAGCGGAGCAGTAGCGTATCTATCCTAGAGTTAGTCAGGGCGTGTCGAGAGGCCAAGATGCTTTTAGCAGTGATAGTCGTCAAATCTTTCTCCAGTCTGCGAGTCGCATTCTCGCCGATAATCCGTTAAACGTGTTTTCCTTAAGAATAAATTGAAAGTTAGTGCTCTCATCAGCGAGAAACATATCGTTGACGTCCTTATACGCGTGAAGATACTCCGGCCATATGGCCACAGAATATCCAAAGTCTATCGCCTTTGAGATCTTTCTTACCGTATCGGCAGATCTAGGCTCGTTGTCATAAACGATGACTAAGTTAGTCCTGGGAAATGACCGACAAGACGACGCGAGGTCTCCGCCGAGAGTGGCTATCGAGTTCTCAACGAACATCGAGTCGATCGGTCCTTCAAACACGTATATAGTCTTGTCTCTATCTACAGTATCTAAGCCATAGATAGAAGTAGACTCACCATCAAGCATCGTGGTGATGTATTTAATAGAACCATGAGTACTTAAGAGCGCCCTACCCTGAAAGCCAAATAGCTTTCCCTCCTCTGATAGGAGTGGTATGAGTAGACGAGTCTCGTCTAAAGAGAGAGCTCGATCTGAGAACTTTCCAGGCAATAGAGAATTAGTAAATCCCATGAAGTTTGGACACTCGTATAGTTTAGTCCAATACTTCTTGGGTATCTTCCTACTCTCGACGAAGTGAAGAGTTTTCGAAGTTGACTCTAAGACTGACACTCGCTTAAGTCGCTTGAGGCATCCCATGTCGTCGAATCGAGGAGGGGCGTATTCAACAGTCGCGATCTTAGGGAGGGCCTCCCTCTTGTCTCTCAGTAGATCGAGAGAGTACTCTCCATAAGAGACTGGATCAAAATCTTTGAGAAAGGTGGAAAACCTCCTGGAGGCGCAGCCGTTGTGACAGTGAAAGAACCACTGCCCGTCGCGAGTATGAAAGTAGGCGCGAGCCTTAGTCTTTGATCTCTTGGAGTCTCCGCAGAAGCAGCAGCGAAAGTTATAGAGAGAGTCACTCTTCCTGCTGAATCTCTCTAACTTTACGGACACCTGATTTATGTACTTAACGTCTACCCAGGAGCTCAATCACGTATCTCTCATATTGAGATACTAATCTATACCTCTACCATCGATTTGTCAATATTCACTTACTCACGTGATCCGGGACCTCTGCTGGAGACGCTCCCCGTCTGACCTGAAGTTCTAGCTCTAGACTCTTTATCCTATCCTGAGCCGCAGCCAGCATCTCCGCGTCGTGCTTATCCTCCAACTGAGTAGCTCTCGTCTCATCCCTGTTGATCCTCTCGCGCATGAGCTTTATCTCGCTGTTGAACGTGTCTGAAGTCACTGCTACTCTTGAGAAGTCCTTAAAATCTGACACGACCTGGCGAAGATCGTCGTTGATAGGCTTAAGTATGGCCGCGATAAGTCCGATAACTACTATAGCGACTCCGGCGGCGGTCGCCCAGAACGCGAGCCAGTTAGTGGACCGCGCCGAGTTCCAAGCGGCCGACTGAGTCTCTATCTTGGTGACTATATCCTTGATGGACTCAGAGATAGACTCAGCCATGCCATGCATCTGAGACGAGAAGTCCTTCTGAACGTCATCAATCTTATCTGAGAGAGTTAGAAAATTGCGCTCGGCTCCAGACACTCTCTCAGAGAGCGCCCCGAGATTTATACTTCCCTCGGCCCAAGTGTTCTCGTAGTTGGTCCTACCGACGATCGGCATCTTACTCTCCTCATTTTACTCTTGACAGCTTCTTAATCTTAACTATATCAGACAGCTTCTTGCGCTTGATGGGACGCGCTATTAGAAGTGGGTCGAACGTCTGAATAGGACCTGATGAGGACGAGGAGGCGCCCATGGAGTTAGTTGGAACTCCAGACTCAGTCTCAGCTATGATCTCTCTATCTTCTCTCATATGCCTCTGAGTCTCTCTACTATCGCCTGTTCCATCGCTATGAATCTGGTATCCACTAACAGTTCGTCTCCTACGTTACGAATCTCATTCTGCATCACGTCGAGCAGTATAAGGAACGGCTTGACGTACTTCATCTGATCCTTCAACTTTAAGTATAATATCTTACATAAGACCACTGGACCAAAGCAGTTATTAAGTATTATGATGTGGTTGAGGATCAATCTCTCTTTGAGACTTCCGCCCTCGACGTACCGCGTTATCAACTTCTTTATGTATTTTACCCTGTTTATATCTTCCATCACGTCCTCTATCGAGGAGAACTTTACGTCTCGATAGTGGCGAACGCAGAAAAGGAGGAAATTATCTTCGACTAACTTTTCTTCGTTCATATCTTAGAACGTCGACAGTGCCGCTCTCATCCAAGTATTAGATGAAGTGCACATATAAATGTAGCCAGAGTCATACGCGAAGTTTCCTGCGTTACCCACTGACGCGGAATTTGCTGGAGCTGAGTTGGAGATTATCACGTTGGCGCAGAGATTCGCTAACATTATCTGCCTGAGAGTGGCGTTAGCGTTCACTCCATTGGCGTTGTATATCACGAGCACCATGTCAGTAGCCGCCAGATTTGCGGCTATTGGAAGCTCATCTACTGCTACTGGATTCTGGGCCATATATTAGACTGACCCACCGCCGGTATTGGCCACCGCCGAGATTATGTTGAGCAAGTCAGAATAGAGTATCGCGTTGGCCGTGGAGTCCGCCGAGAAGGCGCCCTGCTTGCCGATAGTTCCAAGAGCTACGAGAGTCTCATAGTGGACTCTGTTAGCTCTTCCTCCTGCCACGAGAGTGAACACGTTCGCTCCATTCGAGGCGAAGAAAGATAGAGGCGCGGCGATGTTACCGTGAACTAGAGTTATTCCACTTCCTAGGTTGAACGTTGGAGTGAAGGTGTCGACCAATGGACCAACTCCATTTCCGTGGGCACCTGAAGCGTTGGAATATACTAGAGTATACGCGGAGGCGACGTTCGTGAACCGAGATCCGGCATTCACTACTCCAAAGGATAGGTTTCCTCCGGTGGAGTTGGTCGTGACGTTGACGACCGCCGGAATTCCAAGCGTCGGCCACGTCAGCGGATATATGGTGATCAGATCTCCGTTGGTATAGGAGGTGACGTTAGTAGTTCCATTAGACCACGTCATTCCCTTCACGTTTCCATAGATCGCTCCGTTGGCATTGGCCGTGAAGCCGTATCCAGCGTTGCTTATGGTAAACTGAAGGTTTCCTCCAGTAGAGTTAGTCGTAAATGAGATGACGGCGTTGGCCTCGCCTCCCACGGCAGTTCCCTGCAAGTTGGCGACAGGCGACGCGATGATGAGCAGATTTGAGTTGCTCCATCCAGTAGCAGTTCCCGTGAGATATACGGAGTTGACTACAGACGTCTGTGCTACGGCCGGCGTATTGTTACTAAATCCGAAGCCAGGATTAGCTATCGCGAATGATACCGGACCGCCGATCGAGTTTGTGGTCACTAGAGCGAGACCATTCGCTCCCGACGGGGATATTAAAGTCAATCCCATATTGTTGATATATGGACCAGGAGTGTTCGCGTTAGTGTTTACGTATGCGCCGTGAACTATGTTGACCTCGGCGATTGGTCCAGTACCGGCTCGACGAATATTCCAACCAGTGTGAGTTATGAGAGACCCAGAGCCACCGGTATTCGACGCTACGGTCGAGTGAAGATTCGCAGAATGAGCGGTATTGACGCCGATGATTCCAACGGCGATTCCAGATAGGAACGCGCCTGGAGTAGTATTCTCGAACATCTGAACGTCGACGTTAGCTCGCGAACCCGCGTACGTGTTTCCGAGGTGGGCGTTGGCGCCGTGTGGGGCTCCATTAGGAGCCCCCTTGACATAGACGTATGTCCCTAGCGGCGCGCCAATCGTAGTTTCTATCGTAGTCGTGCTGTTGGCCACGACGGAATTTGAGTTTAATCCCCACCCGCTCAAGTGCGTCTCCTTAGGTTGTGATTTCTTATTATTTATACCATTTGGAGACTTAACTTAGAACTCAGTCACTGAGTCATCATGTCGAGCACGTACGCAGACTGCTTGGATATCTTCCTCGCGACTCCATCAACTATGAGTATGTGGTGATCCTTATCGTACCTGAGATCGTGATAGTCGTGGATAACGCGCATAGCGGCCTCGTGATTACCGGCCGCTATGATCTTCTTGATTAGATCTACCTTCTTTTCGTCAGTCAACGCTCTCGACTATCCTTCCAAACTCTCGCTCGATCGACTCCTTGTCGTCTGGCTTTTCAGCTTCCATGTAGCTTGAGTAATACTCACCCACCACGTCAGTTGGAATTCCATGAGTTTTTCCCGTATCTGGATGAATCAAATGAATAAACCCAAATTCGTCAGTCTTACCCATCTTAACCTGAGCCATAAGGCTTGGAGTATCTGGCCTCTCTAGGTCGAGAGATCCCATGTACTGTCTCTTTACCATTCACCACACCGTAAGTTAAACTCACTTACTCTTCTTAGAGTCCGTCAGCGCGTTTGTTGGAACACCATCTACTATCTTGTCGCCTCGACCCTTTCCGACCTGAGGACCATCGTCGTCTCGCTGAGAGCCTGGCTTCGCCTCGACCAAACCAGCCATACCGGCGATCTCGTCCCTATAGAACGTTACTCCATCTATCACTAGATTGATCTCCTCCGTGATATTCTGACAGTCTGATAGAACTCCCGTGACGTACGTCGAGATATCTTCTTTCTCTACCGCCTGATTCGCGCTCTCCTTGAATGTCTTTTTCACCTTAGACTTATAGTCTCTTACGCTGGTCTTACCACCGGCGTCGGCTTTCGAGTATGGAACCATCTCCCTGGCCTTATTCCTGGCGTCTCTGTGATCTGACGCGATGACGGCATGAACGAATCCATCTTCTGGTATGTTCATCCAGGACTTCTTGTGATGAACTATGAATATGCGACCAGAATCAGCAGAAGCTTCCTCGGTGGCCTTGACCTTAGTCTGCCCGGAATATTTCGCGAGAGCCGACTTAATTCCCTTCTCTCGCCCAGCGATGGACTTCTTAGCGTGATCGGCGGCCCACTTATCCTGAGGGTCCTCTGATCCCTTTAGAGCCGCCGCGGTCTTCTTCTTCGCCGCGACGTCATCCCTCGCGCCACCTATGTAGCTATCAAGTTTACCATGAGATATCTCATCTACCTGCTCAACTTCTTCCTTCACGGCCGACTTCTTCTTATCGTCGACACTCTTTGGCTCCATCTTTCCAGACGCCACGTAGTTAGCGAATCGAGCGTTCGAGTTATGCTTAGCGTATCTCGCCAGCGTCTGTCTCGTCAGCTCTATCAGAACGTCCGACCTCGACATTCCCTCGAACATCCTCTTGGTGGTATCGGCGATCTCTCCCTGGAGCTTCTTCGCGCGCGACTCATTCTCCTTTCCCTCGAGATCGTCAGTATTGAGATCTACAGTAGCCTCGTCAAACTCACCGCGCGTGATATTCTTATCAGAAGTGCCGTTCTTGTTCTTTCTTGCGGCATCCGCGGTGATATCAGCCTTGAGCTTCTTGTCGGCCTTAGTCTTGGCGGCCTCGTCTACGATTTTATCATTTGTCTTTGGATCGGTGTCGACCTTCGTCTTGCCGGTGGTCTTCAGTATCTTACCCTTCTTACCGTCCTCTATGTCGGCGACTTTCTTGTCGTTCTTAACCATAGAATCGTCAGAGTCTTTATCATCGGAGCTCTTGGAATCGTCGTCATTCTTTCCAAATGGAGGCTTCTTGGAGTCCTTATCCTTAGAGTCCTTAGAGTCCTTATCCTTGGAGCTCTTATCTTCCTTTCCAAATGAAGGCTTCTTGGAGTCCTTATCCTTGGAATCCTTACCCGACTCGTCCTTCTTTTCAAACTTCTCGCTTAGAACTCCACTCACGGCGGCAATTAGGCTTTGCGGCAGGCCAAACATAGACTTAGGCATATGATCTTCCTTCTGAGACGTCGGGTTAGTGATGACTCAGTATTTATCACTCCTTTGCTTTAATGGACTTTAGTCGCCGCCGGACGTCCCTATACATCTCAGCTACCTTACTTTCTATCATCGCCTCCGGCGCGCCCTGACGAAAAGTGTCAAAGTCATTCCTATCGGCGGCCTCTCTCATCATCGTGCCAGATATAATGTCTCTGCCTGGAATAAGAATTGAGTCTATAAACTTAAAGTCATAGAATCCGTGAGGGTAGGCGTTCCCATTATACTTCTTCAGTAATTCGTAGTACTCGTCGCGTCGATCTTCGCCACTGACTACTACGAAGATCCTGCACCCATCTGCATATATCTTAGATGCGTGGTGAAGTATAGATGGAGAGTCGTGCGACGACTCTGAGATCTTAACTTGGTCTCCAAACGTAAGGCGACCGTACTTAAGTTTCTGCTTCACCGTCAGGGGGTTTTTCTTAGAACTCACCGCGTGAGACACTATGATGTTGTACTTGCCGCCGTTTTTTTCGGCTAGTGACTTCGCCTTAAGTACTCCAAGCTCGTGACCCTTAGTCCAAGGTTGTGCCCTGCCCCACCATAGGGTCTGATACTCACGCCCTACGTCAGTCATCAATCTCTCTTGGAATGCTTGGCAAAATTCATCTTAGAAAACTCCGAGCGATCGACTAACTTGACGCTGTCTCCGCGTCTATTAGTCGCCACGACTCCCTCTGGGGCAGTCGGCTTACCGTCGATACTTCTCGCGTACCCACCACCGCGGCCCAGTACTTTAACTAGTACGTTCTTGGCTTTCTGAAGATGGCCGTGTAACTTCAACATACTATCAAAGTGTTTGGAATTGTCAACGGCACGCTGAATCTTACTCGCGTATCCCTGAGCCTTCCTCTGCCTTCCAGACTCCGTCTTAAGTTTTTCTACCGCGCTCTTTGACTTATCTGTGAGAAAATTGATGTATCCATTCAGTGACGGCTCTTTTCCATTTCTGATAGAGTCGTTGACGTGGGCTTCGATAGAAGATCCGTGATCCCTCAGAATATCAGGTGTCTCGGGCTTCATCTTCCCATATTCTCCGGTAGCTAGAGCCCGGTGAAATAGGAACTCTCTCTGCTCGTCAGGCGAGTAGCTAGATGGATTTATCTTAATATTATTAGACATCCGGTGTACGTCAGGATGATCTTGAAACTTCGAGTGGTCCGACTCCTCCATGGGTTCGGCCCTCATCTGATGCGGCTCTCCCCTTCCCACGTACTTAGTGTGAATGGCGATGCCGAATTTAGATCTACCAACCTTCTTTCCCTCGGCGGAATCTTTGGGTACAGAATAAGTTATGAGGTTGGGAGTAAATGAAGTGTTGGCGCCATCGACTATCCTATCAAGTGAGGAGTGCATCACGTCTCCCTGGTACACTCCTCCCGTAGGTGGCATTATCTTAGGTAAGTGTCTGAGAGCAAACTTCAGCTTGTCAGTCAGACCGCTACCCGGGCCGTGATTGTTATGAATGTCGGCGTTGGTATAGTTGATCTTAGGCTTCGAGTTAAACGCTGACTTCGTTGCTACGAAGAACTGACCGGACCTAGGATGAGTGCCAAATACTAGAGAAGGAGACCCATCCAGCTTCTCAGAGACGTGAATCTTACCATCATGTCCGAGAAGCTTTCTATGAACTCCATCGAGAAACTCAGCGGCTAGCCCCACTCCAGAGTGGCCACCGCGAATAGGAAGATCTTCTAGATGAGTGAGGTGCTTGAGCGGCGCGGCGACTCGCTCCTCAGTAACAAATTCTTGAAAACTCTTCATTTTTTTCTCAAAGCCTTGTTTATGTCTATGGAAGTATTCCTCTTCGTCGCCATATATACACCGACCCTTCCTCCCGTGTCAACATTATTTGCGCCGAGGCGGTGCTCGCACATTATCTTACATTCCACCGCCTCCGACATATAGTTGTTTCTCGCGTTAGAGTAGATGTTGTCTGCCGTGAATTTGTATATTCCCGAGCTTATCTTCTTCAGTCCCACGCTTGACCCGTGAAGTACGGCCTGAACGTTGTCGATACCATACTTCTTTCCATGATCCATCCCGTACATAGACTTATGTATCAGATCTCTATCTGGTGAATAATCACTATTTAGTCCAAAGTGATATGCCGGATATCCAGGTGGAAGCCACTTCTGTCCAGGAATAGTCATATCTCTTTTTATGATGAACTTACTCACGGCGATCCTCATTCGCTCGAAGTGCATCTTATCGCACACTCCGGCAAACTGCTGAAACGTCTTTGCCTTGAGAGATAAGAAGATCACGTGCTTCATCCCATTGACTAAGATGACGTCACACTTATGTCCGGCCACAGCGTCCGTTACTCCAGTTACCGAGAACTTCTTTCTCCCGATTATGATCGCTATAGGTCGCCCACCATTTTCCGCGACGGCCTCGGCCACCGCTACTCCGAGGGCGGCTTTCTGACTCTTCTCGATGGCCATGACGTTGTCTCTATTCTTTGGAAGCTTTGGCTTATCCAGCATAGAGATGCGCTCCGTAACCACGATCTCCCCATAGGAGAGGTCTGCGATGAAGTATCTATCGCCGTCGAGTCTGACATTAGATACTCGAACTTGGGACTTGTATGGTATGACTGACCTTTTTCCCTTAAAGAGATAGGTCGTCATATTCATCAGGTCCTCAGTAAAGTACTTAGTCGCGTGGCTCACCGCGCGCGGACTCTCACTGTTAGCGTATATGGTTCCCATCAACTTATCTCCATGATATGAATCGTGATTATCTGATTGACACCCACATAAGTAAGTGATAGATTTGCCTTCGTTGAAGGCGGCTTCTACTCACGAGACGATGCCATGGAGGCGCCTGTTGCGCTACGTACCAACCGTGATACAGCACGCAACTACTATGAGATGCTGGATACATTCCGAATGGAGGCATGATATATGCGCCTCGGCAGCATTCAGCGTGATGTTGTGGCCTACCTCACTCGGTGCAGCGAGAAGCGCGGTGTGATTCGCTCTACAACTAAAGCTGATGAATTTCAGGGCTATGATCTTGAACAGGTAGAGCGCGCTCTTACTGGCCTCATGCGTCGTGGCATCGTTCGACGCGAGGGCATTTGGTATGTTTTGGCGAAGTGGTAGATGCCAACACCAGTCTTCGATCGGGAGGACTTATCGTTCCCTCGGCCTACATCGAAGCGATACACTAGAGTCGACTCTAGTGTATCGTCGCGCTCTTCATCTCATACCTATTTCCCTGCGCGTCGAACATGAACCTATCGATGATTCTAATTCTATTAGCATAGTATGAGATGTATACATCGTGCAGCGCCGTACCCATGTTGCTGCCACCGTTATATCTCAGAGAGTCATACCCTAATCTCTTAAGTAACTCTCTGGCTCTCGCAGTCTGAGTCATTCCCTGGGATATTCCCTTGAATACCTGCTCTCCAGTGAGAGTCAGCGCTCCATCTGACAGCTGTCCTAGAACCAGGTACTTATCTGCCCCGGAAGATAGGAGTCCAGCCCCGCGCGCGAAGCTCTCCATCTCACTTCTAGTTGAGAACATCTTCTTAATATTGGAGGAGGGAATATAGTTGTCGACGTCGAAGCACTTGTCTATCAGAAGATCTACCTTATACACTATGCGATCTCCGCCAGATTTTCTGGCCATGGATCTCGCGTAAGTATAGGCGACGTCGGCAGTGTTCGTGAAGTAGGCCACTCCACCCCCGTAATAGTCATTTATTACGCGAGCCTTACCCTGATCGAACTGAGAGAACGATGAGTTAGTTCCATGAAATAGAGTCTCAGTCTTACTCACGCGCGCTTTAACTCTCTAAGCATGAAAGTCGGAGTGAACCCCTGAAACCCAGTAGAATTACTGATCTTCACTCCAACTCTCGCTCCACTGTAAGTATCAAACTTACGTAGAACTTGAGAGGTTAGGTTCTCAAAGATGTCGTAGAACTTCTTATTTCCATCTACTCTCTTACGGATGATATAGCTTCCCATGTTAAGTATCCATATCTCTCTTAAAGTAAAACTCTTTGGTCTGACAATTCAAGACGATGTTCATCACGTAGTTATAACCAGGTGCAAGCTTAGGGGACGCCACCTCGCACAGATAGTAGTCCATATCTCCAATCCAAGAAGCCTTAAGTATTCTAAGATCTTCTCTTGGATAAGTGAGTAGGAATATCAAGAAGTCTCGAGTTACCTCGACCGTACATCTACCCCAGTTGTCCTCTACTCTCATGATGCTCTTCCTAATCTATGTAGAAGCGCCCGTTTATATCGGCGCCATTTCGACCACGCTGATAGATGTAGTTAGTAAATGTCTCAACATCTCTCTGCGCCATCGTGGAATAGCCCTTTGTTCCATACTTTAAGATACGCCTGAGAGTAGCATTTGGGTAAGTGACTGTATTTAGACTTATGTTCTTGCGCAGAACATCACGAATCGCGGCTCTCGACGTGATAAGCCTACCATCAGATATGGCCGACATCCCGGCGACTATATCGAATGAGGAAAGCAGAGCCTCAGCGGTGTCAAAGTTGTGTTCCTCGACGAACTGTACCTTAGCGTCCTTGAACTTAAAGTTAGATAACTTTCCTTCCGGGCACTTGAACGTGCACTTAGCTCCGGCCTCTATTAAAACTTCTCGTGCCTTATCGGCGGCTACTTTATGCTTGAAGAATATGTCGTAGTCTACGACTACCTCGCTCTCGTCGAACAGCTTTCTAAGCGCCCCTCCCGCGAGGATCACTCCATAATTGAACTGAGAGAATATCTGAGAGAGCTCAATAAGCGTCGGCCATCCCCTCTTCTCAAGTATCACTCGAGTAGAATTTACATTAAACGTGATAAAGTTCATTGACATAGGTCCATGTATCTACTGGCAAGCTCAACGATGATCTTGAGCTTTTCTGGTTCTATAACGCAGGAATCTCCCGAGTACATAGACTCATCGACGAGAGTCCTAGCCCAGGCCAATATCTCCTCGATCTCTTCGTCACCAATCACTTAAACTCGCTGAATTTGTCTTTAAGCTTACCTTTATGTCGCTCGGCGTCGTGAGTTCCAAATGTAGTCTTATCCATGACCGGCGAATCGTCTTCCTGACCAGATTGATCTATATTGTACATTCGCATCTTCGCTCGATCAGTGCCGATGAAGAACTTCTTCTTTCTATTCGGATCGGAGTACCTATTCTTCAACTGCTTTGCCATCAACTGATCTATCTCAGTCAACTCGTCAGTCGCGATCAAGGCCATCATGAAGTCAGCGGTCGCGGGAAGACCAAATGAGTCCGAAGTATTCTCAAGACCAAAGTCTGAGTCCGTATATCCAGTCCTGTTTACCTGAGTGGCCGTCACGATCGGGACGCCGAACTCCACGGCTAGACCTCTGATCTCTTCGGCTATGGACTTCACGTACGTATACGTGTTGATCGACCCACTGAGCTTCAGTCTAGACGAAGCGCAGATATTAAGATAGTCGATATAGATGATCGACGGAGAGAAGTTCTTCTTAGTCTTAAGCTCATTTAAGAGATATCGAAAGTGAGAGCTTCCGGCCGCGGCGGTGGGATACTCCTTGATTATGAGCTTTCCCTTGACTTTCTCTCGGAGTCTAGCGATCTTTCGATCGTAGACGTCCTTAGAAGTCTTCCTCAGTTCAGAGAGTGGAATATCCAAGAGATTAGCGTCGATCCTCTCGGCGATCCTCTCCTCAGCCATCTCCATAGTGATGTAGAGTACGTCGAACCCGCGAGATAAGTTATAGGCGGCCTGGTGGCACATCAGCATGGACTTTCCAACGCCGACTCCAGCCATGTATACGTTCAGAGTCTTGACCGAGAACCCACCCTCAGTGATCTCGTTCATTATATCAATGTCAAACGGGACCTTCTTCTCTCTGGCGTGGTAGAACTCGTATCTCTTCTCTGCGTCGTCTATGAAGTCATGACCGATGGAAGTATCAAACGACACGGCGAGAGCGTCAGATAATATCTTAGGTATGGCGCCCTTATCAGACTTCGCGTCCTTACCGTCGATTATCTGGATCGACTGCATGATCGCGTTGTAGACCGCGCGCTCTTGGCAAAATTTTTCAGTGGAGTCTACGAGCCACTCTAAGTCTGGTCTCCTTTCTGGCTCCTTGGAGATCTCCTCAACTATAGAGACCGCCTCCTTGAATATCTGCTCCGTAAGTGAGACATTCGTTAGGTCTATCGCGACAGCTTCGATAGATGGTATCTTATTGTACTTTATGAAGTATGATGTTATTACCTCATATACTACTCTCTCTGCCTTATTGGAGAAGTACTCTGAATTTAGAAATGGGATTATCCTGCGTGAGTACTCTTGGTTAGAGACCAACCCTGAAAGTATTACCTTCTCTACTGCCAATATCAGATCCTAGCGTAAAGTCTTCGGCAACCCCCTCTATCATACTGAGGCGCGCTCCAGAATAAGTTCTTACATTGCTGTCAAATGCGTCCGATAAGATAAGCACTATCTTCGCGGCGCCCTCTTCTCCAAGGATGCTGGCTACTCTCCTACCATCGTCGGAAATAAACTCAGATATAATGTATTTATCGTATGACATCGCTCATATCTACTCCGACCATCTCTGTCATGGCAGGCCAAAAAGGGATTGGATCTACTGGAGTTCCTGTATTAAGATAGATGTTAAGAAACCTATTAGGAAAATCTTGCTGCCAGATATCCCCAATGTATGACGTTATGCACATCTCTCTTATTCATCCTCAGTAGTGTCTGATATCATCTTGATGTTACCGATAGCATATTTATTATCGAGATACACCTTAAAGTCGGTTCGATCAAAGATGTATTTCCAAAGCGAGGAAGATTTCTCGGCCATCTTGACCTTCACGTTCATATCTTCGATGACCTCGCCAGTCTCCCTGTCTACCGGCGCGACCCACCCGTTCTTAGTGGAGATCAAGTACTTACCCTCGAGAGCCTGCTCGACTAGTCCCGACCACCTATTCATTCCATCTTCAAATGTTATCTTGATGGGTATCTGGGACTTCTCCTTGAGAAAGCGAGACTTCTCAATGTTGATAATAAAGTCAAAGCCAAGCAGCTCCTTATCGGTGTTCTTATCCTGCCTCCTAGACACTATCCATATCGTATCGGCTCCAAAGTACACCCCCGTGTTATGACATACGACACCATTCTCAAGTACGTACTGCTGGTTGCGTTCAACAGATATATCATACACTGACTGGTGCCCGACAGGTCTTATACTTTTTATTTTCAATTATCTTCCTCTTACAGTTATCGTCATGCCATCTCTTAACATATCATCAGTTTATCACGATCACTTATATCAGATACCAACTTCCACGATCCGTCATCCATCATAAATTGATGGTCTTCAGAAACTGTTACCTTATATCCATCTTCAAACTCAACTTCGAAGCACCGTGGAGTTCCATCGCATAGAGTTTCTGGATTCCACACATGAGTAACTTGCATATCACCATCTAGCGTAACTACGCTGCTGCCCACACTCATACATTCCATAGGAAGTAGCGTACCATCGGCCATTTTCACTCTCGTTCCAGCGGCAACGCAACCACCAGATACCACCGGCTTTGAGTACATCTCCTGCGTCTGATACGTGTGGTTGATGACGACCATCGGTATGTTCTTCATCGGAAGGTGCGGAGTTACTATCCTGAACAGACTCTTGAGCTGCTTAGCTCGCGTCATATCGGCCGAGGACTTCTGATCCATCGCGTCCTCGACTTCCTTCTTCGACGCGATATTTCCAATCGAGTCGACCATGATGAAAACGCGATCGCCCTTTTTTAGCTTGGCGAGTTGAGCCGCGATATCAAACTTCAGCTCCTCGATATTGGTCACGGGAGTGAGGACGACAGACTTCAGCGATATACCAAACATATCAAAGTATGACTTCGGCGTGCCGAACTCATTGATATAGAACAATATCACTCCATCTGGATACTTCTTTAAGTACTGAGACGCCAGGAACAAAGCGAAGCCAGACTTGAAGTTCTTTGACACTCCGGCGATTACCGTAAGTCCGGCCGTAAGTCCACCGTCGACCGAACCCGAGAGGGCCAAATTTATCATCGGCACCGACGTGGGAATGACGTCCCGATCGTTGAATATATCTGAATTTTCCAAAATATCAGTCGTGCTAATAGTGGAAGTTTCCAGTATCTTTTGCTGGAGGGTCAACTTTTCTGCTGCCAAGTTACGACCTGTCCTTATCTGATAGGATGTTTGGATTGATTACTACTATATCACTTCTGCCTGGAAGTGTCAACTTCTTTTGGAGTCCTGAGTTTGCCGCGAGGAGAAGTACGATAGCAAGCGGGTCGAATACTGACACTATGACTACTATCAGGTATCTCACGGTCTTATCTAGAGCCGCCTGAGAGTTTTCAGAAAATAGAAGTTGAGCAACGTATAGAAGTGGGCCGGCGTCAGCTGACGCTTGGCTTACCTTAGACCTCGCGGCGATCAGCTCCTCGCTGTACTGCTGAGACGCGGTGAGGTGCTTATTTCTAGAATCCACTAGAGCTTGCCGAGTCTTGCGCTGACTCAGCTGCTCTCTAAGTGATAGAGACGCTCGATCGTTCTTGACGAGACTCTCTATAGCCTTATCTATCGCATCTATCTGAGTCTGTTCATCGTCTATGTAAGTCTTCTCACCTGAGACCTTAGCCTCAAGCAGTTGAATCTGCTCGACGTTACCTATGTTGGCCACTATGACGTGCTCGATGTGGGCCTTGGCTAGAAACCCATATACTCCCACGTCAGTTATGACTGACAGAACGCATATCGCCGCGATGAGATATGAGCGTATCGCGACAGAGGCCACCGGCCAGTTATGTTGAACCCACGACGCCGCGACCAGCTTTCCGGCCCCGAGGACGACGCCCATTATAGTCACGGGCCAGTAGGCGCCGACGAAGAGAGTGGTAAGTCCCTGAATCGAGAAATACTCAGCTACGCCAGATAGACAGATCGCGACTATGAGGGCTATCGCGCTTACTATCATTCGGCGATTAACTTTTCCATCTTCTCAACGAACGCCTGAATGGCTGAGACTCTCTGAGAGCCGGGCCAATACACGTAGTCTTTCTCTGAATCCGCACCCAGAGCGCTGAGGAGGGGCATGATCGCCTCATGAAGATTTCCAAGCTTTTGCTTAGTCACGTCGGCGACCGTAGTGACCGTTTCAAGATGAGCCTGAAGCTCTCTTTCCTTCTGCTTAACCTCACCCTCAGTCATGAGTGAGAAGCCAAACGCGTTGTTTGAATCGTAAGTCTGTTCCACTTTTTTTCCTATCTCCATTTTCTCTTCTTTATGATCTTCGCAGTTGCACACTTTATACAGCCCGCACGAGCATCCTCCGCCTCGATCATACATAGCCACGTCAAGCTCCGGCGATTGGTTTAAAAGATTCAGGAAGAATGACATTTGGCGGACTTCCCCTGAAGAAATGGGCAATATCTGTCGGGGTATATCCCGCGAGGCCGCACCCGATCGCTGTAACCTCAAATGTCATCTCCGTATGCTCTCTAGCGAACTCAATGAAATCTCTAACATATCTCTCTATCCAATCAAGTGGAAGAGTCCTGAGGTTCGCGTCCTTAGTAGGTATGCCATACGATCTACCCATCAGTCCAGTAGACCGTCCGTACACCGCGCCCTTGTACTTTTTAGCGTAGAGCGCGGCGCCCTTTCCGTGCCTTCCAGCCAGATTGGAGCCGAAGACGAAGATACTCTCCATCAGAAGAACCTCTCAAGAGAACTCTTCTTCTCGAGAGTCCAACCGATCACGTCGACTATAGACTTAAGTGGCTCAAGAAACGCCTTATCAAACTGAAGGTTTCGATCTATGAAGTCCTCAAGTCCAAATTCAACCGGCATCCTCTCAGCTATCGATATCACGTTCTCACCTATTGGGTTTGGAAGTCTAAGGTACGCGAACTTCACCTTATCGCCATCCGATATGGGCTGAATAGTCTTGAGCCCATGCTCCCGACATAGGTGATTGAAGAGTAGAGCTCCCCTGACGGCAATTGGAGTCTTATCTCCGTATATCCTCTTATTGTCTGAGTACTTATCCATTCCGTTCACCGACCGGGGAAACGCTATGTCTTCAAACTTCAGTGCGTTGAACTCATCTCTGAACTTGTCGATAAACGCATATAGCTCTTCCTGACTTCCATGTAATATTATTCCTATGGCCTTCTTAATATTGTCTCGACAGACGTGTGGAGTTGAAGAGCGCACGGCCTCTATTCCAGACATCTTGATCTCAGGAGGATCGCACTTAACTCCCTCGATGTCCAGGGCTGAGAGAATATACATCTTTTTAGCTTTCCAGATAGATCTTCCAGCTATGGTTTCTCTCTTCATGTGCATCTTCTGCTGATATGCGCCCATTCTATGTTGAAGTTCGGCGTATATCTTTTCGAGCTTCGGGGCGATCTTCTCGCTTACGAACCTATCTAGGGCCGCGGTTATCTCGTACTTGTCTTTATCTCGACCTATCAACTCCACGATAGAGTCTAATTCAAGATAGATGGAATCAGTATCGGATGCCACGACATAGTCTATTCCAGAAGTCTTGAGTAGAACGTTGATATACTGGTTGAGCTTCTTTTCTGTCCACCTGATCGTAAGCTGACCTGAAGAAGTCACTGCCTCAGCGTGGTTGAAGTCAAACCAGCGAAAATATTGATTCGCGAGCTAGAGCGCGCCGTAGAACGAGTTGAGAGATGTCTTCATAGATAACTGAAGATTGTGATACTTCGAGATCTCATTTTTCAACTGTTCACGACGCGCTAAAAGCTCCTCCTTTCTCAAGGCGCTAACCTTTTGCACTTCCGTCATCTATCACCTCCCTCTTAAGTATAGATCAAAGTTTAACTAACTCAGCGTTTACCACCGCCAGCTCCTTCTTGGCGTTGAGCATTAGCTTCTTATACTTTACTCGTCCATCGTATAGCTTCTGCATGATCTCTGGAAGAAAACCAGACTTGTCCTTCCTATACGCGCAACCATTCGCGGCAAACGAGAAGCTCTTCCTATCATACTCTGATAGTGGATCTTCGCCCGTAAGCAGTTCATCTATCTTCGGAAAATTATGATACCTAGTTGAGAACATCTCCGGTGAGATATTGTACTCCATAATTAAATGTGGGTAGAGTGAGTCCAAATCGAGAGACACGACCCACCTAGACTCACCTATCTTCGGCTCCTTGACGTATCCTCCCATGAGGGAGTCAAACATCGTAGACTTCTTCACCGGAGGAATCACTATACCCTGGTTCATCAAGTGAGAGTGTATGATCATATCAGACGGGCGAAGGGTGGTGAGAGTATCTATATAGTTGACTTTAGCCAAGTACGCGTAGGCTACGACCTGCTCCAAAAACTTAAGCTTCTCCTCCAGCTTCTCGACTAGAATGCAGTCCCTCACGTTGTAGTCTATATACTTCGTAAAGTCTGCTCGGTATATATCCATGAGGTTTCCATACTCAGAGTAGTCCAACTTCTGCTCGTTGAGCTCGACCTTGGAGATATAGTCTAGCTTATACGACTCAGAGTTTCCAAACTTAAACTTTCTATAGAGCTGATAGTAGTCCAGAACACTGACTCCAACTATCACGTAGCTGTGATTGGTCTTATTGTGGAACGCTACCTCATTTATATCCAAGATCTTCCACGGTGAGAGTCTAAGAGTCCACGACTCACCTATAACCGCTCGTATCCTATTGATAAGATATGGAATGTCGAAGAACTCTATGTTCCATCCAGTCACTATATCTGGGGATATAGACTCCCAGCACCTCACTACCATCTGGAGAAGCTCTATCTCATCGTGGCACTTCACGTACTCGATCGATGGATCAGTTCCGAGATACTCCTCGCACCCAAATACCATAGACTTACCGCGAAACCTCAGAGTCACTGCCGTGATCTCTTGGTCCGCTCGAACTATCGATGGAAATCCTGAGTCAAACTTACACTCCAAGTCTAGAGTGATAGTTCTTATCATAGAGAAGTCGTGCTCTATTAAGTCTGGAAACTTATCGTATATGTAGAGGTATTGAAAGTTATCCAGCCCGTAGATCTCAAAGTTATCGACGTCTTTGTACTTATCTACGAACGCCTTAGCGTCCTTGATGCTCGAAAAGTTCATCTTCCCAAACTTACGACCATCTAAAGATCTATACTCTCCCGTTGGAGATGGAACGAACAGGTAGGGCTCGTACTCTACGCATTCCTTGACGCGCAGTCCCTTGTCGTATCCGCGGTAAAATATCTTGTTACCGCGCTTAAGTACAGAAGTGTAGAATTCTACCACTTGTCTCTACTCTCATTTTTAGTCACGATATCGACGTACATCATGATCGTAAGTATAGATAGAGCCATGAAGATATACAGACATGCCATCGCGACGTGGGGCTCCATAGGATTGACCTGAGCTATCCCTCGACTAGCGAGAACGTGTCCACCTATCATATTCACGTCGAGACTCTCTCATACAATAATATATCACATATATCGATCTAGTGAAAGGTCTTTCCTAGAGTCTCCTCAGAGCTGACTACGAGCTTATTACCATCTGGCTCGTAGAAATATAGAGGTGACATCTCTATGTTTCTCCACATCTCGCCGATCTCCAGGGCCCGAACGAAGGCGTTGTTCGACTCGTCTGGAAACCGCTTGAGATACTCAGTGGCATAATACGTGACGCTCTGCTCGCTGACTTTATAATACATCGGACTAGAGTCTATGTCTCAGTCAGGATTTGAAATATTAGTATCAACCATGACATGTCCCTCCTAGCGCTTGATAAATAATCCGAGGCCAACACTAATGGAGATAATATCCCATGATATCGATTTTGTCACTACTCACTAACAAGTTCGTCGGCTATGTGGTAACCTTTTTTCTGGTGTCCGGCCTACTAGTCAGTGGATATTTATACTGGAAGAGCACGGTAGAGGCTGGGGCGCTCGATAAGTTCAACCAGGCTCAGATGGCTCAGGTCGTAGCGGACAACGTTAAGCTAGCGGCTCAACTGAAGCAACTCCAGAGCGATCAAAATGCTATCGCTTCGACTCTCTCTGCAAAGAACTCTGATCTCGACGCTTCCATCAAGGCCAAGCTGAAGAACCTGAGCTCTGCCCCAAACGTTAAGGCCGATAAGCTCGCCTCCAAGATACTACGCGATCTAATCGCAAGTCTTCCTCCCACCAACTGAGGTATCCATGTTCAACTTAGTTAAGTACCTGCCTATACTAGGGCTCCTTGGTCTAGGAGCCTGCGAGACCACTCAGGCTAACTTAATTGAGACCCAATTTAAGGTCGCCGTACCACCGGCAGTGATGTATGACTGCAAGGTAGCCAAGAGACCAGCCGATCCCCAGACTCTCACTGATATAGAAGTCGGAAAATATATAGTTCACCTCTATCACAACAACGTCAAGTGCAAGCAGTCTATCGACGCTATTAAAGACTTCGAGACTAAGGCATCTCAAGACGTTGGTAAGTGAGATCAGTCATACGCGGGAACAATATCATCGTTTCCCCGCGTATCTGATTCATTTTCCACCACTATATACTTAGCTTTTGGATTAAACATCGCGTAGGCGCCGAGTATCTTTCTAGCTCGGTGAAGCCTCTTTATCACGTCATTTAGAGTTTCATGACAGGCTAAGTCATTATGCCCGCTCTGCAGATCCACGAGAACTGCCTCGAGATTAGAGTCTATAGCTCTATCCACGTGTATCATGACATTATTCCCAGACTCATCTGGAACGAAGTGAGTCTCAAGCTCTGGAAATAGAGCCGATCGAATTTTGTCTAGCTCGACGTTGGGTCTCTTCGATCGAAACCACCGCATCCATCTCATCTCTTCACTCTACCTATAGTGTACTTCGACTCGAGAATATAGTCCCTCTTCTCTGAGAAGGATATAACCTTAATCTGAGACATATCGGCGAGCGGAGAACTGATCTTCTTCAGAGACTGCTCTGGAATTTTAACCAATCCCCACTCTGCTAGAAGCCTAACTATTCTGTTGCGTCTGGCGATGTCGTCTTCAGTAAAGTTAGTCTCTCGATCGTCGAGAGCGAACATCTCCTTAAATGATACGATAAAGTACCTACCGCGGCGATGGAAGATGTGGCAGGACTGAAAGAGTTTCTTCTCTCGCCTAGAAAGAATACCTACTCGCGAGAGAGTCTCCTTGATCTTTAAGAAGTCTTCTGGATCTATCATAACCTCTACTAGAGACTCAAAAACTGTCTCATTCATCTAACTCCAGCCTTTTCTTGATTATTTTCTTCTGCTCCGGAGTAAGTATCCTACACGCTTCGCGGGCTCTTACTGTACTATATTTATAGTACAGTCTAACTTGCTCCAAGTATGGCTCGAGTAAGCCCTCTTTCTTCTTAGCAAATCTTCTTCCGCGGGGAATGGAATTGAATAGATAGTCGTACTGAAGCTGATTGTCCAGTCCGTACCTCAGGTTCATCTCATTCGAGTATAGAACCGTGTCTGGAAACGCCGACAGAGATCTGTTCATGCGCCACGCGGAATATCCGGTAATGTCACCCACACGGTTCTTCGTGTGGATGGAGTTCTCAAACCGCCAGTCGTATTCATACCGACTCTCTGACATCACGTCATTCTAATCAAGGCGTCAGTGATCGTAACACCTGGAGTCTCTTCATCACGCCATATGCCAGTGGAAGCGTCTCCACCCGCCCTGATAACGACCCAGTACCTGACTCTGTATGGAAGCAGCATATACGCGACGTACATGCAGAAGCTGTCCCATAACTCATCCAACTTAGAGACCACCTGCCAACTCATCTTTGAACCTCATGCAAAACCAGTTACTATAAATGGTCAATATCTTTCAAGCATTAAAAAAGCTAAAGCGGCGTGCACTCGACCATAACTTCCGTGATAAATGCCAAGAGATTGACCTCCTGGTCTGCGACGAAGGCCGATTGATACTGATACTTTGAGAGAGTGAGTATAAGCATAGGGATGGACGCCTGGGTGAAGTAAGTGGAGCACTGCTCGTAGAACTTCCTGTATATTCCCACGACGTCGTTATTCATGTTCTGGATCACCCACTGCCTGGCGCTGGAGTAATCCTTGTTCTTGATGTATATAATCAGCTCTGAGAATACCTCGTCCGTCATGCGAGCGAGTATTCCCGTGTCGATCGTGCCAGACGCTGAGTAAGTCTGGAGCTCATTTAGCACTCTTCTCCAGTCTGGAAAATGCTTGGTGATGAGCTCTGCGACTATCGGCTTTTCAAACTTCACTCCCTCGTTGGATAGGATCGCGCAGGTCCTATGAAAGAAGGCCGACGCCATCTTTGCCTTCTCTTTGGAGTCGAAAGTAAACTCTACGAGAGAGCACCTCGAGTGAAGAGCTGGAATGATCTTATTCTTATAGTTGCAGGTAAACATGAACCCGCAATTTCCAGAATACTCCTCCATAAAGTTTCGGAGAGCGGGCTGCGTTGAATTTGGATTGAGAAAGTCGGCCTCGTCGAGTATGACGTACTTCCTACCCCCGGTAAGTGACACTGAGGAAGCAAAGTTCGCGATCTGATTTCTCAGAGTGTCGATGTTTCCGTCGAGAGATCCATTTATCACCATATAGTCTATGCCGAGCTGCTCGCACATAGCTCGCGCCGTGGTGGTCTTTCCTACTCCAGATGTACCCGCGAGGATCAGGTTCGGAATGGCCCCATTCTTGATGAACTCTCTAAACGACACTTTTATGCGATCTGGGAGTATGGTATCATCGATAGTCTGAGGTCTATACTTTTCTACCCAGAGAAATTCATCAGGATTCGATTGCATCGGGGTAAGTCCTTCTCAGATAATCACGATCCTGCTGAAGCATGCTCATGAGAGTGCCCATAGTATCATACTCTCGCCGATACTGCTTACTGTCTCGAAGTTGGAAAAAACCGCGATATAGCGCGGCGATCGAATTTTCGATCAGTTCTTCGGTGGCGTCGGCTGGCTCTTCAGTAGTCATGACAGGTCTCCTCAGGCGTACTGCGACTTTTCCTCAAGTGCGATATAATACTGAAGTTTTCTAGACTTAGACGTGAAGTGCGATATTCCCTCACAGATCGTCACGTCGTATGCATCTGGAAGCATCTTCAGGTTATCGTACCTGAAGATAGCTCTGAACTTCTTTTGCGTCTCTCCGACCACTAGCGAAAAAGTGTCTCCAAATGAGTTCTTAATGTCGAGAGCCGTAATAGTTACGGTGTTACCATCGCCTATTATCGCCAGGTCTGAAAGCCCCATCACGGCGTGAGCCTTGGCGATCGACGGAAGGACATCCTCGTTAAGTGAGAACTTCACCACCGCGGGTGGAAGATTGAGGCCATCGGCTTCCGGTGGCATGGGCTTGACTCGTGGATCTCCGTAGACGTAAGTCAGCGACCAGCTTTCGGCATCAGATATCTTTACAGTCTTATCTCCAAACTCTAGATCGGGATCAGACATGAGAGACATCGACGACAAAAACCTGTCGAGCTTCGAGATCGCAAAGGTCGTCGGAAAGTTCGTAGCCACCTCGGCTACTCCAAATATGCTTTTTGAAGCCGAAAGCGTCTTGAGAATTCGACCCTCTCTAATCAGAATCATGGGATTGATAGCAGCGAAATTCCTCAGTACTACCAGCGTATCTTGATCTATCTTCATATGTTTCTCGCTCTCTATGATATATCGCGATATATCATAGAGTCTCTATGATATAACATAATATATCACCAACCTACCGCGGTGTCAACTCACTTATTTCTAGAACTATATGCGGAGTTTATAACTCCGGCGTGGATCGCCCAGGGCCACTTATCGTTGATTAGAGCGGCGGCATCGTCACCATCTAACTCTATCCTATCTGACATAGAGTGCTCTAGAAGTGAGATGTAGTGCTCATACCTACTTGAGACATCCACTGGGGCTATAGTAGAGAAGAACTTATTATAGGCATCTTGTATATTATTTGCAGTTGCCGAGCCCTTCAAACTAGCCTTAGCTACCTTGATGAGTTTTTTCAAAAGTTCCTCGCGATCTTTGTAATACACATTGACGGCAGTATCATACTGCTCAGATCGTAAGGACTGATGCTTCTTAAGTTGAAGCAACAGCACGTCCTTGTCATATATCGCCCGGATGTTTAAGTTTCCAGTATCTCGCGTTGAATCGATATGCATCGTGTTACACTCCATTTCTTTAGATTATCTTACCATACGCGGCATGTCCAGCATCCCATAGTCTAGTATATCCTGCCGCGATCATGTTTTCAACTTCGGTCTTATCTTCATCAAAATTAGGAAGAGAATTCTTTAACTTATGTTTTTGACATGAGTATCTCGACGCTCTATCCCCAGTAGTCGAGTTAAAGTATTGATAAGACGGACTAGTCTCTTTAATTAAAGAAAAACCCAGAGTTTCATATACCGCACCGGTGAAGAACCTCCTATCACAGTAGCTGATCATGCTACCAGACACTCTCTTAGAGATCTCTGACATCATCTTAGCCGGACCACCAACCACAGTAGTTCCGATCGCACTAGCAAGTCTTAGAAGTTCTAGGTCAAATCTCTTATTAAACCTAGGTCTTCCAACCGTCATCACGGATACTAAACTTTTCTTATGGAGAAGTCCGACTGCTAGAGAGTGTCCCACACTTCCCTGTACGTGATTCTCCTCCAAAAAGTTACTCGCCACTCTCTTGTCTAATACCTCTATCTCACACTCTCTAGCCCATATCCTAGAGTTACGCCCCAGTGATGAAGTGATAATAGACTTAATCTTATCAAAGTTTTCGTCTATCTCATAGTCATATGGCTGAAGTAGTCTTATTCCTAACTCTCTGCACTTAAAAAACTTATCTCTATGATAGAACTTAAATTCATCACCAGAGTGCCAGTAGGCCCCATTTACCTCTATAGCTAACTTATTCGACCCAACGTATATGTCCAACTCTTTTGGAGAGATTATAGTCCTATCGTTAGTAGAATACTCTACTCCAATTGACGAGAGTAGGTCTCTAATCTTTCTCTCATATCTAGACTCAACTCTACTCTTATCTAACTCTATCTCGTTGAGATGCATGTACCTCTCAATGCAAGTTCTCTTCACTCCCAGAACGGTTCCTATCTCGGAGCAAGATAGACCACTACCATGGTATAGCTCTTGAAGCTGAGACCTCGAGAAATTTTTCTTTCTAAGAGATGAATTGTGTGTCACTCCGTATCTCTCGAGTAAAGTTCTAGAGCTCTTCTCTCTTACGGCGTCGACCTCAAATGCCGACCTAAACCCATGCCTCGCCGCGGTAGTATTCATTCTCTGATGAGAGTTATTCCAACTCTCATCCCCATGGCGTCGGAGTGAGGTCTCCCTCCTCTTAGATATCGTATCAGGATGCCTCATTGAGCATGAGGTAGAGCAAAACTTACTTGAGGTTCTACCATTAAGCTCCACGTCGCACGTGAGGCATCGCTTAAGTGGCAAGTCCCGCGCTCTTCTTGTTCTTCTTAGCCCTGCGAGCCAACTTCTCCTGCTGCTTTGATGGTACAGCCGCGGAGTCGATCTTGTCTGGAACCGGCAGCTTGTTCAGCTTCGATGGGTCGGCGGTAGCGGCGGCGCCGATCGCGGCCAGGTCAGCGAGAGAGCCACCGAAGATATACGTACCGACGTGACTCATCTGCATCCACGGGCAGAGCCAGGTCTTGAGCCCGATCGCGTGTGCTTTCTGACAAAACCAATAATCTTCAGACAGATATCTCTTCGTCGACGCCTCTCGTCGCATATTGAAGTTCTTTATCATGTCATATATGACTGAACCAACGGACGACTCAGGAGCATCCGAACCTACTGGAAATTGTAGATACTCTTCGATCTGATTCTTAAGTTCGAGAGGATCTGGAACGTCCATCTCGGCCTGAAAGAACTGCATGATAGGACGCGAGCCATCGAAGTGCTGAGTCCTAACGTGATCCGGCCTATAGAAGTACTGCGGATAGCTCTCGCAGAACTTATCCATGGCCTCGCGCTTCATCATCATGAAGCCAGTTCCGATCTCAAGTACTTCAGCGGGCTCCGAGATGAGTATATTTCCAGTTCCACCCTTGGGATTAAAGACGTAGTCACCCACGAACTTCTCTAGAGTCTGCGGGTCTTTATCTGCGAATCCCTTATCTACCGCGGTCTTGATCTTCTCCCAGGAGATACACTTCTTCGGGTATGGTCCTCCGACGATATCATAGTCATTGCCCTCCATATTCTGAAGAGCCATGAGGGCCAGAACGTCCTGCGGGTTGAAGCCGATATCGGCGTCGATGAACATCATGTGACCAAACGGGCGCTTCTCAACTTCAACACCCTCTTGGTTCTGGACGTTGATCGTCATGCGCATGAACTCATCGCAGCAGTAGTTTCGCGCACGAGGAATAAGCGACTCGTTGAACAAGAAGTGAAACACCAGAGGTATGTTGTAGTGCTTAAACATCGCGGACATATCGGCGCATGATTTAGCAAATATTCCAGAACACATTCCACCATACATAGGCGTGGATACGAACAGGCCTCTCTTCTGAAGCTTACTAATATCTAGAGGTATCTGCAAGGCTTACTTTACTCCCTTATTCTGGCTGAGCTCCATCGCGTGTAGAGCGAATAGTATGAAATGCATCGCCTTGAAGGCGTCTTTTCGAGCGGCCGCGTAATCGCCCTTTTTTCCCAATCTCCAGAGATACTTCATGGCAGTATCCCTCGAGCTAGTAACGGCAGATCCGAGAGCTATCCAGGCGTCCATGCACTGAATCGCGTCTCCAGAACTATCTGTAGAATAATGCTCAGAATAAGTAGAGTCTACGATGGCCTTAAGCTGAGCTATCGTCTGATCTTCAGAGTACCTATAGTTCATAAAAATATCTCCAAGTTGGATTTTATATCATCCATATCATCAAGTGACTTACTCGCGTTATGCTGGAACACGTAACTTGAGTTGATCATGTTACGACGACCCTCTAGATAAGCCCTCACTTCTAGAGCCATATCTCTCGCGGTACTCACCGGAACATTTTGACAGATATGATTCACTGACTTTTCTGGGTCGAGCAGTTCAAAATCCAATGGTAAGTTCATTATGGTCATCGCCTCGCGATAGCTGATGTACCTATCTTGGTGGGGATGAGTCAGCATAGTTGGATAGTGTCCCACGAAGGCGCCTATGTGCCCCTTAGGTACGATGGTTCCTCGCCTCATTATGGAACCACCGGCCTGGAGTTTCTCATGCCTCCGAAGGCACCTGTCGCGCTCCTTGGGATATCCATTAGATCCCATCCACTCGGCTATCTCTGGATACGCGTGAGTCTTCTCTATGAATGAGACGATATCGTTGTTTCGTATTTTTGCGGATGGAACTAGGTTGAAGAACTCTAGATGAGATATACCACCGTACATGTGCTCCAGAACAAACCGATAGTATGGATCTCTAGATGGGATCTTCCCATTGATAGGGGTTGTCTGAAAGTTTGATCTACCGGCGGAAAGTATGGTATCCTCGATCTTCTCATGCTCTCGACTGAAGTACGACAGCTCCGGGCAGCGATCGCCCTTCCAAAAGAAGAAGAAAGCTCGAGAGCGAACTTGCGGCATCCCATGTAGTATAGACTTGGTCGAGTATACGGACATCGCGTAGCCGGCATCGTGAGCTATCGCCCGCATACGCTCTCTGATGTCTTTACCGATATTTCCCGCGAATCCCGGCGCGTTCTCTCCCCAGAATACCTCTGGACTCATCTCAGTCAAGACATACTGAGTCGTCTTAATCAACCACTTGTTGTTTTGATTGCTAGTTCCATATCCATGAGACAACTGAGATAAACCGGCGCATGGACACACGCTTCCAACGACGTCGAGCTTACTCGGCTTACCCCCGTCATCTAGAACGACGTATGGTACTTTAGCTCCCAGATTTTTCTCATAGTAGTTGATGAGATGCCTGTCGTTACCATAAAATGGCTTGAACGATATAAGCTCTTCGGATAGTCTTCCGAAAGCCATATCGGAGCCCAGCGTCAGCCCACCTATAAGAGGAATTATGGTGCCGTGCTTAATCATTAAAAAATGTACTCAAATCTGCCCTATCCATCACTTTGGAAAGATCCATTACTGTAGTTCTCTTCTTTCCCTCAAAGACCGAAAAGATCTTATCACTAAACTGCTTAAAGCCTACGGCCGGAACCTGACCATTTGATATTAAGCTCTCCCATTTAGCGGTCACTAAGCCACCGGCCGTCTGACCATAAACGTGGTCTAGAAAGTCCCTGACGCCATTAAACTTACCTGGGTCCTTACCGATCCTGACGATATCATCGAGCATCGTCGGAAGATTGATGTTGGAGTTGAACTCACTCTTTATGAATGCTAATCCCGACTCCCTATATTTATCCTGCTCTGATGTATTATCGGCGATATCTACCAACTTTTCTGCAGTAGCGCGAAGATCACTCTTATCAGACCAAATAGCAAGGTGGTCTATAGAGTCGTATGTCACTCCAGAAGATGACATATTATGCGCTCCATAGTGGGAGTCAAATACTGGAATCGACCCACACGCTATCATTTCAATTTGAGTATTCTCCATGCGATCACCATAGTTCTCTGGCTGCTTTGGAAGCCTAAAGAAAGACGCGCAAAATAGAGATTCCGCTATATATCTCATTCCATTGGAATGAGTATACGGGCCAAATACCGGAACTTTGGGTGGATTAAAGTCGTAGTCTCCATCAAACTTTAAGGAATAGACCGTATTATGGTGTCCCCAGTCTTCTGGAGGAGGGCCGCCTTTATAGGACGCTATGGGGCCGCCGACGATGTCAGCCTTGGCTCCAATAGACTTCTCTATGCCATGAATCAAGCACTGGAACTTAGGGTCTATCTCGAATAAGTGATCTGCTAGGTCTAGCACTCTTCTAGGATCTTTCATCGTCGACCATCGCCCGACGTACGTCAGCCTCTTAGCCTTATCAGCGAGCTTAACTGAGTCAAAATACTTTTCCTTGAGACCATCTACGTCGGTCCATATCTTAAACCTGCGGACGCGATCTCCCACTACCTTTGACGGAAGTATCTTTGTGATATTTTGAGCGAACCAGACTTTCTCAGAGAAGACATATATCAAGTCTGACTCATTGAGGATGGGAAGCCACAGTGGAAAACAGTCGATGTTTGGCTGAATTATCTCGTTCATCACCGAGACGACTATAGCTTGGGACGCCGATAGTGATCGAACAAGATCGTAGTAGAACGAGATTGAGGTAGACGCAAGATGCTTAAATGATGGTATCGACTGTAGGATGACGACATCATACTCTGTCAGTCTCTTCGCTACGGTCTTCATTTCTGATGGCTTGAATCTCACTACCGTACCGGAAAATGGATGTCCTGATGCCCTGGCGAACGAGCGCTCGACCAATTCAAACACGTCGAACTGCATTCCGACTCTGATAGCCCAATTTTGAAACTCAACGCCGGACCGCTGAACTCCACATCCATCAAACCCCTTTCCAAATACCATAGCAATCTTCATCGCTCGCTCTCCATCCATTCCTGATAAAGTTCACACGTCATATGAAGCGAAGTCATCATCTATATAACATTAGTCGATGTTATCCTTCGCTCGACACACTCGATCTCTCAACTCCGACGATGAAAATGGATGCTTTCTCGAGTTAAACTCAATCGGACATAGATCGGCGCCTGTCGTCACGGACCCGAGATACTCCTCTCCAACGATCCTAACGTCCGGCTGTATCATGAGTATCATATTCTCGAGATCTCTCTCATCACTGAAAGGAATGATCTCATCTACGTACTTACACCCGGCTACCTGAACGTACCTCTCCATCATAGATTGAACCGGCGCATTCTTGGTCTCCGGCCTATCTATGGTCGGATCTACCAAGAGCCCTACTACAAGATAATCGCACTTCTCCTTGGCCTGCTGAAGCATCATGACGTGCCCGGCGTGAAACAGATCGAATATCGACGACGTCAGACCTACGATAGGCTTTCTACCAAGAGCGGCCTCAAGTTTTTTCTTATCAAGAAATATCTAACTCTCCTGTGAGTGAGAATTTATTCGTACATATCTTATGCGCGTAGACCAACCGGCGAATGGCGCAATATACTAGAGTAAGCTCCTCGACATTCTGACTGGAAGCATCAGAAGCGATAGCTCTCAACTTATACTTTATCATCCTGACTAGGTGTAGTACGGTAAGCATAACCAATAGTGGTGACGTTAAGCCATCATTAGCCAATATATTCAGGCAGATATACTTATTATGGACAGGCCTGTAGTCGCTTCCAAGTCTCCACTCCTCATATCCTATGCATGACTGCAGTATCTTACTAAAGTCAAGTAGATAAGAAGAGTATAGTCCGGGAGGAGAATTAGGATCTATATAGCACAACTCATCACTTTGTGTGACTATAACATTTCCAAACGTAAGGTCTCCGTGACACATCGACCTATTATCGTTCATCACTTCATGAGTTTTGAGATCATTGATCCAGTCCCAGATGTATTCCCTCTCTGGAACATCACTGAACGCGAAGTGATCGCCGATCCTGGAGACCATCGTTTCCCAGAGAGGAATATCGCTCAAGTAGTTCGATGAGCAGTTCCTAACCGAAGAGATAAGCTCCAACATGAGTCTCTCTATCCTAGAGTGATACTCAGTTGTTACGATCTCCTCGTTGAGAGACCTTCCCTCGACGTACTCCATATCTAAGGTATCGCCAAAGAAAGCATTTACTCTCGGCGACTTATAGAAGAAATTATTTTCTTTACGAAGCCTCGCGGCGGTCTTATACCAATCATACTGATGCCTAAGGTCTGGTCCAAACTTCAGGACTCTGTCACCAAACCTAGTTATCTTTGCGCCGGAACCACCTGAGAAATTTTCAGTCTTCATAGACACTAATTCGTCGGGTCGAATAGCCTTATCATCAACGTAGTAGACTGCCAGTGGCTTTCCAAACTTAAGAGTGGTGTACTTAACGTCGTGTACTGACAACCACGCCTCAAGTATCGGCCTATTGTACTTCTCGATAGCCTGAATGTCCCCGTCGAACGTATACATGCCCCTAGCCGTATATAGGACTATATTTACTCCGGCGTCGTATAATTCGTTTATCCTCTGAATGACGTCAGTCTTGGGTATCGCGTTAGCGTAGTCGCGGTGGTCTACAGTCGTCGATATAGTGTCATCGACATCGACTACTACAGTTACTGGAGCCATCATCTAAAAATTCCCTGCACTTAGACAGTTGGTTTGCTATATACTTTTCATCGTTTATCTGTCTATTGAGACCAGATGGATGTGGAAGCTTGAAGTGTGATATATTTATGCGGGATAGACAATCGGATGCTAGATTTCCTAAGCATATTATATGACTGTGGCGCGCGACAAGCGAGAGAAGTCTCGTGAAGTCGACGTCGGACAAGCGAAACTTTCCAGAAACCAGCGAGCAGTTGGTAAAATTAAACTGCTCTACGCCGATAGACGCCATCCAGGCGTGCAGTCTGTATATAGTAGAGTTAACAGACCTCGGATTACTTGTTCCTGGATTCTGCCCCACCACTAGTATAGTCATCGATGTGAAACACCATGCAAGATACACCGGACTCACTCAACATCTCGATGGCAAGCTCTGATGAATCTCTCCACTTGTCTGATATACTGCCTTGATAATTCATAACTACGCGCTTAATACCCACCTGTATGACCGCCTTAGCGCACTCGTGACACACCGGAAGCCCATGGACGTAGAGATCGGCTCCGTCGAGAGACTGTCCCGTGAAACACGCGTTGTAGATGCAGTTCTGCTCGGCGTGTATGATATATTGGTACTTAACCGCGCGATCATTAAGCCTCTGCTCAGTGTCCTTGAGACCTCTAGGAATACCATTATATCCAGACGATAGAAACTGCTTTCGATCTGGCCTGACTGCGACGCACCCTACCTTGGTCGACGGGTCCTTGGACATCTTAGACCAATTCTTGGCCTCTGAGAGAAAGTGATTATCCCACCTATTGATTATCACTTGACCCACTCCGACGTAGGATACGCGATCCTATAATCGGTCTTAGGTATAGTGTAATATCCAGTCATATCGTAGTGATGCAGTAGGTAGAAGTCTCTCTCATAGACGTGAAGTGATCCTACCTGCCAGATCAAGTCACCAAGCGAGTAGTTATTTGACTTAAAATTATAATTTAGATCGGCCAGGAGCTTTCTCCGGACGTGGTCCTGCCAGGCTCTGTCGTTTCTATACCCGAACGTGACGTCGTTAGACCTCATATTGACGATGGTGTGAAGCATATTTTCTCTGATGAGATACTGTACAGTATTCGTGCAGATAAAGTCTGACATACCGTCCCAGTTGTAGTCCTCCCATATCTCAGGACGAGTATATATGGCGATGGCTCTTCTAGAATCTGGACTGTTGATAAGCTCAGTCAGTACGTTGTCATACTGACAAAAATTTTCTCTAGAATAGAGAAGATACCCATAGTTCGAGTTGATCTTTCCATCGGAGCTCGCGACCTTCTTCCATATCTCAGGTACCTTACCAGGGATATCTGCGACGAATAGAGACTGATTCTCGTACCACTCGATCTCCCTCTCGATATACTCAGCATTTGGAGCGCCGAAGATCGTGATGTCGGAGGCCGAGAAGGAGTAGCCGATCAACTCAACTACTCTGCCGCCGGACTTATCGACTACGAACTTTTCGTCAACTAACTTACGAGAGAGATCTTGACGAACGTTCCATATATTATTCATACTGACTCCATCTCTAATATCATCAGCCTACCATTAGAGTCTTCTACAACTGACGTTAGAGACTCAACCCAATCTCCAGTATTGATATACTCAACTCCATCTATACATTTTATAATAGCATGGTGGATGTGTCCACATATTACACCATCTACGCACATCTGTCTAGCGTAGTCAGTAACTAATTTTTCAAACTTTGATATGAAGTTAATAACCGACTTCACTGAGTCCTTACCATATTGAGCTAATGACCAGTATGGCATTCCGAACAGCCATCTGACGTCATTCATGTACTTATTCAGGACGAATAGAGCCTCATAGAGGAAGTCGCCGAGATGCATCATCCATTTAGCTCTAGTCATAAAGACGTCGAACTTATCTCCGTGAAGTATGAGATATCTCTTTCCAAAAGAAGTCTCAAATAACACTTCGTCAACTACAGAGATCGAGCCTAATCCTATGTTGAACTCAGTTCTAGAAAACTTACGTAAAAACTCATCGTGATTTCCCGCGACCACATACACCTTAGTACCGAGTGAGGCCTTCTCAAGTATAAGTTGAACTATTTTAGTCTCGTACTTACTCCACCTCCACTTGGACTTCAGTGCCCACCCATCTATCACGTCGCCGACTAAGAATAGAAAGTCCGACTTCGTCGACTTTAAGAAACTCAGCAGAGCCTTACTGTTGGCGTACTTCATCCCCAGATGCGCGTCTGAGATGAATATAGACCTATAGTATGATGGTTTAGTCAGGTCTAAAATCCTCATACTCGCGAGTCACTTCCCTACCACCCGTAACAGCCAGGTAGTTCTTGACGTACGCTAGGGTGGTGTTAAATATACCCTGCTCGCGAAGTCTACGAGACGATGAGTATATCCACATCGCCGGAATAAGTCTAACACTACCGAAATTAGACAACCTTCTAGCGAGGTCCGTGTCCTCACCGTAGAATGGAATGTTAGTAGAATGACCACCGGCCGCCGTCAGATATTTGCGCTTGAGGATGAAGTTGCCACCCTGAAGCGTCGGACCTATAATCATATTGGCAACTATATTCATAATGTAGAACCCGGCGGCGCCGGCCTTGACCGGAAGGCTCATATCACTAAAATACAGCGGACCAGACACGACCGCGATATTTGGGTTCTCCACGAGTTGTACGATATTGTCAAGCCAGTTAGGTGGAACTATATTATCAGCGTCGATATAGGCGTGATACTGATACCTAGCAAAATCAGCTCCACGCTGACGGGCTCTAGTGACTCCCTTTTGAGACTCGAAAACTACACTTATCGGACACATCGACCTACTATCTTCAGTCGCCACCAGAGCGGCCTCGACATACGTCCGATCTGTAGAATTATTATCTACGACGATGATCTCAAAGTCACTTATAAGCCCGTCGAGCATCTCGTCCCTTGAGAATCTCTCGCACTCATCGAGAATCGACCTGACACACTTAGCTATACTCTTCTCCTCGTTATACGCGGGAATTATAAAGCTGATGCCACCCAAGTTTAAACTCCTAATGTTTCAATAATAAACCTAGTGCCATTCCAGGTTGAGATCGTCTAAGAATTCACTCTCGACGCTCAAGTCTATGGACTCGGGCGCGGGATGCGCGGGTTTGAGCGTCGAAGTAGTCGTCGAAGTATGCGGCTTGGTGAGGAGGTCATTAAATATGTCCCTAGACTCATCTTGCCCATCCATCTTCCCCCTAAGCCATGACACAGCAAATGAGGCATAGTTTATCAAGTCTTTGTATGTGTCCTCAAGTGACTCATTATTGGGTGTATTTCCAGACTCGATCAGCGACTGAGCCCTGAACATCTTTCCCATCATGATATCATGGATGGTGTCGATTCCACGGCGGTAGTGATCCGCCTGTCTCACTCGCGAGTTAGGGTTCTGATAGTCATGAGACTTTTTTCTCATGATGTCAATGCACTCATGAAGCACGTTCATCGCTTCTGTGTTTGAAGCGTCAGATTTCTCGATCTGTGTGATGATCTCACAGTCCCTACATATGTTTTCTTCATACTGACCTTGAAGATAGATCGCCTGATAAATCTCCACGTCAGTCTTACCACCGAGCCATTTCTTTACTTCGGGCTCGATCCAGTCAGCGATCTGACTGGCAGACATATGGAGCATAGAGTCTAAGTTATAAAAACTGACAGCATGTTGAATAGCCTCATTCAAAGTAGTACTCATCATATCTCTCCAACTCGTATATACTTACGAAAATATGCCCTCGAGCATTCCATGATTGGACATGTGACTCGGGCCGCACCATCCAAATGGCTTGATGAGATCTGGCAGATTGAGGGGATTTGGTCGAGAGGGCTTTACCCCTGGAGCCTTTCTCATGTTCGCGTTGTGAACGGCGATCCAGGCCTTCGCGGTATCGACTCCAAACGTATCGAGCGTTCCAAGAGCGACTACGATAATATCTACAAGCGCGTCGACAACGTCCTCTGCTGTCGTCGAGGAGTCCAGTTCGGCCATCTCCTCACGAAGGAAGTTCTTTCTGAACTCGAGAAGTTTCTTAAGCTGATCTTTATCAAACTCAGCTACTCTCTTGGTGAACTCATAGAAGTCGTGCATCCCACGTATATCACCGATCATGTCGGGGTGAGAGTACGCCATATTATTCCTATGCAATTCCATCTAAACTCGCTCCATTTTCTGAATTCCAATCATCTATCATAGCTTCAATATCTATCCACTTCACCAGCGTGCTATCACTCGAAGTCATATTCTTATCCCAAATATACCAGCAGTACTCGAGCATTCCACCAGTGTGATCCCGCGCGTTCGAAGAGGCGGCCATCTCCAGCGAGCAATTTATTCTTTTGGGAAACACTAGTACAGCAGTCGGAGGATTTACACTGAAGATCGACTTATATCTGCTTTGACTATTCATGAACTGCATTCTACAGAACATCGCGACGAACGGAACTTTACTCCTCAACGCTCTCACTAAGAACCGCTCGGCCATCCTATTCTTATAGGGTGGATTGGTGATTATGGCACTTGACCAGTTTGAAAAACTAGTAAATCTAGTATCTGAAGAGTCGAGAAAGTCTACGCCATCAAGAACTTCTACCAGAGAATTCTCATACTTAAACTTATCAGTAGATAACACGTCGTGACCTAAGCGCTTAAGCTCAGCGGAGATATGTCCCATTCCCGCGGCGGGTTCCCATATGAATTCTGGAATATAATCCCAGTTCTTAACTAGGGAGTACGTCGCGAGGGGAGGCGTGGGATAGAAATCATTATCCTGCCTCTCTACTCCCCTCTTGTTTCCAAATCCGACTGTTGTAGCGAAATATGAAGTCAATTTTGAATTATCCAGTCTGGAACTTCTCTGTTCTTATATTTCAATAGATGTCTCTTATGGGTGTTATAGTACTTTCTATAAGACCCTACTACGTCTTCGTCGATGACGCAGTCGTCAGCGACGCATGGCACTATCACCGAGAAGTCGACTTCTCCGACGAATTTTTTAACGTTCAGCGGAGGTGACTGCAATTGATAGAGCATAGACGAGCACTTGTGCTCTCTCCCATATCTGAACTTATACTCCACGAGAAGCCCATGAAAATGATCCGCTAGCCACCAGTAGTTATCGACTGACTCTCGACACCACTTAGCGCACGGATGATTGACGTGCGTCTTCTTATAGAAGACCAACTCGCGTTCGTCGGGCAGAGGATCGCCGTCTGCTACTCTATGCGCCGTGGAGAGAAGCTGAGCCGTTTCTAGAACCATCTTAACGACGTGCTTATCACACATCATCCTGGCTGCCTCCCAGGGCTCCTCGTGAAGAAAAAATATGTTCATGTGATGATACTACCACCATTTTATCAGATTGTAAATCACTTTCTTATGTACTTCATCAGGCCGATGCCAGAATAATCAACTTCGTGAGCGTTCTTTATCGCCCTATCCAGAGTTATCCTATTAACTAGACCCTCGAAGAACACCTTTCCATCGAGGTGCATCAGCTCGTGCTGTATGACTCTAGCCGTAATACCGGTATACTGGGCCGTGTCGACATGCGAGTTTGGTAAGGCAAACCTGAGTCTAATGTGAAGAGGTCGGCGGATTGGAACTACTAAGTGTGGATAGGTCACACACGCTTCGTTAAACTTAAGATCTTCTGCTGAGAAAGTAAGCAGTCGCGGATTGAAGAACACGAAGTTCTCAGGAGAGCCCCTCATGGCGAATATTCTATAGGGTACGCCGACCTGATTCGACGCGAGGCCGACCGCTCCCGTTTCATACATAAAATGCACGAGCTCAGACGCGAACTCAATGGGATCGAACGGTGGGTTCGCGAAGTCAAACTCTTTAGTTGGAGTTGACAGTACTGGATCATCGTACCTCACTAGTTCCATGACTCATCCTAGCATATCTGTGAGAAGTTCTTCACCTTCTCGAACCTTATGATCTGGTTGAACCTATCTACGAGCTGCTCCTTATGAGAGATGACTACTATGTTGCTCTCTGACGAAGCCTGCCTAATTATCTCCATGACTCCATCTATGGCCGTGGCGTCGAGAGATGAGTCGAATACCTCGTCAAGTATCAGCAAGTTTGTCGACGCGGAGTTTCTCATCTTAGATATCGCCCTCCACGTGAAGAGCAGAGCTAGGTCTATTCTCTGCTTCTCGCCCTCTGAGAACGAGAAGTACGAGTACTCATCTCTGTGCCTACTTCTGATCTTCTCATCGAAATTCTCGTCTAGCTCAAACTGAACGGTCATCTCCATGACCGAAAGGTACTTGTTTATCAGCCTGTTGATAATGGGAACGTACTGCTTGACTATCTTAGCCTTTATCCCGCCATCCTTAAGTAGGGCCGCCAGCACGTTGAAGACCTGCTGCCTATCATTAAGAGTCTTCTGACGCTGCTCGATCTCTCTAGACTCTTCCATGAGAGCGCTGAGGTTGGTCGTTAAGTCGACCTCACTTCTCTTTGATATTCTCTTAAAATCTGACTCTAGACTGCTTATGTACTCTAAAAGAGATGATAACTTCATCGATCTTCGAGCGATCTCTATGTTTATAGAGCTGACCATGGATCTTACCTCGTCCATAGCCTTGATCTTATCTTCTCTTCCCGAGATTTCTAGATCGATCTTAGATAGACCAGACTCAAGTTCGTCTAGTACTATCTGCTTTTCCCCGATAGACTCATCCCTGAAGTGCTCGTCTATAGGTCTCTTGCACGTAGGACACGTCGTATTCTTCTTGAAGAAATTAACGTCCCGGTTGATAACTGATCGATTGGCTTCGATCTTGTGCTTAAGTCCTAGCACGAGCTCAAGTTTTGACTTAGCGTCTGTATAGTCCGGCTGAAAGAACGGCAACTTTTCACTCTTAAACTTCAGCTCGTCTATCTCTCTGGAGGTAGACTCCATCTCGGCCTGAGTGCGACTGATGAGCTCGCTTTTCTCGGCTAAGAGCAGCGCTACGTCCACCGCGCTCTCATCCTGCTGCTTGCGAACGTAATCGACCTTGGCCGCAACTATCCTCTTATCGGAGGTTATCTTTATAGCCTCTTCCTGAAGCTTCTGCACCCTATCCCTAAGCAGTGAGTTCATCTTAGTAAACACCTGCAGGTCGAGGATGTCTTCGACTATCTCTCTCCTCCTTCCAGCTGGAAGCTGCATGAACGGCTGAAAGGTCGCGGCTCCAAGTACTACCACCTGAGAGAAGGTCTTATGACTCATCTTGAGTATAGACTTCTCAAATACCGTCTGATAGTCGCGAGCGTCGGCAGACTGATTCAAGAGTGAACCAGACACGTAGAGTTCGAATACGCTCGGGCGCATGCCGCGAACGACCTTATAGTTGCTCGCGCTGATAGTGAACTCCAACTCTACTACGAGGTTCTTTCCCGTGATAGAGTTTATAAGCTGAGGCTTGTTTATATTTCTAAACGGCTTTCCGAATAGAGCGAATGAGATCGCATCCATAAGCGAGCTCTTACCCGAGCCGTTATTACCCAAGATAAGAGTAGACGAGTGAGAGTCTAGCTCTATCTCAGTAAAGTCATTGCCAGTCGAAAGTAAGTTCTTATATCGCACTCTACTAAAAGATATCACCCACTTACTCCATCGACATCGACTCGTTATAGAGTTCTACCAACCCAGCCTCTATCTTAGCCACGTCGGCTTCCGAAAACTGCTGTCTGTCGACGTATCTCATGCATATCTGTAGAGTCGACTCGGACTCATGTACTATCTCTTCGAAGTCATCGTCGTCTTCACCTCCTAGAGATATAGAGAACGTATCTTCCACTACCTGAAGATCATATACTCCCGCGGCCTCCACGGCGTCGAAAAACTTATCGAAGGCATACGCGTCTGTCTTACTCTCCACTACTATCTTGACGTAACAGTCCCTAAGGAGTGAGAAGTCTCGATCAAGTTGATCTCCCTGCGTGTCATTATATCTTAACTTCTTAAACGCCTCGTGTGGATTTCTCACGAATTCCATCTCGCGAGTATCAGTGTCAAACACGTGAAAGCCACGCGAGTCGCCGTGATCTGCCCAAGTATAGTAGCCGGCTGAGCCTAGGTAGAAGATATGTCCATCTGAAGACTTATGGTGAAAGTGCCCTGAATAAACGGCGTCGAACTTTTGAAATACGTCTCTACTCATGCCGTCAGTAGACACTGATCCACGATACATCTCAAAGCCCGCGATCTCGAGATGACCAAAGCACACGCGCGCCTCGGTCGAGGCGATCTCTCTGATGGACCTCTCGCGATTGTCGTCGCATATCCACGGCACCATCAGCATGGGAACTCCCCCGAGACTTATGGTCTGAGCGGTATCATATATGCTGACTGGATGATGCCCGAGAAGTTCTATAACTGAGGATACCTCGTTGGTGTTCTTATACGTAACGTCGTGATTACCTAGAGTAATATGCAGGTCTATGCCGCGATCGAGTATCGGCTGAGTAAAGTCCTGCCTAAGGGCTCTTGCGGTCGCTATAGAGACGTACTTCCTCCGATCCAGGACGTCTCCAACGTGAATTACGGTACGTATCCCGTGCTCGTCTAGGTATGGAAAGAACGTCTCTCGAAAGAAGGCCCCGCTCTTAGCGAGCAGTAGGCTGTTGTCGTTTCTCACTCCAACGTGAGTGTCGGCTATCACGGCTATCTTCACTGATCTTTACGTCGCTCGCGTTCTATCCACACTGAGATTACTATATCACTAAGAGGTCGCGGTGTCAACCTTAGTCTTCTTCTTGATCTTGCTCTTTTCCATCGTGCTCTCAAACGATCTTATCACCTCTTCATGAGATAAATTTCTAGACACTTCTCCAGAATTTACCATGTCATTCAGCAAGGTAGTCTCGAAGTATTTATGCTTGACGTAGTTCTGCTTCTTCTCCTTCGAGATCCTCCTGATATACGCGTTCCAGGCGATCTTAGTAAAGTATGCGAACGGATTGTTAGTCTTATCTGGGTTAAAGTTATCGACCGCCGCGATGCAGTCTAAGATTCCATCTCCGACGAGATCGTAGGTGTATCCCGCGAAGTTTCCCTTCTTAGATAAATTCGCACAGATGAGCATTATCGCCCTACCTATGTAGTCAGGAACGATGGGCCTAGACTTCTCTGTCGCGTCGGCCTCAGCGATCATCTTCCGGTATTTCACCATCGCGTCGTAGAGATCGCGATTATTGATGTAGTTTCTAGTCTTCTTCTTGACCTGAGTCTTGATCTGCTGCAATAGTTAACCCTCTCTTAAAAAAAGAAATACTTTATCCCACTTATACGTAGTAGTGTGATGAATTTGTCACAGTTTTTTCCAAAAAGTCAAAGTTTTGCTATTGACAAATCTGAGGTTTGACGGTATAATCGTCTCTTACTACAGAGAGACAAACGACGAATTACCACTGAGCCGAGGACGCCGAAGGCGGACTCACGGAGGGCGACTCCGCCCGACGTCGACTGAACCACTCTCACTGAGACCACTGCGACTACCTTACGATCAACGTCAGCCAAGATGTGGGCTCTTCTGTAAAGAGCCCCTAGCGGGGCCACTGGCGGATCCATTGAACACTGGAGGGCAGGCCCTCCAGGACGCCTTGCGGCGTCATACCTGAGATCTTCTAGAATCATATCGAGATATTATAGGTCTTAAATGGAAATTCTTCTGAAGCGTAGATCTTAAGTCTCTCGATCATGTGAAGGATGGTAAAATTCTTATGAGACTTCCACGATAGATCGTCGGCGACGTCGTAGAGCTTCGCGTGACTCTTGGTATCGTGAAGCCTCAGCATCCTACCGATAGACTGAAGATTCTTGATCTTTCCCTTAGAAGGAGACGCAAATATCACGTTGTGAAGCTTCTTAATATTAGTACCCGTCGAGAAAGTTCCATCAGACGCTACTATGATCGCGTCGTCTTCTGTCTCGATTATCTTACGAATCTCATCTCTATCTAATCCATCTACCTCTCCGGATATATAGTAGACGTTCCTGTCACTACCTACTTCGTCTCGTATCATGTCATACAAGACCTTTCCATGCTTCTCCACGAAATGAAACATCACGAGAGTATTTCCCTTGAGTGATATAGCTAGATTCCTGATAAAGCAGTTTCTCTCTCTACACCTCACGAGATGATCCATCTCCTCTGGATACTTCATCTTGAAGCAGGATTTTCTAACGTCATCTGAGTACTGAAGCACCAAGACCTTTATCTGAAGCTTAGATATCTTATCGTCATCCATAAGCTTCTTGGAGGTAGTCACTCGATAGGTAGGTCCAAATAGACCGTTTAGAACCATCTCATTACACTTGGTCCCATCAAGCGTTCCAGTAAAGCCGTACCTATACTTGACTTTAGTGCACTTCTCCATGATCCCAGTTATAGACTTAGCTTTCGCGAGATGAGCCTCATCGCCAACTACGCAAGAGAACTGATCGAACCACTCCTGCGGCATCTGAAATATACTCTGCCAGGTCGACACTATCACGTCACGATCAGTACTCTTATCGGCTCCAGCCATTATCTTATGACAGTAGTCCTCAGGAGCCCCATACTCAGTAAAATCTGACTCCATCTGATGCACGAGTTGAGTCGTCGGAACTATTATCAGCTTTCTTCCAGATACGTATCGACATATGAGATATATCATCATCGACTTTCCAGATGCGGTTGGAGAGACGTAGAGCTCGCGCCTCTTCCTCACCGCCCTGACGAAAGTAGAGAACTGATAGTCGCGTAGCTCAAACTTCTCTGGAATCTTCAGCGTCTTGATGAAGTCCGCCGCCTCCTTTCCTGAGAATTGATCTTCAGTAAAGTCGGAAGACTTGTCGAACTGATACCCACTCGACTTACAGAACTCTCCTATGGAATCTGCTAGCCCAGCGTATATCACGCACGTCATGGGGTTGAACAGGCGTATGCGCCCGTCCCAGATTCCCCTCTTGTACAGGGGGGTGAACTTGTACCCCGGCACCATGAAGGAGAACGCGTCGCGAAGCTCGAATGCTGTAGATGGCTCGCAGTATATCTTCAAGTAGACCTCGTTGATCTTTACTATAGATACTACTTCTGTCAACTCATTCCTTCCACGTAAACTTATATGGCAACTCGCTGGGTCCAACCGCCGTGTTGTACTTCTCGCAGTACTTATTTCTGCATCTCTTATAATATAAGTGAATCATCCTCGAATAGTCTATCTCGTGAGAGATCTTATAACTCGTGTTGCACGTTGGGCAATTAGACTCCCGCGCGAAATTTTTCATATTCAATAAAGTTCCTTATATTCCACCCGCGCTCTCTGAAGGTCTTTATTATCGAGTCGAGAGCCGAGATCTTCTCCTGCTGAATTCCGATCTTGAATGAGAGAGCCATGATATCTGGATCAGCGTCCATATACATCGGTAGGTCCGACTTAAGTATCATACCCTTAGGAGGCAGCTTCCAACCCTTGGATAGCGTCTCCTGAGTGTGGCCCTGAGTGTAGAACTCATGCTTAGCCAGCTTCAACTCAGCGTACTCATACTCTAGAACGCGGACGCGCATCTTCTCCCCGACGTACATAGAGTAATATTTGTGATGAAGCTTAGCTATTCCCAGAGAGGACTCACCGAGGTTGGTCCTGTCTATCTCGGAGTCCTTACTCCAATTTTCCATTATGTCGTCTATAGTCATGAATCACATCTACTCGACCAAACCTTACTACTCTATCATGAGTTTAGGTATATGTCAACGTCTCTCAGTCGATGAGCGTCTTTATCGAGTAGTATATGTACTGAAACGTCGCGTCTGCCGTACAGAAGTCGATGTCAGAGACGTCGGTCATTAATCTAATCGACGACAGTCTTACTGGAAACGCGTCGTGAAATATCACCTGGATGTTCGGCTTCTTCTGTCCAGTGAGTATCGTTAGAGATATATCAGACTTAACTCCAAGCTGCGAGTAGGGTGGCTCTTGCTCCAGCTGCTTATAGTCATGGTACTCTAACTTATGGGCGCCCTTCATCCAATTGTATATCTCGAGCCAATTGTTGAGGTTCTCATCTACCTTGAACGTGAACTCATACTCATCGTATAGGAGGTGGTCGCCTGGCTTAGGTATCTCTACCAGAGGAGTGGGAACCATGGGAGACTGAGACGCTATTCCGGGAAGCATCGTCTTCTGAACGAAGTAGTTGACGTTGGGAGCTCTAAGAATATTAAACTTAAATCCCGTGGGATTGAGAAAATTAAACGTCTGAGGCACTTGCGAGAGAGCGGTCATTAGAACTCCTTTCCAATATTTAGACAAAAAAAGGGACCCGAAGGTCCCTAGTTACATTAACGATTTTTAGATATTTATACGTATACGTACTTTGCGCTCCCGCAGTCCCATATCCTGTCGTAGCCCTCATCCAACATGATCTGCCACTCAGTTAGATCCTCAGAGTAGCTTGGAAATGCCTTCAGCTTGTGCTTCTGAAACCTAACTCTGGATGACAGGCCGGATGGATACCTCCTGTCAAAATACCAGTAGTTCGGCGGCGTGTCGGCCACTCTCGAGAAGCCACATCTCTCATACACTCTCCCAGATCCAAAGCGCAGGTCCGCGTAGGTCATTATTCCGGTTGGTTCGTACTCTTCTATGAACCAACCGAAGAGTCTCGACGCGCCACCGGCGACCTGAGTGTTGGCGACCGTGGTCATGCGGATGCACTCCCAGTCTATAGTCTTATCAAAGCGAGACTTTCCCATGGTTAGCGTCTGAAGTAGCTCTCCGTCGCGCTCAAGCCCGAGGTGGACACTTCCCGGACGATGACCATGAGAGTGGTTCTTAGACGCGAACTCTGCGGCTATTTTAGAATCTAAATGCAGAACCGCGCACTCTCTGGCGCCGACTCTCCTGGAGCACATACCGAGCTTGACGCGAATCAGTGACTTTGTCAGATCGAGGTCGTCGGTCTCGAATACGGTAATCAGGTCGTATCCAGCCGCCGCGCATAGATCTCTCTTCGTCTTATGGTAGCTCTTGGCCCTCTCTCCGGTAAACTCAGAGTGCCAGTATAGGCCGCAGTACTCTATGGCTAACTTCCTGGAGTGGCACACTACGTCGAGCTCATACGGTGGGATCACGGTTCTATCAGAGGACTCCCAGATGAGTTCCGGAGACAGAGACTGGCAAAAGTTGAACAAGGCGATCTCCGCGACAGATCGAGATGGATTGATTGTAGTTATGTCATACTCCTTGACTAGTCTCTTTATAGATGTACCTGAGAGGTCGAAGTGTCTGCCTAGTTGCGTTAGATTCTTATACTCATCATAGGCGGTGATAAACTCCTCTTTGGTGGGGATCATCCTCTGCCACGCTTTGACCTTTGCAATCTTTATTGACTCTGATAGAGTGTTTCTCGTTATATTATATCCATCGAGCCAATTGTAGATAGTATCTTGGCCTACATGAAACATTTTAGTAAGAGCGTGAATAGAGTTATTTTTACAGAGAGATTCAAGCTCTTCTCTAGATGGAGGATCATTTTCTACCAGATGTCTCTGGGATGCTTCAGTCGAAGCCTGCTTGTGGTCTTTTACGGGTATGCCATATGACTGAAGCCAATGTCTTATAGTTACGTGCGTGGTATCATATATCTTCGCCATCGATGATAGGGTAGAGCCAAACCTGAAGTACTTATCTATGAGCTCTTCTCTTGATGGTTTAGTGAATCGCTTTCCGACGCCAGTTCCTGTAGAAGTCATCTGCTATCTCAACTATTTCTAACAGTTGACATTTTATAACATCTATTAGTTGTTGTCAATAAAAAAGAGGACCCGCGGGTCCTCTTTTTTATTATAATATGTGATAAAAATATCACATAAGATTGTTGATAATCAACCTTCTGTAGTACAGGTTGATCGATAGAGTGGAGGCTCCACCAGAACCCTTCACTAGACCCTGAGCATATGGATTTGCCACAATACCATATCGGGTTTTAAAACCAATTTTTGGCTGGAATGAGTCCTGATCGACCGCGCGGACCATCTGCAGTGGAACGTATGGGCAGTAGAAGAGACCCGCGTCGAATGCGCTACTGCCCTTGTAACCGATCGTCGCGTAGTTACCACCCAGAGCGTATGGATCGATGTATACCTTAAACCTGCCGTTGAGAACTCCGGCGAAGGTGTTGCCAGTGTCGTCAACCTGTAGGTTGTTGGAGTTCAGGGCGGGGGTATAGTCGAGGACGCCGGCCATCTGAAGGGCGGAAGCCACGTCAGACGAACAGATGACCACGTTACCCTTACCACGCCTAGTGTCCTTCGCGATGTGGTTGGCCTCGCGCTCGAGCTGGAACATCAGACCCTTGAACTTCTCAACAGACCAGCGGCCGTTTGAGTCGGTGTCGAGGTCGAATACGCCGGGAGTCGTGGTGTTGTCAGCCGCACCCTGAACCGCGTTGATGTTGATAGTGCGAACCACCTCGCGGTTGATCTCAGCCAGGATCTCAGCAGACAGGATGTTCGAAAGCTCAGTCTCGGCATCCAGACCGTGGATCGCCTTGAGGTCCTGCGCCAGTTCCATCGAGTACTCGGCCTTGAGCGCCCTGGTGTTGGCGGTCACGGCCACCTTCTCGATGGTGAACGTCATCTGAGGGAAGGCTGAGTTTGAGTCGGCGCCTAGGGCCTCACCCTGGGCGGTCGTCATTCCCTGTCCGGTGTTATAGGTCGACAGTGACGTCAGAGGAGAGGTGTTGGTCGCGCCTGGAATCGTTCCAGTGAAGTTCTGTCCGAACGAGTTGTTACCCGATACTACGGACGAGAACGAGGTGTTCACCTCATTGTAGAACGTTTCGTTGGTCTGCGTCGCGCCGGTGGATAGGTCCGAACCCTGGTTGGTGTAGCGAGAGCGCATTGCGAAGATAAGTCCGGTAGGTCCGGTCATTGGCTGCACGCCGCAGATGTCATATGCGATCAAGTTAGGCATCGCCCTACGAACCAGCGAGATGAGGATAGGATCGAACGTATCGATACCACCGGTTCCAGCAGTAGAAGAGGATGTTCCCATGAAGTTCGCGGGAACAAGGGAACTGGTCTCAGTTAGTGACTGATATCCAGTCATCGCGTGAGCCTCTTGAAGAGCCTTCTGAGTGTTCTCAAGCATCACGGCGGTGACCGAGCGCCTGTGCTGATCCTTGATGGGAGTTAGCTCTTCGATATCGAGCACCGGTCCCCACTTCTTTTGGATCTCTTCTCCTAGAAACATCCTAGTTTTCCTTTCTTGTTATTCTTTAATCTACTTCAGGTTATTTATATACTCTCACTTCTTGACGGTACGCCTGATGGCGGTCACGTAGCGAGATACATCTAGATCGGTCGACTTGACCTCAGTGTCAGATTCCTCCTCAAAGGTTTCCTCGGTCAGGCTCCTCGCGGAGGCCCTCTTCTTCCCGAAGAAATTTTCCTTAATGAGAAGCAGCTTCTTTGAGTATGCCTCAGCGTTGCCAGTAAACTCCACTCCCTCCGCGAACGTCTCAAACTTCTCGCGGTCGACCTGAGTCATTCCCTCGGTGACAGTATCGACGATCTCGACGATCTGTGAGTCTACCGCGACATTCTTCAGCTCGGCGTTCTCGACGATGAGTGAGTCTACCCTACCCTGCAGTTCGTCTACCTCCTCCTCGAAAGCTCTCAGGAGGTCGACCTTCTCCTCGGGAACGTCGACGTAGTGCTCTACGAAAACCTTCTTCAGGCTCTCGATAAACTCTTCGGTGATGTCAGAACGCAGCGTAGACTTGATCTCCACCTCGTTCTCACTCATCCAGTTCTCCACCACGTAGTCCATGTAGGCGTCTATCTTGGAGGTGGTCTCTTCTACGAACTCCGCGACTTCTTCAGCTAGAACGGCCTCGTAGGCCTCCTCAAGCTCCGCTTCAAAGACGGTAGCCCTGGCAGCTACGGCCGCCTCAAATAGAGTCGTCACCTTATCCTTGAACTCTTCAGTCAGAGTCTCACCATCAAATAGGGCGGCGACGTCCTCCTTGCAGTCCAACTTAGGCATAGGCATCTTGACCTTTGGACCAGAGCTCGACACTGCCGCCGAAGGCTTGGCGTTGATAGAACTTTTGTTCTTATCTGAGTCGTTGGGAGCTCCGTCTCCCCACTTCCCGAATTGGGCCATGGTCTTAGTGAACCAATCCGTCATGTCGGACTTACTCATAGAACCCATGAGTCCGAGCATTCCCTGCATCATCGAAACCTTCGATGAAGTTAGAGCCTTGGGATCTGATATAGCGCGCGCGGCTGGGTGCAGGGAAGACGCAGACATCGTCTCTTCGTCCACCACTTGTTCATCCTCCTCGGGAGCAGCTTCGTCCTCAGTATCTACTTCAGACGAGTCCTCAACCTCAGCCTCTACTTCAGGCTCATCCTCGACCTCTACTTCGGTCTCTACTTCATCCTGAGCTTCCGGCTTCCCGGACTCGACGACACTTTTTGAGGCCTCCGCGAGAGTAGCCCTGATGATGTCTTGCATTCTCGTCTTCATATCTAGTCTCCCGGTAATTATGGATTATTTATCAAAGTACTTAACTTAACGCTAGAGAGCTAATAAAGTTTTCAAATAGAGCTATTTTTCTTTCTTCTATCTCTCTTAATGACATTTTTTTTATGGTATTTTTTAGAGTGTTAACTCTCTCTTCAATCCATTCATCCTTCTCACTATCATACCAGAACTCTACCCCCTCCATGATACCCTCGACAAACGCCTTGGGAGCAGATGGGTCGGCTACTATGTCTCCTGGAGTCGCGAGCTTAAAGTCTTTCTGGACTATCATCGCTCCATCTTTACCCGGCACGACCGAACCCATGCCGCGGGTAGAAACTCCAAGCTTTCCTCCAGACTTAAGTATTCCCTTGGCTACACTTCCCATTGGAGTCTCACATAGCATGGCCTTACCGTGATAGTTACTTCCATCGCGATACAGCTCAGTCATTATATGAGATACGCGGTCGAGGTTGATCTGCGGACCGATCGGATGACCGAGCTCACCGAATGATCTTCCGGTATTGACGTTTTCCTTGATGTGTCGCTCTATCTCCTTGCCGACGTTCTGCATGGGGTATATCCTTCCATTGCGATTCTTGATGTCGCACTGGATGAATATTCCCTTGATGAAGTGGCGAGGTATAGTTCCTGGCTTGCCACTCTTATCCGTCTCGATGAGGTGCTCTACAGACTCGTTGAGCTCGGTTATAAGCTTCAACTCATACCCCCTTATATCCGACCGCAGAGATCTTGACGTTAGCACCCGTCACTACTGGGGCTATGTATATTCCGTTTCCAGTCGTCACCTGTCGGAGTGGAACTGGGAAGTGTATAGGATTCGCTAGATAGTTGGCAGGGGCTGGAACTACCGCCAGCGTAGTTCCAGACGAGCCATCCTGAATCAAGATCTCTGTGTTGGCCCCAAGCCCGTTCGACACGATGATGGTCGTTATGTAGTTGCGAAGCCCCGCGCCCGGAGACGCGATCAGTTGAACAGAGGAAGTTCCGGTCTGCGCCGACGTGATGGTGCCTGAAACGAAGTTCTCGGGGTTGGCGTATGGCAGCACTATGGCCTTACCCACGAGATCAGTCACCATCTTAGCGACCGCTCCATTGGATGCGGCCGACTGCTCCGCGTTGACGGCTATTCCAAAGTTATCTACTGGAACTAGATTAGTGTTCGACACCGCCGCTCCATTGGAGAAGGCGAGTGCCGTATTGACTATAACGTTTCCAGAGAAGTCTCCCAGCGAGTTGATTATCCCGCCGGTAGAATTCGCGAACATGACGACGTCGAACCAGTTCGCGGTGGAATTTCCATAGGCGTTAGTAGATAGGCTGAACTGAGCCATGCCAGATCCTTATATATTTGCCGGAGTATCGGCCGAGTGAAACCCGAACCCGCCAGGATATGAATCCATGGGAGGAGATGTAGAAGTAGATGGAAGTGTCATAGGAGAGTCAGGACCAGTAGTTTCATCGAGAGGATGATCCTTGAGGACTCCTATCATCTTCTTGAGTGACGCGTGACCCTTACCCTCAAACCCAGTAGGCTTAAACTCATCGTACTTTCTCGAGAAGTGCGCCCAGGTCTTGTCAGGAGACCTAACCACAACCTTATGTTCATATCGGCCATTTCCGGTCATGTGGTGCCTCTTATAGATGTGGTCGGCGCCTAGGACGTCCTTACCTTCCCGAAAATTCTTATGCTCAAGCTTGCCGCACATGTTCCAACCACACTCAGAGAGGCAGTCGTGGTGCATCTTTACGTCTGATTCTGGAGCGGCCACGTGCTCGACTATGACCTCCTCAGTTGCTGGAACTTTGGCTCGTCCGAAGATCTTTCTATCCGCGTGGTGCATTCCCATGACTCGCTTATCGGCGTTTTTCTTGTAGAACGCGCCCTCTCTCTTCCAGTCGTCTGATGTACCCGATATATGCTTGGCGCGCGGGACTACCGTCTTGTACTTAGCATTTCTATCAGCGTTGTCAGCTCTGGATACGGATAGTTTAGTATCACGTGAGGCCGCATCTAGATAAGACCTCAGTATGCCCTTGGATACCTCTTGAACACCCTCGGCGTCCTCTGAGTGCATCTTTCCACCTGCAGTTATCTTTCCGACCGCCGTTTTAATTCCCGCACTCCTGTTGGCGATCTTTCTCGTCTTATATGGAGTGCTCTTCTCGTCCTGCTTACTCCTAAGTGTGGCTCGATCCATCGCGCCCTTCGTCACGTAGTTCTTCAAAGTTTCTCTCGAGAGTTCTTGGACGTCCTCCGCGCTCTCGTGATGCGCCATATTACTGAATTTCTTCGCTCCGAATTTCTTTCGTCCTATAGAGGCGGCGAGAGCCTCTGGATCCTTGACTCCCTTCTCATGCGAGAGCTTTCCCTTAAGCTTAGCGAAGCCCAGGTGCTCCTCACCAACATCTTGACCCTCTTTAACGTGCTTGGTATGCGCGTGAGTTCCCCTAAACGTCGCGGATGGCGCGAGAGACTTAGGATCGACCTTACTGATAATTACCGGCGCGATCTTCTCTCCAGTCTGAGCGGCTTTCTTAAAGTCTGAACTCTTGATACCGGATGTCACTCCAGGCGCTATCTTCTTAACCTTAGAATAATCTATGTTCATTCCCTTGGTCAGATCTACCTTGGCCTCTGATCGAAAAGCGGCGAACTTCTTCACGCGCTGGTCGTGGCCACCATTGAGCTGACGCACTGACGCGTCTACTTTAGTCCTCTTGGCATCAGACACGGCGTCGTCTGGCTGCTTAAGTGGAGTAGTTCCAGAGGCCTCACTGATCTTGTGGTGGTTGGTGGCGGCTGAGTTGAATTTCTTCGCTCCGTACTTCTTACGCCCGATAGCCGCGGCCAGTCCAGCGGGATCAGTGACGCCCTTCTCATGAGAGAGCTTATTCTTCAGCTTCGTGAAGCCCAGGTGCTCCTCATATTGGTCTTCCTTGGACTTTAACTTATCATTTTTCTTATCGTCGAGAGACTTCTTGACGTTGTCAGCCGCATAGACATCTCCGGTGTTACCCGCGCGATCGTCGAACTTGGCGGTCTTGTGCTTCTTGACGAAGGCCTGACCTCCAGTTGACTTAGGATCGTAGTCTACTCCAGGCTTAGTTCCAGTAGAACCTGGAACTACCTTAGATCCAGCACTTCCCTTTAGGATGTCTTGCAGAGACTTGGCCATCTGATGTCACTCTTCCCTTGAGTTGTCTGGCGCCTTATGAGCGAACATGTCCTTGGCGACATCGATCTTCAGTTCGTTGACGCCGTCCTCTAGGCGAGGAGTTATCAGCTGAGCGAACGCGTTCTCGAAGTCTATAGGTCTCTGCTCGACCGCAGCACCGATTAAGTCGTAAACGGTATATTTATTCATTATACTTCCTCACTTACTGTCCCTTGATATCTTGCCCAGCGGTACCTTTCGTCGCGCCGATAGACTTGGCTATCTCTGGATTCTTAGCTAGAATTTGCACCGCCGCCTTATACTTAGACTGATCCTGCATCGAGCGATTTTCCTTAGATTTCTTCTTCATCATCTCTATCGTCTGCTTGGCCTTTCTAACCTCTTCATACTTCTTGGCCTTATCGTCATCCACCATAGCATCGGAATCTGAACCAACGTCCTGGGGCACATCATCTGGATTCTCATCTGGATTCTCATCTGGGTTCATCATATCTTGTGGCTGCCACCTCGGATCACCGGAGTCGAGCTCGGCCTGTATCTCGGCGTCCATCTTTTCGATGTCCTCATCTGACTGCTGGAGGACGTTCTTACGAACCCACTCATTAGAATAGTACTTACCTACCATGTCCTGAAGATTTCTAGCGAGCTCAACTCTAGAAGTCAGTACCTCACCATCTTTTAGTTCAGTGAAGTAGTTATCCTTTGAGTAGTTATACTTTACTCTCTGCTCTATATCCTGCCAGTCCTCAAGAGACATAACCCCCTTGAGGACTAACTGCTTCTCGAGAAGCTTATTGAATATGATCGAGAAGCGTGAGCGAAGTCTTATGATGAACCGAGCAAACTTTACCTCGTCGCGCGTTACTTCGGTCGCCCTTCCCACGGAGAAAAGTGCGTCCGAGTTCAGTCGGGAGACAGGTACGTTGAGAGTCTGTAGAAACTTCTTCTGAAAGTATAAGACGTCGTCCATCTGCCCGAGGTTTTGACCTCCCGGCAGGGTAGTAACCTCAGTTCCACGCCCGCCCTCTCTTCTCGGAAGCCAGTAATCTTCAAGAGTTGTATTCTTTGAATAAATCCCACAGTCAAGCTGAAAGGTATGATGGCTATCATATGCCTCTTTTTCAAAGTCAATAGTCAGGCACCCGACGTCCATCTTCTCGTTGAGGAATTCTACAGATACGACCCTGTGGTTGTGCAGTTGCTCGGCGTGATACCCTCTAGAGCCAAAGTCTCCCTTGATGTTATTTCTATCTAATCCACTGGCGCGGCAGAAAGCGCTGAGATTCTCAATTATCTCAATCTGTCCGTCAGGAGCAGTGATCTTCCATGACTTACACGCAACAGAAGTTCTATTTTTAGCCGCTACAGATAGTGACTCTCTCCACTGTGTATTATTTGACATATCAACGTATCGCTTTAGCGTACTGCGTTGCTTTTTATTATGTACTATTTTCGAAGCAAACTGAGCTGAGTAGCTCTTCCAGTTCTTATGTCCGAGGCGCCCGCACACTTTAAGCAGGTCGCGATACAGGAACTTCCAGGGCACGATAGCCCTCTTGGGCATGATGGTGTCGGCATTAGCGCTCATCCACGCCGCATGATCGATCTTCTCATTGATTAGTTTTAGAGCTTCCGCTCCTCTCATCTGGTCTCTGGCGCACTTCTCTACTACACCGTATATCTCGTCGGTGTATAATAGAGTTCGAGCCTCGGCATTCTTTATCTTCAACTCATCGCTGTTACAGAACACCGAGTGGTACTTCCAGTGATCCCTGTTGTTCATCATGACAAGGTTCTCTGGATTATTGTTGTATCTATTTAAGTCGAAGTGGTGAACTGTCCTCTTGTTTAGGTGGTTCAAGTCAGCATCATAAGAGAATTCCTCGCGAAGCCCGTTCTCGTCTTTCCACTTAGATACCGCGCGATGAGTAAATACCCACTTCTTACTGTCATTTTGATATATCTGCTCGTACTCTCTTCCACCATCTTCTATGGGAGACATCCTCCTATAGCCTGGAATGATCGACTCACCAATCGCGAGGTGCTGAGCCTCGACGAACCCCTTGTTCCAAACTGGAAACTTGTGATCTGGTGTGCAGACAACGCTCTTGCCATTGTCAAGAGTGACGCGAACTACGTCGGAGTCTCTCTTAGTGATGCCAGCCCACTCTACTGGTCCTGGCGCGAATTTACCAGTCATGGGATCGCATGAGTATACCCAGTTCTTCTTACCAGCCTCGTACTCGGCGATTATCTCTTCTAGCGGAAGAGTGCGACCATCCAGCAGTGGTATTCTCGTATCTAACGCGAGACACATGAACTTGCGATCGTCACGAACCTCACCAGACGCGGCGTCATATATGAGACGATTCTTGTGCTTCACCATGATCTCGCGGACGTACTGCTCCGCCTTGATCTTTGGAAGATTACCGACGTCGATGTACCATATTCTTCTCTCGGGGGCTCTCGCGATCCTGTATATGACCATGGAGTCTTCGAGCGTCCTAAGCTGGTTCAGAGACTTAATGCCCTTATGCAGATAGGACAGGACCATGGTCCCACCGTTATCTGTCAGCCCGGATACTACGTGAAGTATGGAATCTACCGCGATCTTTAGGCCGTTAGTCGCAGGGCCAGATGGCTTATTTCCGTAGTTGAACCCCTTATCGTTGAACACGAAGTACTCGTTAGCAACGCGAGTGATCGTGGCGTCACCGCCTCCGATACCTCCAGATGAGCCTCCCTGAACTCGCTTTCGAGCGACCTCGCGAATCTTACGGATCTTTCTCGGATCTATGTATCGAAGTTCCTTGATGCCACCAGACGTATCGTTCTCATCTATGATGACGTGATAGTATAGGCGCCCATCGATATACCAGCGCCTGAGAATGTCGTACGCGTATTTGTTAAAATCGAGAAGGTCTAGGCAGTTGTGAAACTCCTCGATTATGACCTTCTTAATATTATCAGAGATATTGACTTTATCTAGATTTATATCTACGATGGTCTCTTCGTCGATAGACATAGCTTCATTGACTATCTCATCGATAGCCGAATCGCACTCCGGCTGGAGCGACATCTCTCGATATTTAGTGACGAGTTCGGCCTCAGTTCGAACAGTTCCATCTAGATCGATGTACGTTCCGAACGAGCCACCGGCCGCGACGATAACAGCTCCGTCCTCATTATCCCTCGGGGCGAATGAGACTAGCTGCTTGTCTAGCGGTACTTTTCTCTTAAACTCAAATCCGAATAGCATCATAACGGAAAGTGACTCCTATGACGCTATTATGACTGCCCACCAGTAGGATCTACAGTGATGGCCGCGGTCGTATTGGAGATCTCCCACCAGTCATAAGAGAAAGTAACGTCGAATACCTCTATCTGGTTGGTCTGATCCCATCCGAGTCTGATCTCTGCGACGTTGTTGGGCCATGCACCCATGATGGCGTATGTTACGATCTGCGATCCGGTTTTCGAGAACTGAGTGACGTCCATCTCTACCTTGTATGAAGTTCCAGAGCTTCCACCCGTGGTAGTCGTTGTATTGGTTCCAATACCTGGAGTTGGCCCACCGGACTCAGATAGAAAGTTAGGATTGCGGACGTTACCGACCATGGCGTTTATGTAGTTCGACCACGCCTCAAACGTCGAGCGAAGGAGAAAGTCCTCGTCGTTCTGGATAGTTACGGTCCAATCCGGAAAGGTCCTATCTCCAGCCGCCTTCATGGTCCGCCCAAAGTACGGTACGGGAATATTTCCTATAGTCGCCGGTGGAATCGACCCCGCCTGGCAGGCAAATTGGAACTTCTGAGGAGCTCCAGGAGCAGAGAACGGAGGAAGATTGAGAGTGCAGCTGAAGAGTGAGGGACGAGCACCGTCGAGAACTAGTCCCTGCTGTCTGAATGTGGCTATGTTGAATGGCAGTGGAGTTACTCCCGTTAGATGACGTATGTACTATTTATTCTCTTCTGATGTGAGGCAGACATCTTGGTCCTAGTCTCATCAGATATCTTGGTACCTAATTTTCTCAGTCTCATCTTCTCTCTAGCCTCTGTGGAGTGCCTATTACCGGTATTATCGGTCGGAATGCCAGAGCTCCAGACTCTAATGTATTTTTTTATCAAAGGTACCAAAAATATTTAGTAGGTGAAGAAATCCTACTAAGTTGTTGATTTCAAATTGGTTTTATTATCCCGAGAAGTTGCCAACTACCTCTGCGAAGGCCACTCCGGTCGGAACAGCTACAAAATTAAGTTGTATAAAGTTAATTGAGCGCGATGGCTTGACGTATATGTCGGCCACAAACTGATTTGAGTCAATTACCTGAGCCGTGTTGTTGGTGGTATCGCAGACAACTTCGAAGTCAAAGATACCATCGAGAGCCTTGATTCCCGCAAGATATGGAGTCACCATATTGACGAACGCCGCGCGGGTAAACGCGTCATTTAGCTGGAATAGGGTATACTTCGCGGCTATAGAGATGGCCTTCTCTATGGTGATGAACAGGCGCCTGACGTTGATGCGATCGAAGGCCGACGGCTGCGACAGCATCGTCTTGTCTCCGTAGAGGATCGTTCCCTGAGCCGGGAAAGTCACTACCGGATCTATGCCGTTTGGATACAGGAGATTCCTATCCGAGAGGGCCGGATTGAAGCGCATCTTGACGACGTTGTTTATCTGACCGCGGTTGAAGCCGGCCGGTGAGTCCCAAGGATATCCGATGGAATCATTCCTCACGCAGAGCCCGGCGATGTCTCCGTTGGTCGGAACCCACCTATAGACGTCATTATACCTATCGTACTGGTACTTATACCCGGAATCGATCAGGGCATAGGAAGTAGACGAGAGGATGTTCCTCCAGTTTATGAGCGCTACGGCCTCATTATTATAGTTGTTAGTGATGACCGCGTCGTCTGGAGTGATAAACACCACGCAGTCTAGGCGAAATTGGGCGATATTCTGGATCAGCCACTCACTTAGGAGGAAGTTGTTGATCTGCATGCCGGATCCATCTAGGGCTACCGTAGCTCCACCGATAGGTCTTCCCTGAAGGATCAGAGACACGTCGATGTCTTCGGTCGACTGAAACTTCAGGTAGCCGTTGGTGATGGTCGCCAGCGAGGCGTTGGACTCGCCGACTCCGTCTTGGCCGGAGTTAAAGGCGATCGTAAGTGGAAAGCTGTCTGACGAGCTGAGGAGCGACGTGGAGATCGCGGAGTTGGCCGCGTGATCTGGGCGATCGTTTACTCCCCAGGCGTACTGAGAGTTCTGGTTGAGGACGGTCTTCCAGAAGTTCGTCACACCACCTACGGTCAGCGCGTCGGTCGCGCGAGATAGGTTGGTGTAGGTCTCGAGAATGGTTCCAGGGACTCCCGAGAAATCTCCGTTCTCATCTTGAATGACCACGTGCATTCCATCGATGATCGACGCGTTGGACGTCTTCGTCGCCATATACGGCGTCTGCTGAGGTGGAACTCCGATGACGTTCTGAAATTCCCAGAACCTAGTGATGAAGTTGGTGTTCGCCGCGGCAGATGAGTTGATCGAGAAGTCCGTCGATACGATATACTTCGAGGTCAGTCCGACAGATACGGTCGAGATATTCGAAGTCGCGTTCGTGGTAAGTACCGGAGCTGATATCGTCGCGATCTGAGAGTACTGCGTTCCGACAGAGGTATTTCCCAGCACTATGTAGTCGCCAACAGAGAAGTTAGAGATCAGCGTGTTGACCGCCGCAGTTATCTGCGTTCCGTTAGCGCCGACCATCACGAGTGATACGGCGTTAGATCCAGTATTGATCGACGCGGTAGTCACTACAGCGTTTGAAGATACGGCGTTTGGAAGAAAGACGTTTGAGGTATAGGCATTGACCGAGTCGCACACCGACACGAGAAGTGAATTTCCGAGCCCGCCCGGCCACTTAGCGATGAACATCGCGTTAGTGTCGAATGATACGACGTTCTCAAATTGAGCCTCGTTAGTGACCACGCAAAGCGCGACGTTAGCGACCGGTCCGGTGTTGGCGATAGCGTTGAGAGCGGCATTGGCGTCACCAGAGGTCGTGTTGGCCGCGCGAACGACGAAGAGCTGATTACCATAGGACAGGAAGTTAGCCGCGGTAAACCAAGTCTGGAAGTTGTTCTGGTTAGGAGATCCAAAGGTCGACACTAGAGTCGACTCGGAGTTGATCTGAATGGCCTCTCCAACTGGTCCCCAGCTGAAGATACCGGCAATCGCTCCCTGAGTAGTGCCTACCGCCGGAACTATGGTAGTTAGGTCAAACTCAGTTACGTTTACGCCGGGAGATAGTTGAGTCGCCATGCCTCTTTCCTTTCAGTAGTTTAAACTACAACTGATTATTATTCTAATTTCCGAGTATTTATAATACTGAGGCTTTCACTACAGTTCCGTATTTATCAGAATTTCTCCTGCTTATAGTACATCCAGTTGTCACCGTCGTATGGTCTGACGTTTGGATCCGGCTCATCCCTGCCGTCATACACGAATAGAAATTGGGCTAGATCCTGCTCGATCTCTTCGTCTGTCTTATCTCTAAGCTTCTGCATGGTATGGATGTTGGCATAGTCCTTGAAGTATCCTTGATCTGACAGCCATGAGAAGAGCACGAGACCCATGACCAAGTCGTCGTGCTTTCCCGGCTCGGCCTCATATGAATCTTTCTTCTTTGAGAACGTCGAGAGCTCCTCGATAGTGTTAAAATCATTTATGATGAGCTGATTCTGCTCCACGAGAAGCTTTAATATCGAGCAACCTATGTTCTTAACTACTTTAGTAGTCCTGATACCCTTATCAATCTGCTTTCCACCGAAGCCAGAGGTGATCCTCTTTCCAGACCTTCCGGCATTCTCAGTAAAGAGAACGTTGTCATAGTTGAAGTCATAGTGCAGGGAGGTAGAGACCTGCTCACCGATATCGTTGATCTCTACTAGAACTGCCGAATTGTTGTAGGCGATCGCGACTCTATGCACTATGGCGGCGTAGTCCAATGGAGTGATGTAGTTGTCTCTATACACCGCGACCTGCTCATATGGCATCTCGGTGACGTCGATAAGTTGAAACGCAGAGTAGTCTAGACCTTTTCCACGTGAGACGTCGCAGACCATCATGTAGATCCTATTAGGTCGCGGAGAGACATACACGTGAAGTCCCTCGGAAGCGGTCTCTGGACTCTTCCATATGAGCTCCTTGAGCTTCCATCCCGCGATAAGCGTTCCAGATGAACCTTGAAATTCGCACTCCATCTCTTGGGCGAATTTCTGAAGATCTCCATTCATTCCATCGAGAGTGTCTTTCTTCCACTTCTCGTCCCTTCCCGGAACGTCCTTCCAGTGGACTCTCAGAGGCTTGAACTGATTTTTTCTCTCCTTGGCTCCTACCCAAAACTTATGAAAGTGATTGAGTCCAAATGGCGTGGAGACCAAGATGATCTTTGAGTCGACGCCGGACGAGATAGTCGGATAGACTGAGGTGTAGAACTCATCCCACTTCTCGATGTGAGCCGCCTCGTCGACGAAGAGAAGTGATATGGAGTATCCTCGGATCGCGTCTTTTGTAGTAGTAGAAGCTATAACGCGAGAGTTGTTGTCTAGCTCAAACGATCCCTCGTTCCACTTCAGAACTCCATGCTGAAGCCACTTGGGAAGATGCTCGTATGCGAGCTGAATGCGTCCTAGTATCTCGCGAGCGACCTCTCCCTTGTTGGCTAGCAGCGCGACGGTCTTCTCTGACTGAAACAGAACGTACCACAGTATGAAGCCGCACGTAGTGGTTGACTTGCCACTTTGACGCGCGGAAGTTATAATATTGAACCTCTCATTTTTGAAGTTCAACAACATCTGCTTCTGATAGTCATATAGCTTAAAGTGCACGAGTCCCTTATCTAGAGATACGATCTTCATGTAGGTCTCTACGAAGTAGATGGGATCCTCGGAGCACTTGACGTACTCTTGAATAAGTTCCGGCGTCCACTCTATCTGCTGATTAGCTCTCTTTAAGAGTGGATTTCCGTTGTAGGCTTTTACTAGGTCGAAATTTCGATCATCCTGCATACTTACCATCCTCTTGAGGTGACTCTACGACCTTCATCTCTATGATCTTCTGCTCGTCCTTAACTCCAGCTATCATCTTCGCGAGTTCTGCCGTAGAGAGAAATAGGTTGTTGTTCGTGATGTTTTTAGTCGAAGTGATCGGAGCGTCGGCGTTGCGAATAGATCTGATCTTTATCTGAAGATCAAGAAGGTCCTTGTTAGCCATCACTATAGTCGAGACTAGCCCGGAGAGAACCTCATATGAGCGCGGATGCTGCGACTGCTGGGCTAGATTAGAGAGTTCGTGAAGAGAGGTCTTGGCGGTCTCTATAACTTCTAATAGATTAGCTCTCGCGGTCTCAAAGTCTCTCGATGCCGAGTCGTTGTTTACTTCATCAAGCAGGTTAGAGATCTCATCACTTTCGCTCATACGTCAGTTTCCATTATAGTAGAGATGAACCCATAGTCGTCAGTTATGGAGATCTCTTGATATGGAATCGTTAGAGACGCGTTTGAAGTCGGCTGACCATTAGCGAGAAGACCAGGATAATACTGAAAGCTTGCAGATGGAGTCAAGTTAGCCGCCGCATCTCCAACTATGATAGATGTGTTAGTGAATTGAATTGGGAAGGCCTGCTTTATCGGCCCGTACATATATCCCTTGACCTGAAGACTAAACTCCCAGATTATAGCTCTTCTCTTATTGAAGTCACCGTCGTAATTATCAGATACCGCGACGTCTGATATGACTACTGGAATATTTCTAGAGTCACTCATCTCGGGGACCAGATTTATAGATAGGGTCCAATCTGGAGTAAAGTATGGAAGTATCTGCTCGATGATCTTCGTACCGTCCTCAGCGTTCTTCACGTAGACGTAGCACTTGAAGTTGATGTTATAGGGAACTGGGTTATACTGAACGCTGAGGCGGTTAGCCGCAGAGCCCGGCCGTATGTTTCGATTTATAGTCTCAAGCTTTCTCGACGCGTCGTACTCTAGTCCCACCAGCTCATACGACATCACGGGAAGTATCACGGCGGCTGGCCTAGAGATGTCGGGATCTTGGTCGACTCTGGCCATCATCTTATCTTTGGGAGCGTACATAACCGGCACGGTTAGGAGCTCAGTAGTCGAGCCACCGACTGTCCTGACTATCTTGATGTCGTTGAGAAGAACTCCTACTAGAACTACATACTTTCTGATGAGTCCGAAATAATACGACTGGCCAAAAATACAAACCTCCTATGACTGAATGAAAGAGAGTGTGGTTAAAAAATTCCGCCTGATGGTTGGACTGAGTCTGGAACTTCTCCCTCCTCAACGTCGTCCTCAGAGAACGGATTCTCAACCGTCCAGTTGATTACCTCATCTCCCTCAGTATCGATCTCGCGAGAGTCATCGAACGCCATCCTCTTGTCGGGCCCAGAACTGGCCTGCTGGATGATGTTGTCGTCCGTATCCGTGAGGTAGTTGCCCAGAGTGTCGAGAATGGCCCAGTCATAGATGTTGTTGTCGAACATCGCCTGTATCTTATCGATCTGAGGCACCCCAGTGTTGAATATCTCAGACGAGTACTCGAACAGTTGGCACGTCATCTGCCAGGTATATAGCTTACCGAGCTGATAGAAGGTCTCAAACTTCTGAACGAAGGTTATCTGAAAGCACTTATCGTTCAATGGAAAGTATATGAGGTCTCCCTCGTTTGGTCTTACCTGTCCAGTGACTGACGATACTATCTGCTTGAAGACTTTTCGAGGAACAGACAGCGTAACCTGATCTCGGATCTCTAGCCCGGCGAACTTAGACATAAACGAGCCATCGCCCTCGAATTGATCGGCTGACTCTATGTATAGGCAGAGAGGAATGGCCTGACTATATGTGGACTGATCGTCGGCCCCGAGAAGTCTATCCTTGTTTACTATTCCGCGTGGGAGGTACATCATGTCCTCACCATATATTCCGGTCGCCTCAATAATCAAGCTCTCGAGCAGGTCCTGCTCCTTAGAGGCCTTGTAGTTATTAAAAAAAAGTGAACTCCCGCTTATCGGCATCGAGATCTCTTAAACCTTGCTCTTAATTAACATAAAAATTAGTTAATCATATCTACAACCGGAAGCGAGTAGTTCATGATGAGATCATGCTCGAGCTTCTCTCGCTCCTCTGTGGCCTCATTGTAGATCTTCTGCCCGTTGAACATCACGCCTCCAGGTAGCTTCATGCCGGTGAACTTAGACAGGTTAGAGCCCCAGTTCTGCTTTATGAGGCAAGTCGCGTATCTCGTGAGCCAGCGATCTCCCCACATCTTGGGATACTCATCTGGATCTATCACTTTATACGCCCTGAATATCAAGAAGTCGCCGACGTTGACGATATTCCAGTCCATGTCTATGTAGACGCGATTCTGGTGCCTGTTATATCTAAGTGGCTGCAGTCCGACTAGAATCTGCTCCAAGAACTGTATTCCCTGGAGAGCCACATAGTATGGAGTCATAGATACCGACGTCAGGGTATAGAGGTCGTTTAGGGCGATCTGATACCTGATATTGAACAAGTTGTTCGTGTTCAGGGCCTCTCCGATGGGAAATATGTCGACGACTCCAACGAAGTTATCTGGGAGCGTTACGTACCTATTGGTGATGTCCTGCTGCTGAACCTTATAGGCGTAGTTCTCTGCCGTAACTCCGTCGAAGTGATAGTCCGCGAACATCTGGAGGGCCTCGTCGATCCTGTCCTCGACCTGATCGTCGTCGACGTTGATCTCAACGACAGGATGACCGAGCTTCCTCAGGCAAAAAGTCTTAAATTGTTGCCTATTGACAGGTATCATTTATACTATTCCCCGAACAGTGGTGTTAGGGCTTTGTCTGCTCTGGTGGTGAACGTCTCGCGATCGGCTATACCGTTAGTACCGCCGTTGATCCTCCTCGTGATAGTCTCGAGATCGTCTGCGTCGGCGTACTTCGAGAGGTCTCTAGACTTCCAGTACTCGCAGGCCGTTCGAACGGCGATCTCTGGAGTCGCGGCCAGGTCTGGGTTGGACACTAAGTCCACTCCTAGAGTGTGTGTCATCGCCATGTAGTTCAATCTTCCGGTAAGTTGGAAGATTCCACGACCCTTGAAGCGCGGCCCATCTCCAGCCTCGACGTTTCCGAGATCCTTCCTTCCCTCATACTCTCTGCCAGACGCGTACTCTACTAAAGTCCTAAATCCAGCGGTCTCTTCGGCAGACTGCCCGAGAAAGTGGTCCAGCCTGAGTAGAGTGTCGATTCCATACTCAGGTAGGTATCTGTTGAGGTGTGGGGTAAGATCTACGATGAGCTCTCGTGAGGCCTGCGGGGCGATCTCAAGTAGTATCTCAGAAGTAAGTTGTATCATACATAAGCTCCATTATGCCCAATAGATGCTGGACCCATTGCTGTGAAGGGTAGTTCCATTCGCTCCGAAGCTTCCGTTGGCCACGATCCCACCTGAGATTAGGATGCTTCCATTAGTATAGACCTCGAAAGTCGTGTTCGAGCTGGTATTTTGAACTTGAATCGCTACGTTTGCTCCAGAGACCACCAGCAGCGTTCCCTGCTCCGACATTCTTCCCACGAGACCGGAAGCGTTGGCCCAGTGCACGATGTCTCCATTATTTGAAGTTATCGTAAGGCCCTGTCCATTGAGAGAGATGATCTCGCACGCCAGCCCAAAATTAGTTTGAAAATATCCGGCCTGCCCTGAGTTACTGAACCCCTCCACTCCAGTTCCAGATACCGAGACGCCGATAGCTCCAGCACTGGTATTCGAGTACCCAGACGTACCGATGCCGTCAGTAGACACGCCGACGATCGCGGCGTTCGCCTGCGACTGCGCCTCTAGCGCGTTGTTGAATAGGTTCTTCACTTGAAAAGTTAGGGTAGTCATTAGACCTCTTTCGCGTACTTTTAGATATTTATAGGTTGCTGGCGATCACTTTGCCAGTTCCAGTACCAAGATCGTTCACAGTATTGGCCCTCAGCCCATAACCCCTGTTTCCAACGATGACGTAGTTGTTGGACCCTCCAGAGGTTACGGTGATGCCAAATGAGTTGTTCCCGGTTACGGTAGGATACGCCGCTCCTAAGACGTTGTTGATAATAGAGAAGTTGTTTATGGCCGCCGCCACGTTGATGCACGGGTACGTATTGGCCGATCGAGTGCCATTTTGAACTATGATGTTGTCCGATATCAGATAGTCGATTCCACCCTGAAGATTTATAGCTGACATGGAGTTGTTCTGAATCAGGTTGCCGACGATGCGGTTTGGTCCTATGACTGCAGTAGACTTCATGATTATTCCACTAGAAAAGATGGCTCCCTGTATGGTACAATCAGAGATCATGACGTCAGTGCACGTGGCAAAAGACAGCGGTGTAGAGATAGGATTTGAGAACGTAGACTTGTTGATGTATATACCAGAGGCCGCGGCCGCGTTGGTGGTGGCCGTATCTACCACGCTTATTGAAGATAATAGATTATTTACTATGGTAGAATCTATTATGGTATTGTACGTATAGTTGTCGATTAGGATTCCAATGGCTGACGTCGACATGATAGGTCGATACGACATGGTATTGGAAGTCTGCGTGTTGGTCTGCCAGCCTAATGCAGTCGGTGCGGTGGGAAGTCCAACTCCTGAAGTTCCAGCGACCGTGACCTGAAAGTACCAGCTAGATGAGCTAAACACGTCTCCCAAACTGTATGCCGTAGAGTTCGCGTATGCGGCCTTATAGTTGAGCGTAGTTGGAGTATTTGCCGCATATGAATATGGATTGTCTATGAGACAGTTTCGTATCTTACTATTATACACTCCTACCGTCGAGTTTCCCTGAAGCTCGATGCCGTAAAATCCAGTAGCATTTAATACCGTTATATTATCCACGATAGTGTTGTTACACATTCTGAGAAATACCCCAGAAAAACCTCCATTAATATATAGATCTCTAAGCACGCAGTTATTCGCGCCGAATAGTTGGATCTCATAGCCGGAGGTCTTGAATACGCTTGGAACGAAGGCCATTTCAGTTAGCATGCACTGCGATCCATCTATCTGAAACGTTACTCCCGTAGTGGCCGCCGTCTGAATTACTGTCGTATTAAGTCCAGAACCAAGCAGACATATGTTGTTAGAAGTTATGGCGGACGGGTTGTTTATTGGATATACTCCCGGAGGAAAGAATATGATCGCTCCGTTAGTGAGTGAGTTTACGGCCGTCACTATATTGTTGAAGTTAGTCGTGTTGATGGCGGCATTGTTCTGCGGGGTGACGTTATAGTCAGTGATGACGTTTATCCACGGAATGATATCGACACCATTGATCGAGTACGTCGTAGCGTTTATCGACGTATTTACCGTCGAGTTTCCTATCGAAGAAGATGCTGGAGTTAGATTAAAAGTAGACGTAGAGTTCGCTACTGTTATAGCGACAGACGTTAAGACCACATTTGCGGTCGTATTGCTGATAGAGATTGAGTTTATTCCGATGACTGCTTTAGTCGTCGAATTGCTGATGCTGAGAGTCATCGGAGTCGTGGTTACTGTAGACGTAGAGTTAGCTATACTCTCTGACGACGAGTTTCTAGAAGAGTTAGCGATCGTATTTCCGATGAATAGGACAGAAGTGTTGACGGTGACGTTGGCTCCAACTGTCATACCGCCGTTCACGTTGAGATTGACTAAGTTTGATCCGATCTCAAAGTACGCCGATCCATTGGACGAAAACATCTTGAAGTCTATTAGGTTGAGCGCTAGTTCGCCGGTAGATATATACGAAGAGTTTGCGTTATACGACCCGGCGGTAGTATTGGGAGTTTTTCCCGTAGTTGAGGTACGCTTTATATAAAGCGGCAGTGGATCTGTTGCCAATGTTGGCTCCTATTCATGCGAGTATATACTCGCGTTTCTACTATCAGAACGAAGAGTCGTCCTTCTTCGTCTTCTTCTTGACGTCTTCTAACCGCTTCTCTAGAGCGATCTTCTCATCACTTAAGACTCTAACGGCATTCTCAGCTATAGTCAGACGAGTCGTAAACATGAGTTCGTTTCTCATCAGTTCGGCGATCTTATCATTCATCACCTGTATATAGGTGTTGATGAACACCTCGTTCATCGGCTGGTCCATTTCAAACTTCCTTTCATTGAATATTAGAAGCTACCACCGTCTAGCGTTCCATAGGCCGGCAGGTTGTTGGTGATCTGTAGAACATACCCATTAGATCCAACTCCAAGTCTAGATAGGGCCGATGGGGCCGCAGTAGCGGCATAGAGGATGTCTCCTGCGGCATACGATCCTCCGGCCACACCAGTACCTCCGTAGGTCGCCAGAAGGGCAGTCGTCAGAGTGAGTGAGTTGGCCACGATCGTTGACGAGACGGTCGAGTTCGCCGTGATGTTGACTACGGTAGAGTTGACGACTAAGCCACCGATAGTCAGGGCGGCGAGAGTCAGAGCTCCAGTCGTCAGAGTGTTTGCCGTGATGCTGACTGGAAGCGTCGAGTTCGCCGTTACGGTAACTCCTGTGGAGTTAACTACGAATGCTCCGCCAGCTCCATATGGAACTAGGTAAGACTGGAGAAAGCCAACCGCGGCATTAGCTGACGCGATGTCGAATGTCGAGTGAGTATTTGGGCTCGTGTTTGACACTCCGAGCCAGAAGAATGGGGCCACGTTGGTGGACTTAGACGCTATCCTACCGAAGATGTTGTAGTATGGCGTCGATGGGCCGGATGAGTTCGCGGGAGACCACCATCCAGTATCTATGGTATCCGACGTGAGAGCCGAGAGGTTAGAGCCAAGCTCTATGAAGTTGGCGTTGACTATAAGCTCGGTCGTATTGACGAGCTCTACAGTTCCGGCGACCGTTAGGTTTCCAGATAGGGTCATATTCACGCCCTGGATGGTCGCTCCCGATACCGCCAGGTTCGATGAGATGACGGTATTAGTGCCAGCTAGGGTATTATTTCCAGTTAGAGTCTGACTCGCTACAGTCGTGACTACGTTCGACGCCGGAACCGATCCGATGTAGTTGGCGGAGTTAGCCACGATGTTAGGCTGAGAGGCAGTCTGGAGCGTTCCATAGATGTTTGTAGTCGAGATCGACGCCGCGTTTAGTGTAGTCGTACCACCGGTGTTGGCCAGTATAAGTTGAACTAGAACGTTCGCGGTAGAGTTACCAACCAGCATTCCCATCGGGTTGGTGTTTCCCGTGATGACGTGGTAGGTCGTGTTGCTTGTCTGAGTAGTAGACGAGTCATTGACCGTCAGGATCGCTATTCCAGATATTCCAAATGTCGAGTTGACTACGAGTGCCTGGTTAGCGGTCGCGGTTCCCGGAGTCCTCTGTCCGGCGATGGGAACTATGGTCGCTCCATCGGTAGAACCTATATAGAGAACCTCTACAACGTTAGAATAAGCTAGCTCTCCAGGATTGAGCGACGCTGGAATAGAGTTTCCCGCCGAGCGCTTGATCTGAATTAAGTTGTTAGCCATTAGATGTCCTCTGTCGTGGTGTCGATGTTATTTATTAGTTACAAGTTTTTTTTCATCAACTGTTCATTATAAGCGTCGCAGAGTCATTTATGCTTAAAAAAATCCACCATCAACTGAGAATAGCGTATTGATGAATCCATCCGAGCCGCCTTGAACTATGACCGAGGGATAGCTTTTCACCGTGATGGTCTGAGTGTTAGCTTTCTGAACGCGAACTTGCTGAGCGGGCGGCTGCCTCACCACTATCTTTACGTCTCCAGTGAGCCCTCCGCCGCTCATAGCTTAATCCGATATTTGACTAGTATTATTTGAGTATATCTGCGAGAATGTATAGGTGTTTGGGTATGAAGCTCCAGTAACGGCTGGAGTGACCTCCACGTAGCCGTCGACGACTCTAGTCACCTGATTTGCCGTAGCTATCTGTACGTCGTATACGTACTTTCCAGGAAATATAGAGTTAGTCACCGCGGCATTCATAGTGAGAACTATGCCTCCGGAGATGTTGTTTATAGTGGCTTGAAATGGAATAATATTAGTCGACGTGTACCATCTCTGCATGACGGCATTGACCGTATATCCCATGAGATTGATTATATCGCCGATGTTGTCAGTGACGATAATGTCAGTCGAGAAGCTAGCTCCCTGATCTATCACTAGGTCGTATCTTATCGCCATTACGCGCCGGTCCTCACGAAGTTGACTACGACGGAGTTAGATACCGGCGTAAACTGCAGCTGCAGGGTCGTCGCGTTAGCGGTAGCTGAGAACTCGCCCATATAGCTGTTCGTATACATCTGAGCCCATTCGGACATATACGCATTTTGCCCATCGTTTGTCGTGAGGACCTTAGAGGCGTAATAGTTGTTGGCGAGCTCGTCCTTTATCGCGACCATATATTCAGCCGCGTGAAGTCCGGAGAGTGAGTAGCTGTCGACAGTTTGAGTCGTAGTGCCCGATAGAGTCACTGAAGAGGTGTATAGAACCGTAGATACTACTTGAACCCAAGATCCATTGGCGTTCAAAAAATACTGACCGTTGGACACCTGTGAGGTCGACGGCACGGAGACAGTGACGTTAGAAGTTGAGTTAGCGACTTCTAGAGTGCCGTTGGTATAGAGTCCACCGGCCGAAAAGGTTCCAACTAGCGCCGCATTGCCTGGAGTCGCCGCGGTGTTGGCGGTCATGACTATAGTAGACATGGCGTTGGCTATGGCGTCTGTCTGCGTCAGCCAGAACTCAAACGTGTTGGTCAGTGCGGTATTTGCTATCGATATTGTCATGCGCCTAACTTTTCCAGTATTAACTTTAGTGTCGTCTTGATCTCCGCGACATCTCCCTCTAGAACCCTTAGTTTATCTACGGCTCTATTCACCTTATTGGTGTGGGCTTTCTTCATCTTATACTCACGAAGTTTCTCTAAGTCTACACTTAAGATTGCTCCAGTGTGGATGTCCATGGACAGTCCCGGTCGATCAGTAGGCACTAACTTCATGAGATATTTATCGGGTATTATAGTTGAAGTGCGAGAGCTCTAACGTCTTTAAGTATCGGCACCTGAGCCGAAGAGTCAGCCTGAAGAACTACCTTGATCTTAAACTGTATGTAACTTTGATACAGGCTTCCCGTACTTCCCAGATATGTCAAGCCGTCGTCAGTCTGAACGTAGGCAGAGGCTCCAGCATTCGACGTCTGCCACGGAGTTCCTACCGTCAGTAACTCATCGTCTGTGACAGACACTACTGCCTGCTCATCTCCGTCGATCTGAATGATGGTTCCCGGCTGAAAGTTCAAAGTGAAGTCAGTGCTAGAGCCGACGATCTGGTTGTTGGTCGTCGAGGTAGTTACCGTTCCGTTGACTAAAGTATTGGATCCAGTTGAGAGCCAAGCTGTAGTCGGCGGCAGCACCAGATAGTAGGTACTGTTGGTGTAGTTTCCATTGAACGGCTCATTTAGAGTCAGAACTGAGTTGCTCGATATAGAAGTGATCTGCCGAGCGGACTCAGTGAACGTCGAGTTTCCCAGCATGTTGATGAACCAACCAACTGCCAGTTCGTTCTCAAATCTCGTTCCATTTCCAGAGACGTTGACTGAGTTGTTCGGCGAGGTTATCGTTCCAGTAGTAGCTATCGAAGAGTAGTTATGCGCAGTTGAGAAAGTATAGTCATTGAACGACGATGGATTAGCCGGATTAGAGTAGAAATCTGGAGTCTGATTTATCAGCGGGGTCCAAGTCTTAGCAGAGATTGGATCTGGATCATATGAATTCTTAAACTTCACGTATACCAGGACGTCAGTTCCAGGAGGCCTATACGCAGTCAGCAGTATCTGAATGTCCTGTGAGTCTTGCCCCGTCGCGAGAGTCACTGGAACGGATACGTACTTAGACTTCTCATTTCCAGTGCTGAAGAACTCATTATAGTCAAAGCCAAGCGGGTCGACTAGATTTTCAATAACGAGCTGCTTGTTCTTTACCATGTCTATCACGGGAGATAAGAACTGACTGTCTGTAGTCATCCTAGCGTGAATAGTCATAGACTTCGCACCGGCCATAAACTGCTTCTCGTTAGAATATCCCGCGACTATCCTCTCCTTATCGTAGAGATTGGTCTCATATCCAACGCTTATCGGCTGAAAGCCCGTGTCGAGCTCGTAGGTATTACTCGTGCCGGAATATTCAAACGTGACGCTAGTTCCCGCTGGAGCTATCGTCGCGAAGTTTCCAACGATCGAGTCTACTACTGGATTGAGAAGACCAGATACCTGCGCCGTCGCCACTAGAGTAGACGTGTTGGGTGAGGAGGCTAGAGATGAATTCGCGAACCTATGAAATTGAATAAAGGAAGTGCCAAAGAAAGTTCCAGAGCTCGATCCCATGTGAAGCTCTTCGTTGTTTGGGTCGATATAGAATACTACTGCGTTAGCCGCAGAGTCTATCGTGCTGACGGTAGAGTTTCCCGCGGCAAATACTATATCTCCGGGAAGAACTTGAGACGCCGTGTTGGGATAGCTGACGTTGTATATCGACAGGTAGTCTGTGTTGGCGTTGTTGAAGTACGCGTCGCCTCCAGTAGACGTGAAGTTCGAGACAAACAGCTTGAACTTCACGTACTCAGTCTGAAGTGCGGTCCACGCCGTCGCGGTCGCCCCATAGAAGGCCGTACCTCCGACTCCAGGCTGAGAGAACATCTGAAGCCCGGTGGATACGTCGACGTCGCCTATGTTGGCGGTCCACACCTGATAATCTGGATCGTCTGAATCTGGAGCGATGACGAGAGCGTATTGCTGCCCGTTCTGCATGAATACTGGGGACTCGAAGAAGAAGCTCGTGCCAACAGTTCCAGTATTAGAAACGCTGACGTTGGCCATAGGCATGTGAACTTGAGAGAATGGAAGTATCGAATTCGTGTCTGGATATCCGTTAGTCACGTCGCAGAGGTAGACGCTAACGCCGTTATTGGCCGTAAGTGATGTCTGGTTAAAGTATAGTACTACGTACGTTCCAAATACTCCATCTTCCTGATTCGGCGTGACGATGGTAAACACCTGAGCCAGTGGATCTGCTCCAGATCCAGGTCCGCATCCTCCCCCGTGCGGCCATCCAGTATAGGACGGCGTATAGGACACTACCTTAGTTGGGCTCGGTGGAGCTACGGTGACGGTTGAATTCGACGTCGTCACTATCGACGTGACGGTATTAACTACTGGAATAGACGATAGTAGTGGGTTGACCGTGGTTAGAGTTACCGTCTGCTTCGTTACAGACAGATTCGACGCAGTATACTGAGCGGATGCCATGGAAGTTATGGCCGCCGCACCTAGTACGAGATTGCTGACGTCAGCGGCCTCGAGAGTGCACACTCCCGTCTTAAAAGTTGCGTCTGGAATATTGAACTGACCGGTCAGAGTGCCATTAGCGTCAGTCGTTAGAGTAGTTCCCCACGTTCCTCCGACTTGAACTTGAGTATAATCAGAGGTGTCTGTGACGTTTACCGCATACGTGCCGTCTGGATTACGTATTCCGGGAGCGCAGTATTGATCTACGTTGATGTTGTTGAAGAACACGTGCATCTGAGCGGACGGACGAAGACCGACCGCGACAAACGAGATGATGGTTGCCCGAATGTATGGCTGCAGCGATACGTCCGTGACGTAGTTTCCTACGGTCACGGTATTGCTCTGTGGACTTACTGAAAGCTGATAGCCGCTCTGAGTAGACGTAGTCGTCGTAGTAGACGTTGTGGTCGAAGTGGTTGTTGCCAAGGCGCTAAGCGTCTCCCGATATGCCGCTGTTAAGCGTATTTATGTTGGATCAGCCGACGAATAACCCGTTGTTATAGGTCACCGGCGTTCCGTTATTGATGAATGGACTAGTCCACGTTGAAGACGGCGTCGACGTCGCAGCCGTAGAAGTGGTAGAAGTATTGGTGGTGACTATGGTATTTGATACTGTAGACGTCGCGGTCCTCCAGTCACCCCAGATGCTCGCGTATGGACTGTTGGCGAACTGGTTCCAGGCCGAGGTGTTATTGATCGTTATCGAGGCTGAGCCCGTCGTGTTAGTGTCTATCTCGTTGTTGTACGATGGAAGGAGAGTCATCACTCCATTCCACGCGTAGGCCACGAGGGCCGCGGACCTGTACTTAGTCGCGAAGCTCTGATTCAGGAACTCTTGATGCGTGTATGGAAGTATCGTCACTCTACCGCGTCGAACGGTATTCACGGCCTCAGCATAGTTAAAGTTAACCGCAACGTTAGTCCTCACGATCTTTGGCCGAGCCACTGAATTAACTGAATCGATGGCGACAGAGAACTCATGGTCAGACACGTCGCAGTAGCTGAAGTCGTTTAGTGGATCGGCGAATATTCCATTCTTAAATCTGTCATTTCCACTCGCGTCTAGAACAGTAACGCTCATCGCAGACTGCTGAAGCATGTTCAGAGACACGCAGTATTCCAGGTTAGTTATCCTAGAGTCTAGCGTACCGATATCTTTCATCGTGTACCTTCTATTGGTCACGAGAGAAGTAGACATATACTTTGAAACGTCTCTAGATATACTTTTAGAGCTCTTGTTCTCAATGGTGAGCGCATCGACTTGATCTGAAGTCAGAGACGGGTATGGGGGCACGGCGATGACGGCGAGGGCCATGGCGTTGTCTGGAAACAGCGGAGGCTGCGGCGATACTGACGACACTCCCTCTTTGATCTTTAGGATATTATCTGGAGTGATGTACACCAGATCATTCCTCGGAAGATACGCGGTGAAGTCAGACTGCATGTTCCATCCCCAGGCTGGGTTGTTGATCCCAGTTCCAGGTATATTGAACGATACGTTGGCAAGCGGATTTGTAGTCGCGTAAGTTATGGCGGTCGCGACAGCCGCGGCGTTAGTAGTGTCGACGTACCCGGTGTCGTTGGCGGTAGATACTGCTGGAGTCCTAAAGTCAACGTAATCTCTGAGAGGTCTCTGAACTCCCTGAGAGTCTACATAGACCGGTATCTCGGTCGTGGTTATGGCCGTAGCGTTAGCGGTATTCGCGTCGTCGATCGGATAGGACTCGACGGTAAAGAAGCCTACTCCAGGCGAGTTGTTGATAGAAAAGTAGTCGAGTTGCACTAGCAGGTATGGATTATCACTCTGCGAATACGAAGAGGTTGGATACAGGTATCCAGGACCATAGTTAGTGTCTGTTCCACCTGAGTCGAATACGAACTGAGAGGTTATGAGTGAGCCACTCGTGCCGTACGACCCGTTGGCCGAGCCATACACGGCAGTGATGGCGTGTACGTCGGGGAATCCCAGGCAGAATGGCCCGGCCGGATTCGCGGAGCTTGCCGTGTTTATCGCGACGAAGCGATTCTTGTTTATGATCTTAGCGGCTGGATGAACGCCAGTTCTTAGAACGTCGAAGTCGACCACGCACGTCAGCGCGCTCACCGGAGCGTCTCCGTTGCCATAGCTGAACGCCACGCTAAACGACGTAGAGTTCGTGATCTCAACTAGACCCGTAACGTCTCTGTTAAACGATGAGATCGGAAGTATCGCTCCAGCTGGCCAGTACTTATAGTACGTCTGACCCGATGCGTTCGCCGAGAAGGCGGCATCTACGTAGAGTTGAGAGGAGTTCTTGACGCTGGTGATGGTACGAACGGTAGAACCAACGAGTATCTGACTTCCCTTGATGAAGTTTTGATCGAATGTCGTACTGCTTCCAGTCACGAGAGTGTTTGCAGAACTTACCGTAATCGTTCCAGATAGCGCTGAAGAAAGATTGTTAGAGGTATTTACCAGTGTGAAGTTCTTGGCTTCTGGGTCAGTGAGAACCCCGATTCCATATGGAAGTACGTCTACTCCTCCTGAAGCAGAGGTAGTTATGGTATAAGTTCCTATTCCAGCGGTGATAGTCAGCGGAACGGAAGCCCTATATACGTACTCGGTATTTACGTTGTTAGACTGATCGCGAAGATTTTCTAGACCAGATACGCCAAAGGTGTACAGCTGCTCTGAAATAGTTGGGTTTATGATCCCGTTGAAGACCATGTCTCCAACTCCCATCACGCTTCCGTTATAGTAGACTATGGACTGGATATCAGTCGTGGATGCTCCAGAATTCATCGCGATATTGTATAGATGCAGGGCGTACTGACACCCCGCATTTCCAGGAGTTCCATCATTATACGAGAAGCACCTTACGGTAGCGGTTCCTATCTGATTTCCTACGGGAGATAGAGAGGTAAACGCCCTATTAGTTACGGCAAACTGAGCGGTGTCGTAGAGTCTGACGGTCTGTGCGGAAGTAAAAGCGAAGTTACCCGCCACCTGATCCAGGACGGCATAGCCACCATAGTTGAAGCTGATCTGCTGAGAGTTGAAAGTATTGGTGTCTACTCCCCTTCGCATCTGAACGTACGCGGTCTTGATGACCTCTACTGGGTATCCCTGGGCGTATCCCTTGCCGGTTCCTATCCTAGCCAGCGCGTTGTCAGGAGCGAGGTTCGCGGAGACAGAATTTGAAGAGGTGATGGTATCGATCGCAAATGGATTTACGACGAAGTTTCCGGCCTCATCATATACTCTAGAAGCTATGGCGCTTCCGATAGTTGAGTATAGTTGAGATTGGCTGTTAGTAGCAGATACCAGCGAGCCATATGAGTAGGTCGCGATTGGATTGAATCCAACGGTATTGGCCGCAGTATTTGGATCTAGCGTCAGGAGTCCGCATGAGATCTTAAGTCTATCAGCTCCGGGCGCGTTGACGTTGGTATATCCAAGCGCGTTGTCCAGGAGAGATGGATCCTGCGCGTAGGTCACGATAGTTTCTGTCGCTACGAACCCAACGACCGAATTTCCAGCATCAGTCCCATAGGCATTGACTATTCCAAAGGTCGGCTCTAGGATCTTAACGAACGTGCCGTTGATGAACACCACGCCGTCGGCCACTGAGATTCCATGCGCGTTTCCATTCGTTATCGTAGAGGCGTTTGAAGTGTAGGTGTTGACTACGAATAGGTTTGAGCCATTAGCAACGCTCGAAAATACGAGCTGCTCGTTGTTTCCAAACGTCTGAGACGCGTCGTTGCCGGTATTGAGGTAGTTCAGATATACGATCTGAGTATTTGGATAATTTGACTGGAGGCCGGGGGTCGCGAACACTACTCGGGCTTGAAGGTTAGACGTTAGGCTCGTCACTAGCGCGTTGACAGAAGATACTACGTCGTAACTAGCCCCATTAGAGGCCGCGTCTGACAACCTGACGTAGGGAAGGTTGGCCACGTCGTAGATCGCGCCACCGGTAACGATATCTCCATTCTGAAACGCCCAGTCTGCGAATGACTCTACTTGATTCTGAAGTATCGTCTGAAGTTGAGTCAGCTCACGCGCCTGAACTGCCTGCGACGGCTTGAATAGAACCCGATAATATAGGTTATTGGCGTCGAAGTCGTCGTACCAGGGGGCTACGTTGAGATTAGTGGAGATCGGCAAGTGCTGCTTCCTTACAGGCTAATCACGACGCGATAAAGTTCGCTCTCGGTATTAGACCTATTGATGTTGTTGATATTAGTAATATAGAGTGGTCTCACGTCTTTAGCATAGATCTGTCCTACAGTATTTATTACTAGAATCGAGTTCGCGTAGTTAGAGTTCGCGACGATAACCTCGTTATTCTGAAAGTTCTTATCTCCAGTGAGATATATCGTGTTTCCGACGATGTTAGCGATAGTTCCGAGGGCGCCAGAGTTAACTCCCTGCACTTCAGAGCTGATGACGAACGCGTTAGTAGCGATAGTTCCACTCAAGACTTGGCTAAAGGTCGAATTGGTATATAGATTAGAGCTCTTAGATCCGTCTGGATTAGCGGCATAAGGATTCTTAATGATTCCTATCTTGTTGTAGAGTATTCCATCTACCGGAATAGTGTTGCTCTCCGTGTTGGCGAACGCGAACGTTATCCCGATTCCCTGGAGGCTTAGCTCGGTGGATGGATCGGCACCGTGACCGCCTGGAGGTGGAACTATCGGATAGATATTTGCTCCGGATCCTACGGTCGGTGAGGCGATGAAGGCGTTAGCCCACGAGACGTTAGATCCTGGATCTACGACTACTACGCTTATGATCGTCTGAGCCGAGGTATTCACGACTGAGTAGGCCAGAACGTTAGTACTTCCATCAGAGTCGACATACACTTGTGGGGCGATATGCGCGGTAGTGGTGCCACCTACTACAGTTCCAGTCTCTAAGTTTTGATTGAGAGTGAGAAAGTTTCCATTGACTGGATCATACGTGTGACTAACCACGATCCTAAGTTGATCGGTAAACGACGGAGTGTGGATATATATACCGCAGTTATTGAAGAACCCGCTCGTGCCAGACGCGTTTGTCGAGAGCTGAAGCACGACGTTGTTTCCATCTACTCCAACCACCGTCCCATCATACGTGGTAGTATACCCGCCTCCGCCGTTAGTTACGGGTATCACGTCGACGCCACAATACGTAGACGCCGTAGTCTGTATAGCTGAGTTGGAGACGATCGGAGCGTAGACTCCGATGCTGAAAGTCTGAAAGATATAGTTCGGAATGGAGGTAATATATCTCCACTTATACCCATCTCCAGTCTGAAAAGTCGTCGTCTGAATCGTGGACGGCTCGACCGTCGACGGGACGCCATTAGCGTTGTCGATGCACTTGAACACTGAGTATGGAGCGCCGACTCTAGGCAGCGTGAAGACGTAGAAGTCATTATCCACTAAGGTCTGAGTGTTGTCGTACCTAGAGTAGATAGTGTTGGCAACCCATAGGTTGCTGTATACCATAGGAGATATATCGGCGCCGACCAAGAGTTTTCCAAACTCCATCTGCCAGTCGTTAGTAAACTGCTCGGCGTAGTCGGTAGTCGTTACCGGCCGCGCGTTTCCAGATATAGCCACAGGGCTGGCACCGAAGCCATAGTAGAAAGAGTTATTGGAGTTTATCGCGGAGGTAAACTCATCTATCATCGCCTTCTTATAGGCCGCTAGGGTCAGTCCCATATATGCTCTCTCTTTATCTGCTTTTTCAACGCGATGACCTCGTCGTGCAGCTCCTGCAAGGCTTTAACGATAAGTGGTATGAGCTTATCGTTGTTTATCATCCACGGCTTGAGTACTGGATCTATGCCGCCAACTCTAACCGCGCGTGGGAACGCGTCGTTCATCTCCTGAGCTATGAAGCTCGTTAGATCGACGCTTGGATCGCGCTTGAAGTTAAAGTCTACGACTCGTATCTTTAGGAGATTTTCAAGACCAAACTCAGTGTCTCTAATATTTTCCTTAAGTCTTATATCCGATTGAGTGTTTGTCATCTAGGTACTCTCCATCAGTAGGAATTGTTAGCTAGTACTCTAGCTTTGACGGTGCAGGCCGCTATGTTGTCTGTAAGCACGTACACGTGAACATTCGCGTTTACCAGCGTAACGTTAGTATCTTGGACTTGCTGTGGGTAGTATGAGTTGATATGTCCCCAGATCCTATTATCGTTCGTATTACTCACCGCGGCCACGACTGTCATGACGAGCTCCTGGCATGACGTAAAGTCCCACGTCGCTCCAGAAGTCCCGGAAGCCGCCATAGAGCTTCCCGTGTGGTAGAATATATAGTTACCATCGCTCTGAGCCGTAACCCAGTACGCTAGGGTGTTTCCATCCGACTGAACTCCTAGAGAGGCGCTGTTTCCGGCATACTTGAAGATGAAGCCATCGACATCTATCCTTCCAGTGTTGGCTAGAACGAACACTTGGTCAGATTTGTAGAAGCTATTGCCAGCGTTGTTGCCGAATGGATTATTGGCAGATCCGGAAAAGGTCACAGCCACGAAACCATCTGAGAGGTCGGTGGGAGAGCCCCAGTATACGGTATTTCCGGAGCTCGTGAGAACCTGCAGCCCAGTCCCATTAGAGCCATTGGCGGTTATAGTGTTGACCACTAGAGTAGTGACCTGAATGGTCGTCGTGTTTATCGATGAGTTGATGGAAGAATTTCCCACCGTTACGGACTGAGATACTACGGCGTTAGTATACAATTCTGTAAAGTTCGAGTTGATCTTCTGGCCTCCCGTGCGAAGCGGGTCGCCAGTTCCATCATTATTAGCCGCACCTAAACCTATGAGTTGTTGTGACATAAAAGTTCCCGCTTAAGCTACTGCTAGAAGTATACCGCCGTTTATCAACTGCGTGAAGTAAGTGATGATTATCATTCCATTAGCGCCGTCCCCTCCATACCCAGCCGTACTGGAAGCCGCCCCGCCGCAACCTCCTCCTCCTCCGAATAGACCTCCCCCTCCTCCGTTGGCTCCATAGGTCGCGGCTCCACCGCCTCCCCCTCCTCCTCCCCCACCGCCAGGTCCGAATACGAAACCATTTGAAGTTAGAGAATATCCGACTCCACCGCCACCTTCACCACCGTACCCAGCGGTAGTTCCCTCTCCGCCGCCGCCCCCTCCGCCAGACCCATTCGCTCCGGGACTACCGCTTCCTCCTCCCGCCGCGCCGCCTGTTCCTCCGGCAGTTCCATCGTATGCCGTACCACCATTGCCACCAGTACCAGTGACCGTAGAGTTAGCTCCAGCCGTCCCACCATCGGCCGCGCCCCCAGCTCCAGCCCCACCGCCTCCGGTTGAGATCGCCCCGCCGTTCGCCCCGGGACCATGCTGTCCCCCCGCCCCTCCGCCGCCCGCGCCAGCATAGTACGTTAGATACTCATTTGGACCTCCCCACCCTCCACCCTGAGCTCCGGTAGATGGTACGCATAGAGAGACGTTCCCTCCGATTTGATCTCCGCTTCCTCCTGGAGCAAACAGAAGTGGCCCACCTGAATTTCCAATACCTATCCCAAAGGACGTATCTGTCCCAGTGACTCCAGAATAGATTCCGCTCGTATTTGAGCCCGCGCCCCCAAGTCCAACGCTATAGGATATCGTCTGATAGTGCGTAAGAGTGGGATTCTTAAGAATAGAATAGGCCCCACCTCCGCCTCCCACTCCTCCAGTAGTATCGGCTAAACCGCTTCCGCCTCCACCGCCGCCGCCGATTCCCTCGACCGTAATATTGGCGCCGAGATTTACATCTGGAGTCACGACCCAAGTGTTTCCAGACGTGAGGATTATAACTTTCTGTGCCATCAGGAGTATGCCTGTCCGGCGACAGTACCATATATAGTACTACCACCATTAAAGCTCATCAAAACGATGAGATCTTTGCCGCTTCCTCCTGTAGTTATCGTCGGAGCTGAACCTCCCGGCCAAACCGTTCCGGGGGGCCACCCCGTTATGTCAAATGATCCAGTATTTTCTATCTCGAGAGTCAGTCTCGCCACTTGGTTAGAGGTGGGCCAGCTCGAGACGTTTATTACGGCATCCCCGGTCAGAGATATTCTCTGAAACTCTCCGTTAGCCCTATTGATCGTGACGCTTCCATTTACAGATATCTGACCTCCGCATGGGAGGTCAACTTTATTAGAGTTTATAAAGAAGCCAGACGAATCATATACTAAGGCCTGAGAGACTATAGGGTTAGCTATATTGAACACCTGCGGAGACCAGAATACGCCCGAGCCGTTGCTGGTCATAGACGCATTATTAGTTCCAACTGAACCATTCGCGACTATCGACGAGACTACGATCGCAGTACTGTTTACGAATGAATTTACCGTGGAGTTGCCGACCGTAACAGACACCGAGATCACGGCGTTCGTATAGAGCTCCGTGAAGTTGGCGTTGATCTTCATCCCGCCGGTCCTCAGCGGATCGCCGGTTCCATCGTTATTAGCCGATCCAATACCGATTAGCTGCTGAGACATTCAGGTGTTAAATCCCTACTTTTTTTGATATTTATCAGGTAGCGTCGAACGTTACGTAGGTCTCGTCGAGTAGGAATACGGTAGAATCCCACCTAACATCACCCGTGGGTATCGAATTTCCCGCCACAGTTGGATCCGCAAGGACACTCATCGGAGAGCTCTCTACTATATTCAAGCAGAACTCACCGAACATCTCTGATCCCGCAGGATGAAACGTGTTGTATAGTATATCCCTATACTGCTGGAGCTGGATAGCGGCCTGAAGCTGGTATGAAAATACTTGATAAAAGTAGCTATCCTGAATGTACTTATCGGAGTTTAGAAACCCCTGAGTGGTATCCCAGTATCCAGGCGCGACTCCAACGCCGGACTTAACTACGCTTCCCATGACGCCAGAGAAAGTATCGACTTGAATGAGAGATGACACTAAGTTGGCACCGGAGCCAGTCTTAGACATAACGAAAGTCTGAGGAGAAGCCGGATATCCAGAACCACGATAAGTCATCGCGGTGTTTACTACGGAGCCATTTCCATCGGTTATTACGTATCCGACCGCCCTATCGGTATTATTGTCAGAGAAAGAGAGAACGTCTCCATTAGAGTACTTGCTTCCTCCCAAGATGATCTCTGGATCGGCTATACTATTGTAGAGATACGCGGTGATAGACTCACCAGTCTGATAACCTCTACCAGAATCATGGGCCTTGACGGTAAGCACTATCGTGTTGGACGATCTCAGATCGGTGTTTACCATGGCTCTAGAGTTAGCATATCCAAACTGAGCGAAGGCTAGATCTGGACACACCTCATATATGGCGCTCGTGGTAGAGTTACTCTTCGGATAGTCCCAGAGGGTTATAGAAGTGTCGTTTGTCACCGCATATATCACGTGCTTCTCGAGGACGATACTCGCAGAATTAGGAGCTATCGCCACTAAGTCGTCGTCGCTAAACGCGGACGTGAAGTACGTACCGACGCCGGTTATTATCTTCGAGTTGCTTACCCAGCTTACATTACCCTGAAGTGGAGCTGAGTCTATTACAGTTCTAACTGAAACATAGGGATTGTCTACGTAGTTGTTTCCCGCTATCTCATATGCTAGAGAGTTTATACTTCCAAATGTCTCGGCCGCGAAAGAGAGAGCAGAATCTATCGGAGAACTTATGTTAGCCGCCGCGTTTCCCACGAATCCAAACGTCGGGGAGTTCAACACGACGTTAGCGTAAGGCGCTATGATATCTGAATTGAACGTGATGGAAGTCGTATTAGTCATCGTTCCGATCTGAAACGACGCTCCATGACCGGTATTGTCAGACGACTGATTGTATATGTATATGCCCGCGTTGGCCTGTTGATCGAATCCTCCAGAGACCAAGTCAAAGAATACGGACCCGAATAGGCTCTCAGTGGCGGTGATCCTCAGAAGTCCGCCGATACCATGAGATATGATGCTGCTATTAGCGTCGGTATGCTGGACTTGCAGGACTTGCCCCACTGAAAAGTCGATACCACCCTGAGTGATCTCGAGGCTGTCTAGTGATCCCACTATGGTTGGGGCCGAAGTTACGAGCATATCGTCTCTTCCAGCGTAGTCAGAGAGCAACAGCAGCTTCTCTCCTACTTCAAAAGACTTATTGGGTGGAGACATATTCGATATATTGAATACCGTCAGAAGAGTCTGATTTATAGGCTCCTTCGTAGCGCTCTCTACTACAGCGGTTACTCCAGACGACAGTCCTATGACTGCCTGTCCAAGATATGAGTCCAGTATTATATCGTCTACTGAATTTCCTATCAACTCCAGATACATGGGTTGCTTCCAAGTTCCATCTGATGGAAGCAGCATGTCGTACGACGGGATGTATACCTCTACGTCCTCGTTGTATATGAGCTTAAATAAAAGTTTAAAGCAGGTTATAGATCCCTTCGCCCGATAGACGTCGAGGATATGCTTCAGCAGATACCTCTTGTTTATTATGACGTTGAATGGGATTCCATAGAGGTACTCAGACTGAAAGTGAGATAGAAACTCGTCTAAAGTATTATCGATGTCGCGATAGTTTAATAGGTTTCGGGCCGCGCCGAGGGGATTACCAGTCTGCGACATCCACTCATAGTAGGCCTGCATGAACAGGATAAAGTTGGGTCCGTAACTTTGAAAGAAAGCCGGAAACTGTGACTTTACGAATGGAGTTACGTCTTGTTGTATCCCAAAGTCCATCAACTCGTCCCGGTGTTAATCGAGATGATCACGTCGTTTGGATCTATAGTGAGGATCTGATCTTGCTCTATCACTATATCGTCGTTCTGAAGTTGGGCATACAGGCTTATATAGCTACCGACGTACTGCGACACCTGTATGATATTGAGTGAGATAACTCCATTTGAGTAGTTGACGGTGCCCACTGAGTCGTTGATGTTGGTGACGATTCCAGAGTTCTTTGAGTATATTATGAGATTTCCATAGTTGTCGTCTCTAATTATTGAGTTTGGAAACGTGTTTCCCTGTGGATTCACGTACGTGAACGCCGTAGAGAATACTACCGGCTGCGCTGAGCCGAGTGGCAGCTTTGAGATCTCATACTGATGACTTGGAGTCTGTATGGCATTATTGAAGTCTATCGTAGTCTGAAAGTCGATGTTGATCTGTGGCGAGAGCCTCTTTATCATCAGAGCCGTCGTGTCATTACTGATGATAGATGGATCAGTGTCGTCTATGGCCGCGATAAACTTAGAATATCGAAAGTCGCCGTTGAATTTTTGCAGGTTGTTCGCTGAGTATTCAGTTATAGTGTCTAGTACGAGAGTCTGCAGGTCGGCGGAAGTCAGACTAGTCGACATAGGTGAGAAGGTGACGTTGGAGGTGACTCCAATGAAGAAATAGTTGGGATCTGTCACTATCACTCTTATGGGAACGCAGTCTAGACTTATCAGATAGTTGATAACGTTAGATTTAATATAGTCTGGAGCGACCGACGATGAGCCGGTCGGCTTAAGGCACGCCGCGACGAATCCGTACTTCTTGGGATTAAGCTGCTCTCCGCCATAAGTGTTTACGTCTGAGATCTCTCCTGAGAATTGAGCCATAATCAGTGACTTGAAGTCATCGGAAGCTACTGCTCGCTCCTGCGTAGCGTAGAACCTCGGGGCATTGAACTTTATCGAGTTGAGACTCTCTTGGCTGGTCCCACCAGACGAGTTGACAATCACGACGATAGGACCAGAAATAGAGGCGGTCCCACCGTTGAAGGCCCCTAAATTCTGAATCGTCACGAAACTTGATATACCGTCTGCCGTGTTTCCAGAAGCTACCCTGTAGCTTGCCGTAACTAGAGATCCATTGAATGGAACATAGCCCAGTAGGCCGTCTCCAAACACTACCTCATATTGTCCGTCTTGAGCTCCCTGCACGAAGTAGACCTCGGAGTTGGCGTTGAGCCCGTATAAGTTGAGCGCTCGCGCGTACTCGACTCCGGTATTTGAGGTATTCGAGGAGTTTTCAAATACCGTAACCGTCAGTGAAGATACGTCTATACCTGGGTTCGAGAGTAAGAATATCTGCTGCTCGCTAGTCGCGTCTATGACGAATGAGTCAGTGATATACTGACCCTCGAAGATCTGCAGGTTTGATACCTGATACGTAGAGTTAGATGAGACGAATGACTGATCTGCAGATGTCGAAAACGTGTAGTTTCCATTGGCGTTCGTGCCCGAGAATAGCGTTCCAGCCGGAATGACGAATGGATTAGATATTCCATTGGTGACTACGGTAAATGATATGTTAGCTTCAGACGAAGCCGCTGACGTAGGTAGGTAATTAAGCTCCTTGGCTCTCGACACGGCTGAGTTCAACTTCTGAGCTGAGTCGAGAAACATCTCAGATAGAACCATGTTAAGATAGAACGAGTTTAGATACGTGTTGTATGACAACGCGTCCAGTAGGACGTTCAGAGCTGCTGAGTTAAAGTTATAGTCCTGCAGCGTGTCCTGAGAAGTCAGGTACTGCTCTAGTTGAGTCTTCAGAGTGTTGAAGTCAAGCGACGAGAGTATTAGTGCGCTGTTGGCCATAGACTACCTTGTTCTGGAAATAAAAAGTTTTAGACTTCCTGGTTCAGGGATATTTATTAGTGAGAAAGTTATGTTGACGTTGAACCCATCGTTATCGGGATCTGCTATGACTGAAATATTGAGAAGTTGAGCTCTCGGCTCATACAGAGACATCGAGAGCGCGATCTTACGTATGATATCCTGCTGAACGAACGGCGTGTAGTTCTCGAAGAGCATTCCGGTTATTCCAGATCCAAAGAATGGATCAAATAGTCTCTCTCCGGGGTTAGTCAGAAGCATGTTCTTGAGAGCCTGTCTAATAGAGTCCTGGTTCTTTAGTACGACCAGAGAGTTAGACATCGGGTGCTGAAGAAAGTTGTCGTCAAAGTCAGAGTATACGTTCAGCTTTCTAGACTGCGCGGTTATCAGATCTGCTCGAGTTACGGCCATATTTTTCCTCCCTATGGCGTGACGAAGAATGGAGTCACTTGACTGGTAGCGGTAGGCTCAAGCACGACAGATCCATCTGAATTCGTCGACTCCAGCATCAAGTTCTGAACGTTGACGTCTCCATTTGGTGCATATATATTGACGTTGCTCTGCGCGGCATACACGTTGATGTCACCGACATGGGTTACTATAGTTATCCCTCCAGTATCTATCACTATCTTATTACTTCCAACTATTAGCTCTATCGCCGTGGCAGAAGTCAGAGATATAGTCCCATTAGCGTTATACGACACGGAACCATTCGCCGTATGCCCCTCATTTCCACCGACCTTGACTGAATATTCTTGAGTGGCGTCGTGATGTATAGTTCCCACTGCGGTAACTGAGAAGTCCTGGTCGACCGAGTGGTGCTCTCCACCCTGCACCACGGTAAAGGATTGATCTCCCTGCATGGCGTGATGACCATCGCCGTTGGCTGACAGCGTCATGTGGTTTTCAGCCGTCGCGCAGATGGCTGGACCATTTATCGCCGTATAGTCTGATCCGGCGGCTATCTCAGTATGCCTTCCAGTTCCTATGTTGACTCTATGACTGCCTCCTATCGCGGCGTCGACGTGCCCGGCTATAGATGAAGTATGTGACGCGGAGGCAGACTTGACTCCACCATGCACCATCTCATTCATATTTCCATCTTTATCGAGCATCCTAGTCGTATAGCTTCCGTCCTCAGTCACTCTCGCTACTATAGAACCGACGTTGCTCGGATCGATCGAAGAGCTGTCTTGATCTCCCAGTGGGTGAGTGGAGTTCCATATAAGGTACTCATCTGGAAGTGGAAAGTGGGGATCAGTTCTAGTGTTTTGTACAGTAGGAAGTGCCATCACTTAGTCCTAGTAGATTGAATGCTGACTCCAGATATGATAGACGTTAGAGACGCGCCGACCGGCATCGAAGACACCGCAGAGGCGAGACTTCCAGCTACACTTTGGGCCTGCTCACTCATGGTTGAGCCAAACATATTAGCGATGTTAAATGCCATTCGTCCGAGAGACATGACCTTAGTGGCGTTCTGAAGCATGGTCTGCATCGTACTCTGATTAAGTACAGTTCTGGGAACGTGCTCTGGAAGTACTGTACTTATCGCTGGAGCGATGTTCGGAATGAGAGTTCCAACGCTTCCAAGAATTCCAGACAGCGTGGTTCCTAGGATCTTTTGAAGTCCCTGATCGGTGGCAGACGCTTGAGCCGATAATATTATGGCGGATAGCTGCGCGAGACCAAGCTGTCGTATCTCGAAGAGTATCGAGCTCACTAAGTTATTGGCGATCTCCACGTTCTCACTTCCCGTGAGAGCTGGAATAGTGGCCAGTTGATCTGCCACGGTAGAGTCAAGTATAGAAATAACGGTCTGAACTGTCGCTGAGCCGGTATTTAAAGTTTGAGTAGTCGATTGGCCTACTGGAAGTGACGCGATCGTCTGGGCCAGAGACGACACTTGGAGGCCCAAGAGTGGCCCTCCGATAGTCGCCGCAGTATTAGCTATCGCCGCGACACTGTTCGAGCTTACGGCCGCAGAGATCGCGGAAGATAGGGCAGAGGCGGCCGAGACAGACGCCGAAGATAATGCCCCGGTCCCAGTTCCTGAGAGCATTCCACCTATAGCCTCGTTTAGTAGGTACTGAGATGGAGCTGAGAGAGTTGGAGATATCGCGTTGAGTTGATTGAGAACGCTCGACATACCGATAGTTCCCGATAGAGACTGAAGTGCTCCCGTAAGACCACCTGATACCATCTGAGCTATCCCGCCCGTAGACGAGACTGAGCTCATCGTTCTGAGAAGTATCATCGCGTCGAGGGCCTTTCGCACGACGCCGACGACGTTCGATGGATCTACAGACTTTATGGCCTGAAGAACGTACTGTTCAGAACTTGCGGATGCAGAAGTCGGGTTATTTGCCGACATATTCGATGGATACTGCTGAGATATGACCATCTGAGCGCGCTTCTGGGCGTTGTCAGAAGTATCCGAAGGAACTGTTCCCTGGTTTCCGATGTTGGCGTTTAAGCCGACACTTCCAGGATCATAGGATTTCTTCAGTAGAGATCCCTTGACCGTCGTCGTTATAACTCCAACTATGGCAGAGTTGAAAGTATTGCCGTAGGTCAGTGGTTCCGACCTCTTAGTTACGTCGAACTGTCCGTCTTGCTCAAGCAAGTTTTATATTCCTTATAGAGATTAATCGTACATATCAAACGTTCAAGTGGAACTTCTTCCAGCACGATGAAAGGACCCTAGAATGAATGGGATTTGCTTCGTCTCTGGATCTAAAAAACAGCCGAACACGTGGGTTCCAGGAAGATACTTATTAGTGACTCCAACTCCATTCAGTGACGGAACGTTGTTGTGCACTGAGTGGCACCAGATGAGATCCTCATCTGGTATAGGATTAGGTCCGGCATTCTGGTGTCCGTGTATCATTACTTTTACCTTATGGGCGTTGTCCGGGTCCTGAATGTCTAGAACCTCGCCGACGAAGAACGGCGTGAAGCCGCTACCAGATTGAGCGGTCATCCCTGCTGATACCCTCCCTTGATGCACTCGAGGTTGCAGAGATATCTGGGCTGAACGTCGGGTCTTCGAATATCATGAGTGAGCTTAGATATCAGCCATCTTCCATACATCTGCTGTTCCCTTCCAGGATTTACGACCGCTATTACTTGAGGAATGTCGCAGAAGACAGTCTTTCCAGCCATCAGTACCGGATCTCCAATGCAACTCATCCTCATAAGCTGCTCCATCATCTGGGCCTTGTTTGTCATCTTATTTGGAATAGTGTCAGGCATGAAGCTCTTCGGAACATTCTGATTAGTGATATTGGGATTGACGTACCTGAAGATCGGCCGATTGGCGCCGGAGAACAGCGACGTAAAGCTCGATAGAGTCGTTATCACCGTAGACGCAAGTTCAGTCACACCAGCTGGCGTAAAGTCTTGCTGCTTGAATTCGTGAGTATGAGTGTTGAACGTGAGAACCCGCTGTGCTATAGTTCCAGCCGACACACGGTTCATCGCGTCCATACTCTGAAGTACCTCCCAGGAGAGTATGTTGTCGTCGAGATTCGAGAAGAAGTCATGCCCGACCGTGTTTATCTGTGTGAATGTCTTAACGTCACCGGATCTAGTCATTCCCTCTATGGTCTGAAAGTTATATCCTCCGGCGTTCTGGAAGAACATATAGTTTGATGAGCTCTGGTTCTGCTGAGAGACGGCCTCCTTTCTGAGCATCTCTATAGCTTCAAATACTGTTTGATTGGTGATGTTCATGTTTCGATTGCCTATGGTCTGCTCTACCGCTATGCCTGAACCTATCTTTTCAAAGATACTCTGAACCATAGACGATATCTGAGTGTTGAATGCCTGCTGAACCGTCGTGGCAGCTCCAGTCAGCACTTCCGTACCTACGCACACTAACTTATAGGTCTTGGCGTGAAGGGCTCCATGAGACTCTATCTCTCGAACTGAGTTGAGCGTGAGATCGTAGTTAGCAGTCGCGCCATTTGGCTTAGAGAAGTTTAAGTTTACGCTCTCTCCACCAGACAGGTTGTATCCAGATATGGAGTCCGTAGAGTCTACTACCTCTATCTCGGCCATGACTCCCGGAGTGAAGATGGTCTCCATGATCTGAGCAGAGAGAAAGTTTATTCTGGAGATGTCCCACCCTCCTACAGTGAGGGCGTTTATCTGTGCGTCACCAACGCTCATTACACCACCGGAGTGTTAGACTGAAGTAGACCCTTCACCATAGTCACGAAGTTACTCAGGTACTGCGGTTGAAGTACGTTTATGATCTTGTTACCCTCGTTCTTAGCGTTTTCCCAATCATAATAAGTAAGTGGAGCCCAGTATGCCTGCGTATCCTCAGGTATGTTGTTGGATACTATAGCGAAGCTGGTAGTAGTGACGCTAACTCCACTCTGAAGGCCGGTAACAGTCGATCCATTCGCTACGGAAAAGCCATTAGAAGATCCATATGGAAATTGTATGTGCTGAAGTATTAGAAAAGTTGGATCTGACTGCAGCACCTGGGCGTTTAAGTTTCCGGAAACCTGCGATATGTTCACTACCTCGTCAAAGATGAACTTAGCGGTATCTCCATTCACTCCTACGTTTATCACAAAATTGGTAGTCGTAGTCCAGTCAGTGTTGGCTCTCGAATAGCTACTTGGATTAGCCGAGGTAGTGTAGTTAGGCTGCCAGTAACTCTGCTGATTCGCCGTCAGCGCCTCGTATCCAGCTGGAGTTATCGTACTCTGATCCAACCAGTTGTTTATAAAGTACTTTATTCTCTGCTGCGCGATTGGAACAGAGCCATACTTGTCAATAATGAACGAGTTGAACTGGTCGGTGGATAGATACCAATCAAAATATGGATCAATTATACCATTGCAGAGATATAAGACCCAAGACGCGTACGGATCTCCATATGCCGCATACGCGATGTTGTCTGGTCTGATTCCCTCGTTGAGCGTCAGCGGGTAGTAGAGGAAGGGGTTGCTGGTAGTCGTATTAGACACCACTACTCTCTCAGTTATATCTACCGCGACGCTATTAGAATATACGGTGTTGGAAAAGTTGGTAAAGTACGTAAGGGCCACTCACTGTCCCCCTGCGAACGTAGTTGGAGAGGATCCGATGTTCAAAAATGAGTTGAGTATGCTCTTAACTCCAGAAGTTATCGTATTCTGAAGCTGCTCTATAGTGATATTGTTTACGGTAGTTCCAGTAAAGTCTGAATTAAGCCAGAATTCTACTTCCATCAGTGATATCCTGATCTCGGCCATAGTCGGCCCCTTCGTCGATCCAAAGAATGACGGCTGTCCCGCGGGAGTCCAATTGACTGAGAATGATTCTATTACGGCTGGCTTGAATATATACGTAAAGTTATTAGGATCATTGTTGGACACGACTATTAGCACGAGGCTTGGATAGGTCAGGAGCAGTCCTCCTGTAGCCGTTCCAGGAAGCTGGTTGGCCTTGAAAGTGTTCGCTATCGAGTTAAGAATCTGAGTCTCTCCAGGACTTACTGGAGTTAGCTGCCATGCAAACGAGTGCTTCTTAAATGATGGGGCCTCAAACATCACAGTCATAAATGGGTTTAGAGTCGCACCGAGAGCCTGAAGTGGATACTTTCCCAGGTTGGCAACGTCTGCCCCACCGAACTTATTAGCTAGCTTACCAACGACAGATCCTCCTAGTGCCGCCGCAGCTCCGCCTATGGGATTACTGCTCCCAACTTGATTCATAGACATACCTATGGCTAGACCCATCTCAGTGGCGTTGAACCTCACGTCCTGTTGATCTACCATATTATTAGGAAGTGGAAGTCTTATAGTACCTAAGTCAGTGAGATTGACGTTGTTGTTGAACGTTACGGGAGTGTACTGATAGAATGAAAATGACATCCAGTATGGAAACGCGGACGAGCTTCCCAGATCGGATGGGAAGTTAAGCCCTCCGGTCGGGGATAAGTTAGCGTTGTTATTGAATACTGCGGTCAGATTAACTGCCGAAGCTGGAGTCGCCATTGGTATCCTTGAGTTTCCTATAAATACCATATTATTTATCAAGAATCTGGAAGAGTAGATGCAGGGGCGTTTTAAGTTAAAGCACCCAGAAAAATATAAGGGAAATGCTTCCAACGTAGTGTATCGAAGCAGTTGGGAGCTGAAAATTATGATTCATCTCGATCATGATACCACTGTATCGAAGTGGAGCTCTGAGGAAAATGTAATAGCATACAGGTCTCCAGTAGACGGTCGACTTCACAGGTACTTTGTGGACTTTATGGTTGAAAGAGTAGACTCTTCTGGAAATAGAACTACTACTCTGATAGAGGTCAAACCTGAGAAAGAGACCGTACCTCCTAAAGTTACTAAGAACAAAAAATCAAGACACTTCATAACTGAGTCTATGACGTATGCCAAAAACTTAGCGAAGTGGGAGGCGGCTAAGAAGTACTGTGAGAGTCGTGGGTGGAAGTTCGTGATACTAACTGAGCGACATCTGTTCGGAAAGAAGAGCTAGTGGCAGATAATTTTCTTACGACTCTAAAGAAGAGAGCCAGGGGATTAGTACGAGTAGGCACCAAGAAGGCCTCTGACTGGTTCAGAGAGGCCGTAAAGGCGCTGTCTAAACCATCTGCCAGGCAGCTGATCGACCAGGCTGGTCCCTTTAAGAGATTCGAGACTCTATCTAAGAACTCGATAGGAAAGATGTATCTCTTTCAATATGATCCCAAACTTAAAGAAGTGTTACCATACTACGACATATATCCCCTGATATTTCCGATACAATACTACTCTGATGGCTTCCTAGGAATAAACTTACACTACCTTCCGATAACTCTTCGCATGAAGCTCATGAGAGAGCTCTACACTATCGCTAACAACAAGAAGTTCGATAAGACTACAAAACTGCAGATCTCATACTCACTGCTGAATGGAGCGGCTAGGTTCTCCTACTTTAGACCGTGCGTCAAGAGATATCTGTTCAGCCACATCAGGTCGCCGTTCTTGTATATATCACCGGATGAGTGGGATATAGTACTATCTCTGCCGATCCAGAAGTTCAAGAAGGCCACGGCCGAGAAGGTATGGGAAGACTCGAGGAGGGCCGTTCAGTAATGCCGTTCAACGTAAGCACCTTCAAGCAGAACATATCTACATATGGCATCATTCAAGATAACAAGTATGACTTCAGCGTCAATTTTGGCTTCTCGGGTCCAGTTAGCACCGGATCCGCAGGCCTGCCATCGGCCGCGATCTCCTCGTCAAAGATTCAGACGTCGGTTGGTCCGGTAACTATGTCCACTCTCGCGGCAGACCTATCAAATAGGTCCATTCTCACCAGTCTTCCATCGTTCATTCTCAGACCAACGAACGTCAATAGATACGGTCTAGGACTGCTTGAGAGCATGCCGTTCACGGGAATGTACTCTGATCTTCCCGTTACATTTCTCGCTGACTCAAAGGGCGGCATCTACAACTTCTTCTATAACTGGATGAGCTTTATATTCACCGGAAATGGACAGGCCGCTCCAGATGGAGTGTCGAATCAGATCACCCGCGGCAACTCATATTATACTATGGAGTACAAGTCGAACTATGCCGCGACCATAACTATTAAGGTCTACGACAACGCGGGAAACGTGTCTATGACTCACAACTTCTACAACGCCTTTCCGATATCTCTCAATGAAACTTCAGTTAGCTGGGAATCTACCAACAAGCTCATGAAATTATCTGTTACATTTTCCTATAAAGAATGGAAGATGACTAATTCAACACTAACATCACAGTGAGGAACTATTGCTACCCAAGATAAACTTTCCTACTATCCTACTGACTATTCCATCGCGGGGAAATAAGGAAAAAAAGTTCTCGTTCAGACCTATGCTAGTCAGAGAAGAGAAGATCCTACTCATGGCCAAGGAGTCCGAGAGCGATACTGATATTCTTACTGCAGTGAGGCAGGTAGTTAATAACTGCGCTCTGGATCCTAATTTCGACGTCGATGATCTCGCTCTATTCGAGTTAGACTGGCTGTTCATTAGACTCAGAGCGTTCTCATCTAGTGACACTATAGAAGTCTCTTATCGAGATAATCAAGAAAATAAAGTCTATGACTTTAAGATTAAGCTCGACGAAGTTCAGATAAAGTTCCCCGATGGCGCGCAAGCCGACGTGATAGAGCTCACGAAGACCGCGGGAATTACTCTAAGATATCCATCTGCAAAGTTATATTCAGACTCTAAGTTTCTGAACTCTCTAGATGGTGAGAAGTCCTTCTTTGACCTCGCGGCGCGATGCATCAAGAGCGTATACGATGGCGACTCAGTCATGTCTGCCTCAGATTTTTCACATGAAGAACTTATGGAGTTTATAGAGTCTATAGATATAAAGAGCTATAACAAGATACGAGAGTACCTCACTTTGGTACCTTCACTATACCATAGGCTCTCTTATGTTGACTCTAGTGGACAAGAAAAAGAGATCATCTTGTCTTCGTTATCAGATTTTTTTACGCTGCGCTGAGCTCGGCGTCACTAGAGAGCTATTATAAGACTTTATTCTCTCTGATGCAGCACCACAAGTGGGGTTCAATCGGAGAGATCGAGAGTATGATATTATTTGAAAGGGATCTTCTAGTAGATATGCTGATACAGTTTATCAAAGAAAAAGAAAGAGAGTTAGGGGAGCAATAGTTGGCGTCACGACGTCCAAAAAGTATACTAAGTTCTATATTTCCAGAACTCACCGAAACCTCTAAGGAGGTGGCGCGCGAGGGGTTTGGCCATACTGTAGCTTCAGCGATCTTTCCATCTATCAGGTTCCATCGCTCACCCACACGCGCCACAGCGGCTCGCGAAAAGCCAAAAAAAGTCGTAGATAGAACCAGACAGACCGACGATGAGTTCAAGACGAATATCACGCTAGTAAAGCTAGCCCTAGACTCTATCTCTGCCTCTCAGAGAGAGGGAGCATTTATACTCAAGCAGGAGTTGAATCTAACAAAGAGGACTAACGCGCTCCTGGAATCTATACTAGCGAAGGGTGGTATTTCATCTAGTGGTTCTGGTTCTGGTGGAGGAGGCGGTCTACTTAGCGATCTAGGCACAGTAGCGGCTGGTATAGCCGGAGGTCTTGGGACAGTTAAAGGCGGACTAAAGTACGTCTCCGAAGGTATAACTAACATACTAAAGAAGGTCGGTCCAGCGACTGCCGAAAAAACAGTCGCAGAAGCTGGAGCGGGCGAAGGTTTGCTCGCGAAGTCCCTGAAGATAGGTAAAGGTATACCTCTTCTAGGCGACGCAATACAGGGAGCTATCTATGGTTACGAATCTGGGTCAGTTGGGGAAGGAATCGCTGCGGGATTTGGCTCGCTCGGTGGAAGACTCACGGGTGGCGCTGCTGGTTCGGCTGGAGGACCAGTTGGCGCACTTGTCGGTGAAGTCGGAGGCAGCCTCGCCGGCGCGGCCACGGGAGCAGATGCCTATAAGAAGACGAGGGATAACTATGAGTGGTCGTGGCTGAGGCTTCGCTGGGTACCTAAGAACTCTCCTCCAGATCCCATGAGTCAGATACACTCCGGGGAGCACTGGGACTGGCTGAGACTGAGATGGGTTCCAAATGATGGCTCTACGACATTTAACCCTCTGGGAACTGGGATACCAAGTCAACCTAAGATCGGCCCGTCACTCAACGAAAAGAGCGTCAAGACTAGAGTTACTGATCTTCACTTCACAGCTAGAAAGATCACTCTTAAGACCGATAAGTTAGTTCTAAACATCAAGGGTATGGGAAGTTCGACAACTCAGGCTCGAGCAGATTTCAGTACCGGAGGCGCTACTCCAGCATTTGGCGGTGGGTCTATCGGTACCGGAGGAACGTACGGACCGAGCACTCTAGGTCTCGGTGGTTCTACTAGTCCTATCACTGGAAATCTCTCTGGAGGTGGGACGCCTAGAGTACAATCTGCTCCAGGAGCTGGAAATACGTCAGTGGCCGGAGGTGGCGTTTCAGCTAAGGTAAGTTCAGCGACCGTAAGTCAGAACAAGCAGTATTTCCTCGACGCACTCAACAAGGGTGGAATAACCGATCCCCAGATGAGGGCCGCTATGGCGGCTGTAGCGGAAGGAGAGTCTCATTTTGGTCCGCACTCAGAGACTGGATATCAGAATACATCTAATGCCCGCATCAGGTCTGTATTTGGAAGCAGGCTTTCAGGATACAGTGACGATCAGATCACTCAGCTAAAGAAAGACCAGCGAGCTTTTTTCAACGCCGTGTATGGTGGCAGGCTTGGTAATGCCTCAGACGATGGATATCAATATAGGGGGAGGGGATACTTTCAGCTCACCGGAAAGGGAAACTACGCTAAGTACGGTAAGATGATAGGGGTAGATCTAGTAAACAATCCAGATCTAGCCAACGATCCCCGGATAGCAGCCCGGATAGCGGTAGCATACATGAATGACAGATACGCCTCTGCTCCTGGATCTTCAGTCTATGAGAAGACCGCTCGAGCTGTAGGAAGAGCCGTCGCCTCGACTGAGGCAGTCAAGATGGCCGCGTATGGTCGCTACATTAATTCCGGAGAGTTTGCCCCTGGAAAGATCGCTGATCTAAGCTTTGAAAGTAAGAGCCAGGGCGCTACTAGAGTTGGAAATGGATCAGTAAGCGCGGCGGTCGATTCAGTACTGAAGCTCAAGGGAAAAGACGACGCCCACGACGACGCCCTGCTTAAAAAATATATGTCTGATGGAGGTGTGGGCATGGATCCGCATGACTTAGCCTGGTGCGCCGCGACTGTAGACTCAGCTCTATCACAGCAGGGAATAAGAATTCCTAGACTTCCTAATGGAAGACCAGACTTAATGGCAAGATCGTATGCCAACTGGGGAACCTCCGTAGAACCCAAGAATACTCAAAAGGGAGACGTCCTGGAGTTTAAGGATGGGTCTCACGTTGGATTCGCTACGGGAAATACTAGGATAGGTCCCAACGGCCAGCCGCAGGTTGAACTACTGGCTGGAAATGAAAACGCCCACATGCCGGGCCTGCAGGGACCTGGACGCTCGCAAGTTGGAATGGTTAATACTAGGTTCGTAGACGCAGACCAAGTCAACATCCGAAGAGCGGGTGCTGAAGATCTTCCAACTCAAGAACTCTTAGCCGCTGAGAGGCCGGCCCCACCTCCGGCACCAGGTATGTATGAGGATAGAAGTGATAGACTAGTGAAGTCAGCAGAGATTCACGATAAGAGAAATTCTTCTATACCTAGGGAGGATCTACATGATCGTCACTGGCCTATATCTCCAACTAAGCCGAAGAACCCGCATGATTCTAGTTATTTCGACGTCGCCCACTTCTTCCCACACATCTATGACAAGTCCAAGAAAGACTCACCGTCGATTCAGGTAGCATAATATGGTATCACTATCTGATATAGGTAGATCTATAGGATCTGGAGCCGCGAGAATCACGTCGGCTGGGGCTCGCGCGCTATTTCCATCTATGTTTGGTAGATCTCCACTAGACGCCGCTGACATTAGTCAGGAAGATCCAAAAGAAAGTGATGACGCGCCGAAGAAGGGATCGATCGTATCAAAGATCGACAGATTATCGGCCTCGACTCTTCAGACTAACTATATACTGAAAAAACAACTAGACCTTATAGGAAAGCAGAACCAGATACTCTCGGTCATCAGAGCAAATTCAGGATCTGGATCGGGACTCGGGTGGTTGAACAGTATTCTAGCTATGGCCGTCGGCATAGGAACGGCCTTCGGAGGAAAGTATATATTTGATAAGCTATCTGGTAAAGTCGTCGACGCGTCCCCCAAGAAGCGTGAGATAAGACAGGAGAAGTCTTATACTTCAGTGCCGCCCGCGGCGCGCCAGCATACTCCCACACAGACACCGATGGAGAGGATGCCGAGCAGTCCAGAGCCGACGACATCTGTTCCAGAGACTCACACTAGAGTCGTTAACTCTACAGATCAAGTGGGAAATAGCGACAAGAGCCTAAACTTCAGCGCAGACACGATAACCCTCGATGCTAAGGATGAGTTCGATCTTGAGGTAGGCGACGTTGAGCTCGCGAACAACGCTACGCCGATCTCAACTCAAGTGTCTAGGTTTGTCGCGCCAGCGACTCCAGCGACTCCAGCGCCGGCGACGCCATCTAAGAGTACTCAGCCAACTTTACAAGAAAAGCCTGCCCCATCAGCGCCGGCTTCACCACCAGACGCGTCAGAGAAAAAGGCGGCGACTCAGCAGAAGAATCTTCCTAGTTCAAGTGATGTTACCAGTCCCGAGAGCTCATCTCTATGGCAGCCGCAGGCCAGCGGAGGACCCTCTCCTGGACCATCACCAGCTCCCTCTGGGGCACCCTCTAGAGGAATAACACCACCTCCAAACGATGCTCCCCAGAAGGCTCCCGCTATCGTTCAGAAAGGAACTCCTTCTGTTTCCCCACAGACTGCCACTCCGGCGATCGACTCAGGTCAGTCGACTCCTCTCGTTCCCAACTCGCAGTCTCGAATCCAGCGATCTCCGGAAGTAGTTCCAGCTCCTCCCATGGAAGGGGCTCAACAGCAGAGATCTACTCATCACCTGCAGATGCCTCCGCGGGCCAGATTCAATTTATATTCTCCCATGGCCGATAGACCAGTAGCGCCAGATCTCAGAGAGATCGACCAACCAAATGCCGATATAGTTCAGAGAGTAAGACCCTCTCCGCCACCTATATTCTTAAAGAAAAGAGAGAGCGCGAGAGAGAAAGATAGAGCTAGAGAGATCTCTAGTCCCACAAGCGAACATAAGTACACCCAGATGGTGGCTAAGATGAATGAGAGTAAGAGAGATAAGACTATGAATCCTAACTCACACGCGCTGCTGGATGCGCTGGTGACATGAGCGATCAAGATACTAAGCCATCCACTCGCGATAGTTCTTCCGTCAATGTAGACGATCAAAGTTGGTTCAAGAACCACTGGCGTCCGGCTATGGCGTGGCTCTATATGCTCATATGCCTCAACGACTTCGTGATATTTCCGTGGGTCTCTATGCTGATACCCGTGTTCGTGAAGGGAGCCGTATACATACCATGGATGCCGGTTACGCTCCATGAGGGTGGATTCATCCACATAACCTTTGGGGCTATCCTAGGAATTACGGCGTGGACGAAGGGACAAGTTGAGAGAATAAACGCTAGTTAAAAAAAGAGGGGCCGAAGCCCCTCTTTTCCTATCATTCTCTGCGACGCGTCATATCTTATTCGCGAGACTCTTGAAGTACTCTAGAGTCTCCCCGTCGTCTTCACCAGAGTCGTCAGTCTGCAGCGACGGAGACTCCACCTTCTCGTCGTCCCTAGCCTCTTCGGTCTTTCGAGACTTCGATGAAGAATGCTCAATCGCCTCACGAGCGGCACTCTTGGTCTCGTTCTCACCCTTCCATGGGTCGTCAGTTCCATCCTCGAGAACTGTCGCGAGCTTAAGCTTGAGCTCTTGATAGGTCTTGAAGTGCTTGCGATTCAATAGGTCCTGAAGTGAGTAGCAGGTCCTCCAGATGGTCTCGATCTCTTCGTCAGTCTTGGCGATCTGAGAGGGCTTCATGAACTCAGACTTATCGTAATTCCTATAACCCTCGTGATTACGAACTTTGAGCTTGAAGTTAGCTCCCTCCCAGAGGTCGAAGGCGTTGAACGCCTCTTCATCCGCGAACTGAGGCTGAGTCGTCTCGGACAACTTGTCGAAGATCTTCTTTCCGTACTTAAACAGAAAGACCTTCCCGTTGTTGTCAGGCTTAGCCGGATCGTCGACTACCAGGATGTTTGAGTAGAAGTGAAGTCGCCTCTTCTGCTTCCTGGCGATCTCCTTGTTGGACTCTAAGTTAGTGTTCCAGAGCTTAGAGTTAAGCTCTGAGAGAGGATCCTTCTCTCCCTCAAAAGTGGTCAGCGACTTTTCAATGTACCACTTGCCGGTCGGTCCCTGGAATCCATGGTCGTATATCCTGACGAATGGAACGTTCTCTCCGGGAGGGGCCGCGAGGAAGCGAATTATGGCATAGCCATTTCCTGCCTTATCGACGGTCGGGATCCAGAATCTCTCGTCTGGCCCGTTGTCGTACTTTTGGTTCATCTTGGTCATCTCGGCAGAGATAGTCTCAATGGACCTCTTACCTGAATTTGCCTTGAGCTTTGCAAAGTCTATTGTCATGTACTCTTAGATTTCCTTTTATGTTGCAATGTTTACACTTGTTTTGATGTAGGCCACGTATAACGCCTAATCTATTTATCAAACTATATCACATAACTTCAAAAGAGTCAAGGATAATCTGTCTAAACTTGTGAGCGTCGTACTCGATAAATGGAGTATACTTTTTAATCATAAAGCTTAAGTCACTCCACACGACGTCGTCAACTAGAACTTTATTCCAGTTCTTCCACGCGCCGGTAAGTTGGAGAAGTATCGCTACTGTGTCTATCGACACCTTCGAAGCTATATAGTCGATCAGTAGGATCGGATACTGCTGGCCTCCCTGAAACGTCAGATTTTTATCGAATATTGGATGCAGTATCTTAAGCTCTTGAGAGAAGAAGTAGGTTAAAGCCTCGCGCCTCTTCATCCACTTCTTATAGATTATCTCTCCGTGCTCATTGAGCGCGTCTCTAATATAGAGATTTGGGTTCATCACTAGGTTTGATACTAGAAAGTTCTTAGGATCCTGGTGCCTTGAGAGCTTCTCAAACCAATATCTGTCTTTTCGAGCTAAGAAACTGTTGACTGAGATCCTCGTCTTACCGCCATACTTGAAGTAGTCGTAGTCCGAAGTGAAGTGCTGCTTAAGTGACTGGTAGAGCGTGAATGCGTTATACGGTGTCATCCTGCATAGCTCTCTCAAAGCGGGCATAGAGGCCGACCGCCTTACCATAGGCCTCGATCTCCCAGGGGAGGTCCCAATAGTCCATACTATCAATATTGTAGCTGCGCCCATCAAATGACGACCTTGAGCTAGATAGGTCGCGCAGGCGTCCCGAGACGTGCTGAGCTGCGTGGGTCATTTCATGAGCTATTAACTCTAGAAGAATCCTCTTCTTCTTGATATTCTTAGAGAGGCATATCGTATACTCATACTTTGAGTCTCTACCAATGTCGGCCTCTTCCTCGGCTCTGTCGCCGAAGTGAATAAACTCAAAGTATATGTGAAGTTTCTTCCTCACGCTCTTGGTGAAGAGGATGTCTGCGTAAAAATTAATCGCAGAGCGTAGATCTGACTCGTTCCACCTCTTTGGAACGTTCTTAAAGTACAGATGCATAGATTATACCGGAAGTCTTGCGGTCTTCTTTAATATGTTCAGATCTTCAGCCTCGACCTGAATCCGCGCCTTCAAGCCCGAGTCTCTCTTGACTAACTGAGCGAGTAGCTCTATGTCTATCTCATTTTTTTCAGAAAATAGAACTACGGCATCTATGACACCGATATTCTTGGAGGCGGCGAGCTTGGTTATCTCGTCTATCACAGAACTCTTATCGAACAATGTAATTTCCGGTAAGTGTGGTAGGCGTACAGTGAGTCGAACACTGATAAAACCTGTTATGAGCAGGTGGCATTACCATTATGCTATACGCCTGTAATTCTACGATATCACGGATGGTGAGGTATGTCAACGACAGGTGACTTTACAGAATGTAACCGATAGTTGACATGTATCGTGGAGCCTCAGACAGGGATCGAACCTGCATTTGCAACTCCTTTACGGATAACGGGGTAGAAACCCGAACCGGTTACTGAGGCGATATCTCATACATAGCGTTCACTTCGAGACTTAGTCACTTATCCTAGTGACTAAACTGAAGTGGAGGCTTTGGAGCAGACCTCGGCTTGAATATATCAGAGGTCTTGAACTCAGGAGCGTGAGTCGGCGTCGAGTTAGTGGTCTCGATAGTCGCTATCTCTGCCTTAAGTGCGGTCTCTCTAGTCTCCAGAGCCTCGAGTTCTTTCTCAACTCTCGCGGCTAGTGTGGTGAAGTTGTCGGTGGGAGTATTCGCTACCGACGCGTTGGCTACCGCAGAGACAGTGGTGTTCGCGACCTGCTCGACCAGTCTTGGGCGCTCCGCGCCCTCTGGAGTGCGCGGAGCGGTCCTCTGAATGCGCTGAAGAGGCACGTCAGATCTTCTTGATCTCGCCTACCACGTCCGAAGCCGCGGTCTCGATTCCAGTCAGGATCTTGGACCCAACGCTCTCGACGACCGGAGCAGCTGGCGATGCCGCCGCTGCCGCTACCACCGCAGTCGCGGTGGAAGTTACCGTCGATACTGCCGCATTCGCCGCGGCTAGAGTCGTTGGATTCATGACGGCCTTCTCAGCAGACTTGACGTCGTTTGACACGGCAAGACCGATTCCACCGAGCTCAGTGTTGACGCTCGGCTGCCACCAATTCATCTTGTAGCCGACGAACGCGATCACGCATACTAATACTAACAACCAGAAAATAACTGCCATAGATCTCTCCTCCTAGACAAAAAAGACGCGGATTTTGTTGTTTCCGAGAAAATCCGCAAACTCAGCGAGGGTTACGCCGCTAGGCGGGCCTCACAGGCGAAGTTGTCGTTCGCATTTAACTACGATAGGTCTCTCAACGGGAGCCATCAACGCCAGTCGATCCTATTTCGCCCCCAGCAGAAGAGAACCCTTAGATTCTCTCGTGGTGGAGGCGCCGGGTACTGCCCCCGGGTCCTTGCGCCTATCTCGTCGTATCAACGATTCCCATCATATCGATATTTATATATCTAATCTGGGACCGCGACAATAGAAAAAAATAGAAGTCAGTACGTATCTGGCTCAGACTGCTTCTTCTGAGCCGGCGCTTCGGCACCGCCGTGCTCCCTTAGGGACTTCATCACCTGCTCGATATAGCCAAATAGCTTGGCCGTAGTTACCGGGCTTACAGACATATCGACCAGCGACGTGTCTGCTCTGATGCATATCTTCTTGATCTTGTCGTATTCAGTCTCTGCAGTAGAGCTTAGTAGTCCCGGATCGTACGACTCGTACTCCACGCTAAGGAGCTCATGGCTTACTGGGTTTATCCATACCTCTACGATCTTGGTCTTGTCAGAGAGCTCGCCTCCGCGAAACAACTTCGCGAAGCCACCGGCAGCAATATCTTGTGCGAACTTGCTGGCGTCAGTATTACATAGCTGCTGCTTTGAATCAAGTCCGTAGGCCGGAGTCATCAGCATCAGCGCCGCGAGAGTCGCGATTCCGATCTTTTTAGTATTCATGTCTATCACCTCTTCTGTGTTAGAGCGCCCTGAGGATGACGATACTCTCAGTCATCCTCGACTGTAGATTAACTGGACTACCTTCTACTTGGCCCATTAACTTCCCCAGGGCGATCTTACCAGCCGATAGAACTTCACTAACTATCTCGGCAGTCTTTCGTCCAGTCTTTTTAGTGATAGAACTACTCGCGTCGGACCCAACTATCGTAGTTCCACTTACAGAAAGAGTCGAGCCATTCTTGGCCCTATGCACCGTAAGTAAGTTATATCTCGTATTTATACACCAGACTTCAGATGCTCCCACTATCTTCTTAGGGTCTATGGATACGACCTTAAGGCTTGGACAGTCTCGCATGAACTTTAGGTTCTTTACGGTCTTGTCCGAGCTGACAGCCCTGTGAGTCCTTATTATGATCGGTTTTTTGACGACGTTCTTGGCGTTTGAGTCGTATCTCTCAGCATCTGATATCAGCTCAGCGAAGAAGTTTATACGCTCGTTCAACTGATCTGAAGACATGTTCCTGTACGCGTATCTCAAGTCGACATCGTCCGTATCTAAAGCTTCGACGAGCTCTTCGAACCACTCTCCATAGAAAGTCACGATCGCCTGAATATAAGGTCTCGGCACAGACTTCGCCGCTAGGTATTCATATAGTGAGAAATTCTCATTTAAGTCGATCTCACGCTCTATATCCCCCAAGACATCCGAGATCCTGTTTGTCTGAGTCTTATCTCTCGCCTTCGTCTGACGATCTTCAGTCGCTTGCGGTTTTATGGCGCGCGATTGAGCGACGTCATAGATCTTCTTGATGATGAACGCCTCGGGCTCTCCTGGAAGTTCGCATCCCCTGGACAAAAGTCTGGCTATCCAGCATGCCGTGAGCGGAAGCCACGTGTCAGGCATCCTCTTCAAGATCTCGAATTCTTCTGACAGTTCAAACTCACTCAGATAGACTTTTAGATACTCTCTAGCGTCGGAGGCATCGCACATGGTATTGTACCACGTCAGTGTCGATCCATACTGGCTGTCTGTAAGAGGATCTGAGAACTCTGGCTCTGGGCCCATGAACTTTAGGTTGGCGTAATAACTCTCTCCGCGAGTCATTCTCTCTACTTTACGCGCGGGCCTCTTAGTGATAGTCGACCTGCGCATAGTGGATCCAAACCTTCTAGCGAACTGTCATCACCACAATAACACGTGAGTGCTCGCTTGTAAACTACTTATTTAAGAGAAGATCGTGGTGGTCACCATCACTCTCCCATAGACCTCCGCGCTCCCATAGACCCGAGCGTTCTCATAGATCCGAGCGCTTCCATAGACCTCCGCGTTCCCAAAGACCTGAGCGTCTCCATAGACCTCCGCGTTCCCAAAGACATAAGCGTTCCCATGGACATAAGCGCTTCCATAGACCAGAGCGTCCCCATAGACCCGAGCGTCCCCATAGACCCGAGCGTCCCCATAGACCCATCCGGAGTCCGATAGGTTCTCCTCGCGCTCGATCCATCCCCCGAGGTCTTCGGCCTTGACTCCATGGATTGGAATATCCCGAGTAGCCCGAATCCTTCTGAGAGTGACTCCATAGTGGAGTAGAGTCTCTCCGGTGAACTCAAATGTTTTATTGGAGGTCTTCGTACTTGAGTTCATCTCTGAGTCGAGATTGTCGAGTGCGTGCCTAACGTCCGCCATCTCTCTCCGCACCCAGTCGACGTTCATCTCTCGCTGATCTGGTGGCAATTCTGGATTGAATGAGGACCATCCACACCGAAGCGTCTTACCTAGCGCGGCGCACAGCTCTCCGCACTCCTCGACTGTTTTTCCTACTGCAAAGTCGAGCCCTGGACGCATGTATCGCTTATCTGTCATGATCTTTTTCCTTTTTCACGCCGTGAAGTCAAACTCCACGAGCAGCCACATTTAGCCAATGAACTTATAGTACTTCATCAGTTCTTAGCTCTCAGACCGGTTGAGTCTCTTTGAGACTTCGGCTATCTTAGCCTTAAGTCTGTCATATTCCTCAATAGAGTACACGACAAGTTCATCATCATCTGGCCACAGCTGGGCGTGAAGTTGATCTCTACGCCATCTTCGCCAGAGCAAATATCGATACCGCCCGCACTCGGAGATATCAGGGTCATATAAGTGGAGCTCCACTCGATTCGCTCCACTGCTTTCGCGCCCGAGCCCATCTGCCCATCATAGTCTTTACGTCGACCGTCTGTGGCTCCGCGTAGAAACCGGCCGTCGCTTCGTCAAACTCGTCGGCGCACTTAATCAACTTATCGACATCTGCGTGGCCAGACGCCGCGAGTTTCCGCATGTTATCCGAAAGTACCGTCAACTGTTATCTCCTATTCCTATAGTCTTCCTATGGCGCGCTCTAGAAAGTTAATAATATCTATCGTCTCGTCACCCAGAGGCGTACCTCCGCGTGTTTCCTGCCAGTGCTCCCGCGCCTCGGCGAAGGTAAAATACCTGCATCCGGCCGTGAGGCGCGGCGTACCATCGGCGCATGGAAACGCGAAGAACGTATAGCCGTCGCTGCGCATGACGAAAGGAAGATTCATCGTTATCCGCGCGCCACCGAAGACCCGAGCGCTCCCGTAGACCTTAGCGCTTCCATAGACCTCCGCGTACCCATAGACCCGAGCGTCCTCAGAGACTTGAGCGTCCCCGTAGACCCAAGCGTCCCCATAGACCATGGCGTCATCATAGACCCAGGAGTTTCCATAGACCCGAGCGTCCCCATAGACCCGAGCGTTCCCATGGATATAAGCGCGCCCGGAGACCCAAGCGCTCCCGGAGACCTCCGCGTACCCATAGACCCAGGAGTTTCCATAGACCCGAGCGTTCCTATGGACCTCCGCGCCACCGCAGACCTGAGCGTCCCCGTGGACTATAGCGCTTCCATAGACCTTCGAGTTCCCATAGACCCGAGCGCCTCCGTAGACCCGGGTGCGCCCATAGACCTGAGCGTCCCCATAGACCCAAGCGTCCCCATAGACACGAGCGCTCCCGGAGACCAAAGCGCCCCCGTAGACCCGAGCGTTCCCATGGATATAAGCGCTACCATAGACCTGAGCGTCCCCATAGACCCAAGCGCCGTCCGTGTGACTTAGGTTACGTTCGGTCGCGATGTAACCACCAAGGCTACCTACTTGCACTTCTCCAAATTCCCGCGCCGCGACAATGCGATAAAGTGTCGTACCATCATTTGAGGTAACTGTATCATCTGGTAGCAAGTTGTACTTGGTAACATAAATTTGATTGTCGCTCATGGATTCAATATCTCCTTGCTTTTATTGATGTCATTCATTGACTATCGCTTCATCCGCGCTTCTTCCTCCATGGAGCGTCTCTCTGCCAGTCACCTGCCATGATATTTCCAATTGGATCGACATAATCGACTATATCACAGAGATCGAAGTCTTTTATCTGACTCAGAATCTCTTTTGCGGACTTGTACGCCGATGGAAGTTCAGATTTATCTGGAATTCCAGAGAAGTATCTTACGTCGATTCCCTTAGCCTCATTCCTGATGATCTCCTCTACCGGACGATCAGCGCTCATCCTTAGGTACTTTCCGCGTGAGAAATTCCTTCCAGCCCCATGCGGAGCGAATCCGAGGGATGATGACATACCAGACTCCGGACGCGTCTTCGCCATCAGAATCGGCTCTGCCATGTTGAGCGGTATCAGAGTCAGATTGTTGGTGTCGTCAGAGAAGAAGTCATATGCTGGAGTCGCGCCCTTGGCGTGATAGAACAATCCGTCGGATTTCTGAAACACGAAGTTGTGCTCGTTCCAAAATCGATCTTTGACCTTCAGACCTAGGGCGTCTGCGCAGGCATCGTGTATGGCGAAGTGACTCTTCTTGGTCCAGCGCCTGATCAGCTGAAGCGCCGCCCAATACTCCCTCCCGTCGTCTGACTCTGTGGGTATCCACGCCTGATGCTCTGGAACATCCGGAGCGATCTTCCTCCTATGACTCTCCGCGCACGCCATGCCTCGGTCGAAGAGCATGGCGCCAGGTTTTCTAGAGCCGTGATGAGTCACGAGAGCGATCTGTCCGGTCGACCTGACTCGCCCGACGAAGAAGAAGTGATTTCCGTCGCCCTGAGTTCCGAACGTCGCGGAGGCCGCATCTCCCATCATCGACAAGAACTTGTTTCTCTCGAAGTCGTCCATCAGATCTTGAGATGGACATAGGGCTCGGTAGGTTTTCTTTCTCCCGCCGAAGTGCGAGAGCTTCATCCCCGCGTCGAGCAGATCTGTTCCAGTATTAGTGGAGGAAGCGAAGCCCGCTTGTCCGAATATAGATATGGCCATAGAGCAGCATATGTCGGATGAGTGCATGGCCGGATGAATGGCACTCTTACAGGCCGCGACGCCGCCGACCGGAATCACCCCGAGTCTCAGATCGTAGGGGCACGCATCCGGCATTATGGTCGCCGCGATTACGGTGGGAACTCTAACGAGCTCGTCCATTGACTTTGCTACCATATCGTAGTTCGCCAGATCATCGTCTGTATTCAGGCGGATGTTAGAGCTCCACCGTGGTCCCGATCCCGACTTCCTGAGACTCATCTGAACTGGCTCGTAGTGGTCGGCGAACGCGCGGATCTCCTCGTCAGTCTCGAACGAGAGACAGGCTGAGTCTGCGATGACCGCCTTCCACCACGGCGCGCCGCGGTATCCCAATTCCTTAAGCTTCGAACCAGTGATTTCCACAGCGATGATCCTCCGATCTTGCCTCCCCACGATATACCTTCCATGAGCGACTGTCAATAGATCATCTCTCTGACCTTCAGAGCAGTTAACTCATGATTGACAAATCCGCTCGAGAGTGATAGTATGGCGTAATGATATACATTTAGTCGGAGATAGAATTGCTGATAGAACATGACAGAGGCGCGGTGGAAAGCCAGAATCAGATGGGAACACCAGAGTTAGATATTCCAGTCACGAGCGGGATGCACCACATCGGTGTAACTGGAACTCGCAAGGGAATGACTAACTATCAGATGCGGTGCGTGAATAGTTTTCTCGTCGACCTGGCGTCCTCTAAGAAACCGACTCGCGTCGCGCTCCACCACGGAGACTGCGTTGGAGTGGATCTTGAGGTCGCGGAGCTCGCCGCGTCCATCGGTATGTGGGTGGTGTGTCATCCGCCTATAAATAAAGAGTTGAGGGCATACCACGAGTCCGATGAGATTCGAGCGCCGGCTGGGTACATGTCGAGAGATCGAGATATAGTGAGAGAGTCTATATGTCTCATGGTAGTTCCGATGGATGAGTACGTGGCTAGTGGAGGCACCTGGTACACGTATAATGAGGCCAGGAAGATGAGAAAGATCACTGAGATATTCTGGCCAAGCGAACTTCACTGATGCTCGCGAAGATCAAGAATTTTTTAAGTGAGTGCATAAGGATCGCGTCTAAGATCACTGGAGTAAGTCATAGGGAATCCACTCCTATTGCCGCGCCTAGGGTCAAGATCCACATGTACTTTGGAGATGAGGAGATTAAGTGAAGAAGTTTGAATTTATAGTCACCATATACGAGGGATGCGACGAGTTCTGGGATGAACTCAAGGATGAGCGAGACTTCGGCGCCGGCGTAGTGAAGTCGCTCATATCTGGTAGCATTGATGATATGGGCTTCGGTAGGGATACCGTCACCGTAAAGAGCTTCTCGTGGGAGCCTGATTCATTGGAGTCCAATGATAATGGCTGACATCATTCAGATCAGCTCATTTCTCAAGACTAACTGCAACGTCGCGTCTGACTACCTGACATTCTGTAGGAATGAACTGGTACGTGAGGACTACGAGGACTTGCTAATAGCCATACTTGATCACGACCACTATGAGACTCTCGACGAGGACATGCAGGATATAGTCGACACTTACTGGAGCATCAAATGACAAGACTGACTGAGGTGAGCGTATGCAAGCTGCTCACGACTAAACTGAAGCAGGCCGAGCTAGCCGGAGAGCCGGCAAGTTGGCCGATCCCAATTGATAAAGAGGTCTTGGCATTCATCGCGAGAGGGCGCTCCGAGATCTACGTCTACGACGCACTGGGCGCCTTACAGGAGAACTCTCTGAGCAGGCCGCGGCGCCGGACGCACTGATGCTCGCTGTGCTATGACTCTCAACCTAGCGTTTCTATTATCCCTACTGTTCTCTCAGCCGGCATCAGCTCCTCAACCTGCGCTCCATCATCAGAGCGCGGCTGTAGTCGGAGACTCACTGGCCGTAGGACTTGGAGGCGCCGCTCACCTTCCAACCTTCGCGAGAGTGGGAGCGTCGTCTTGCGTCATAGTTGGTATGGTTCCAAGATCATACTACTCCGTGGTGTTCGTGTCAGCTGGAACTAACGATCCTCCCGGCAGGTGCCTAGATAAGATAAGAGCGCGCATCAGGGCCGGTAAGATCATCTGGATACTTCCAGTCAACTCGGCTCGCAGAAATGTCGTGAGATTCGCGGCCTCTCATGGGGACTCAACGCTAAATTACGTTCCCTCAGTTAAGAACTGGCCGCACCCAGACTCATATGAGCCGATGGCTAGATTAGCTAGAGCAGAGGTAGAGTAAGAGACTATCCTTGGGAAAGACATACAGAAACCAAAAGTCGGCCTACGAAGATCAGTCCGATGCGAAGAAGTTCCAGAAGAGAGCTAAGAGAGATAAGAGCTTCAAGATCAAGCACGTCGCGACTGATAAGAAGAAGTTCATAGAACCCGCGGCGCTTCCTAAATAACTATATAAAGATTTGTTTACATGGCGTATGAGGTGTGATAGTATCGCATGGTAGTTTGGGGGCAAGAAGATATTATGTCTTGCCAGTTGGGGAGGTGGTAAAAAGGTGAATAAGAGTGGAGATATAGTACTTAACGTTGGAAAGTACGTTGTCGGTGATCCATGCTACTTCATCGAAGACGAAGACTGGATTGATTTTCTTGAGGAACACGACTTCTTCACGGAGATAAGTCTTGGTAAGACCATGGATGGTAGGACCGCCTGCATAATGGCGACAGAGTTCGGCGACGGTACGCTCTTCGATATGGAGAAGAATGAGTACATAGTCGACTCCGGCCTTATTGGAGTCATCGAGTATAGAGAGGGGGACGACATCCCCTACGGTATGAGACTCGTAGACTTTACCGAGAAGGCCTGGTGCTTCAACTTAGATGGGTTTCTTCACTTTGGTCCCATCATAATAGATACGGTCGGCAACTTCGAGGGATTCCTGGAAGAGGACGGTGAGGAAAAGCCGCCGCACGACTACGTATCTGAGATACTCGGCCGAGACCCGGTCGAAGATTGACTTTCCACGATAGTTTAATCGGTAGAACCTCGGGCTCTGAACTCGGGAATCCTAGTTCGAATCTAGGTCGTGGATCCAGTATCTTGAGTAGGGTCCAACTCCCTACTCAAGAGAGTACTCGATTCGGTCGCAAGCCTCGCCTACAGGAGGACAGGCGCGTCGAGCTTAAAGCGGTAGATGTTGCTATCATAAGTGATTGAATAAACTTAGGGGACTGTCGAGCGCTCGACAGTCCCCTTTATCATAGAGTGATGATCGGGATCCTCCGAGCTATCATCCTATGATTTTTTTCAAAATCATTTGACATCTTCTTAAAGAGGTGATATGTTTATATCCATCGACAAGAGGAGAGAGTCAGATGTCTCATGAGATTGAAATTATCGACGGTAAGGCCGCGATGGCGTATGCCGGAGCGGTTCCCTGGCACGGACTGGGAACGAAGGTTCCATCGGATCTGACTCCCATACAGATGCTTGAGGCCGCCGGGCTTGACTGGAAGGTGGAAAAATCTCAGGCCTACGTCGTGGTCGACGACGAAGTTCAGCTGATCGATAGAGCCGCCCTGATCCGATCTTCGGATAAGAAGGTGCTCGACGTCGTCACAAATGACTGGAATCCCGTACAGAACGAGACGGCATTCGAGTTCTTCAACGAGTTTATCGCGACCGGCGACATGGAGATGCATACGGCTGGATCTCTTCACGGAGGTCAGATTGTTTGGGCTCTCGCCAAGACCAAAGATTCATTTGAGCTCTTCGGTGGAGATAGGATCGACTCCTATATGCTCTTCACTAACTTTCATCGGTATGGATGCGCGATCGACAACAGGTTCACTCCGGTTCGCGTCGTATGCAATAATACCATTCAGATCGCTTTAGCGGCCTACGACAACGATCGAATATTCAAGAGCTCTCATCGAAGAGAGTACATTCCGACACTCGCCAAGAAGGCTCTCGGAATAGCCACGGATGGCATGAAGAGCTATAAGGAGCGCGCGGAGTTTCTCGGCTCCAGGCAGGCCAAGGGCGAGGATATAGTCGACTACTTCAACCGAATATTTCCGATGAACTCCGACGGCGATAGTGAGAAGGTCCGAAGAAAGGATGTCTCAAAGAACGCCTCGCGCGCTCGGGCCATTCTTGAGACACAGCCGGGCCATGAATTCGCCGCCGGAACGTGGTGGCAGCCATTCAATGCCGTGACGTACCTAGTAGATCACGTGATGGGAAGAAGCGATGACACTCGCATGACTTCCGCGTGGTACGGCGCCAACCGAACTCTCAAGAATCGGGCCCTCACGGAAGCCCTCGCGATGGCCGACGCGTCGTGATATGATTTATGAATAGGACTCAGAGGACGCGAAGTCCTCTGATCGACAGGAGGTAACATGACCAAGCACTTTGAATTTACCGATGAGACTTTATTCGACTCCGGAATAATCCTCAGGAGGATTCGTGCTACTCGGAATATTCCAATCTATGGGGTAGAGACCGGAGACCTCGGGGGATGGATCGAGCGCGAGGAGAACCTATCGGACTCCGGATGGGTCTATGAAGACGCTCGAGTCTATGGGGACGCCATGGTCTATGGGGACGCTATGGTCTATGAAGACGCTCTGGTCTATGGAAGCGCTAAGGTCTACGGGAGCGCTCGGGTTTTCGGGGACGCTCGGGTCTTCGAGAGCGCTTTGGTCTATGGGGACGCGGAGGTCTATGGAAGCGCTTATGTCCATGGGAACGCTCAGGTCTATGGGTACGCGGAGGTCTATGGAAGCGCTAAGGTCTACGGGAGCGCTCGGGTCTTCGGGGACGCTCGGGTCTTCGAGAGCGCTCAGGTCTATGGGGACGCTCAGGTCTATGAAGACGCTTTGGTCTATGAAGGCGCTAAGGTCTATGGGGACGCTAAGGTCTATGGGAGAGCTCGGGTCTTCAGAAACTCCGTGATCTCTGGCTCAACCCACGTCACTCTAGATCTTAGATCGTAAAGCGCGACCATTGACATCGAAGCGAGATCTTGATAAGGTATCTTCCATTGGATAGGAGGTTCGACATGGCTAATCACTTCGAGTTCACCGGTGAGACTACTACCTTCGATGGAGTCACCCTCCGTAGGATCAGGGCTACTCGAGATATACCCGAGTACGCCGTCGCCGTCGGAGACCTCGGGGGATGGATCGAGCGCGAGGAGAACCTATCGGACTCCGGATGGGTCGATGGAGAGGCCAAGGTCTATGGGGACGCTCGGGTCTTCGGGAACGCTCTGGTCTCCGGGAGCGCTCAGGTCTTCGGGGACGCTCGGGTCTTCGGGTACGCTCAGGTCTTCGGGTACGCTCGGGTCTTCGGGAGCGCTCAGGTCTTCGGGAACGCTCGGGTCTATAATTCCACGATCGAGCCGTCGATCGTGGACCGAATCTATGAGACGCCCGGCGCGCAGCTATCCGAAAAGGACTGTAGGAAGACTGCGGTAAGTTCATTCGTTGAAAATATCGTGAAGTCAATGATCCACGGCTCCGACGCCCCACTCGCGAAGTTGTCCGTAGAATTCACCGACGGGACGAAGATCACTGTCGATCTCCCGAAGCGGTCCAAGCGCGCGGCAGATTAGATTGACATATGCCCACGATCCTGATAATCTGGAAATGAGGAGTTGCACGAGATGATAGAGAAAGCGGATTATCAGAGGACCGAGCTCGGTTCCATCATCGGAAAGACTGTAAAGTCGATAACGCATGACTATAGGGCCCCGATGGCTCGATTCACCGTTGAGTTCACCGATGGAATGAAGATGTCGGTCGATCACTCTGGAATGTTCGACTCGAATGGGTATCTGTTCGACACTGACTCGATAAGGTACCCATATGAGAGGACTTGATCGCGACCACCACCGCCCTCCCATGCACATCGGATATTCTAAGGGAACATGGGTGATGTTTCTCGAGAACGGCGAGCCACCCATGCGGTTTGACTCCATCGTGTCCATAGAAGCGTTCTGTGAGGCGAGATGGCCGCATGAGTATGGGCCCAAGAATCAGAGGGCTGAACGCGAGAGTATTAGAGACGACAACGTCAGGTGGTTTAACTCCTGGCCTAAGTTTAACCGGAGAAAAAGATGAGCAGTCACTACAGGCTTACCGAAGAGACTATGACTCTCGATAAGACAGTACTTCATAGAATTCAGGCTCTCCGAGATATTCCAATCTATGGGGTAGAGACCGGAGACCTCGGGGGATGGATCGAGAGGGAAGATAACTTATCGGACTCCGGATGGGTCGGGGAAGAGGCCATGGTCTACGGGGACGCTCGGGTCTATGGGGACGCTTGGGTCTGTGGGGACGCTCGGGTTTTCGGGAGCGCTTTGGTCTATGGGGACGCTTGGGTCTTCGGGAGCGCTTTGGTCTATGGGGACGCCATGGTCTATGAGAGCGCTCGGGTCTTCGGGAGCGCTCGGGTCTTCGGGAGCGCTTTGGTCTCCGGGAGCGCTCAGGTCTATGGGGACGCTCGGGTCTATGGGAGCGCTCGGGTCTATGGGGACGCCATGGTCTATGGGGACGCTCGGGTCTTCGGGAGCGCTCAGGTCTCCGGGAGCGCTTGGGTCTCCGAGAGCGCTTTGGTCTATGGGGACGCTTGGGTCTACGGGGACGCTCGGGTCTTCGAGAGCGCATGGATCTACGGGGAAGCGGAGATCTCCGGGAACTCGAAGGTCTCCGAGAGCGCTCGAGTCTATGGGAGCGCTTGGGTCTCCGGGAGCGCTCGGGTCTATGGGAGCGCTGAGATCTATGACGCTCGAGTCTCCGGGAGCGCTCGAGTCTCCGGGAGCGCTTTGGTCTCCGGGAGCGCTCGTGTCTATGGGAACGCTCGTGTATATGGGGACGCGGGGGTCGGAGGAGAGACCGTGGTCTATGACTCAACCCACGTTACTAGGAGTTTGCGTCTATGAAGCACTTTGAGTTCACCGGAGAGACTTTATCCGACTATGGAGTCACTCTCAGAAGGATTCGGGCTACTCAAGATATTCCAGTCTGTGGAGTCAAGGCCGGAGACCTCGGGGGATGGATCGAGCGAGAGGAGAACCTATCGGACTCCGGATGGGTCGGGGAAGAGGCCAAGGTCTACGGGAGCGCTCAGGTCTCCGGGAGCGCTTGGGTCTCCGGGAGCGCTCAGGTCTATGGGGACGCCTGGATCTACGAGAGAGCTCGAGTCAATGAAAGTGCTAAAGTCTACGAGAACGCTCAAGCCTACGGAAGCGCCTGGATCTACGAGAGCGCTCAGGTCTACGGGTGCGCGGATGTCTACGGGAGCGCGGATGTCTACGGGCGCGCCCAGGTCTTTGGGAGCGCTCGAGTCTACGGGAACGCGGATGTCTTTGGGAGCGCTCAGGTCTATGGGGACGCGGAGGTCTATGGGAGCGCGGAGGTCTACTTCTGAGGACTACGGTGGTTTAACCGGAGAAAAAGATGAGCAGCTATCGTCACTACAGGCTTACAGGTGGTTTTAACCGGAGAAAAAGATGAGCAGCTATCGTCACTACAAGCTTACCGAAGAGACTATGACTCTCGATAAGACAGTACTTCATAGAATTCAAGCTCTCCGAGATATCCCGAGAGCTATGGTTAGAGTCGGAGACCTCGGGGGATGGATCGAGCGAGAGGAGAACCTATCGGACTCCGGATGGGTCGATGGAGAGGCCAAGGTCTACGGGGACGCTCGAGTCTCTGAGGATGCTCAGGTCTATGGGTACGCGGAGGTCTATGGAAGCGCTAAGGTCTACGGGAGCGCTCGGGTCTTCGGGTACGCTCGGGTCTTCGAGAGCGCGGAGGTCTACGGGGACGCTCGAGTCTATGGAGACCCATGGGTCTATGGAGAAGCTCGAGTCTTTGGGTACGCCCGAGTCTATGGCGACGCGCGCGTATATGACTTCAGAAAAGTCTACGGAAGCGATGAGGTCTATAACAACGCCCAAAGCTTGAAACAAGAGCCGGGGCCCGCGCCCACTGAGAGATCTACTGAGAGATCCGAGTCTACAGACTCTTCGCTTCCTAAGCTTCCTAAGATCTCAATAGAGTTCGTAGATGGAGTAGTGAAGATCGCGATAGGTCTGAAGTGAAGATCGTCGTCGACATGGGATCCTAACATGAAGCACTTCGAGTTCACCAGAGAGACTTTATTCTTCAATGGAGTCACCCTTCATCGAATTCAAGCTCTCCGAGATATCCCGAGAGCTAAGGTTAGAGTCGGAGACCTCGGGGGGTGGATCGAGAGGGAAGATAACTTATCGGACTCCGGATGGGTCGGGGAAGAGGCCAAGGTCTTCGGGAACGCGGAGGTCTTTGGAAACTCTCGGGTCTTCGGGAGCGCTCGGGTCTCAGGGGACGCTTGGGTCTACGGGGACGCTTGGGTCTTTGGGCGCGCTCTGGTCTCAGGGGACGCTTGGGTCTCCGGGGACGCATGGATCTACGGGCGCGCTCTGGTCTCCGGGGACGCGTGGGTCTTCGGGGAAGCGGAGGTCTCCGGGAACTCGAAGGTCTACGAGAGCGCTCGAGTCTCCGGGAGCGCTTGGGTCTCCGGAAGCGCTCGGGTCTATGGGAGCGCTGAGGTCTATGACGCCGGACGAGTATATCAAGACGCCAAGGTCTTCGGGAACGCTAGAGTCAATGGCATCGCCCTAGTCTCCGGGAGCGCTCGAGTCTCCGGGAGCGCTCAACCCACGTTACGGAACGAAGATCACTGTCGGTCCGAGTGCGCGCGCGAGATTGACATAGGCCCACGATCCTGATAATCTGGAAATGAGGAGTTGCACGAGATGATAGAGAAAGCGGATTATCAGAGGACCGAGCTCGGTTCCATCATCGGAGAGTTCGCGTCTATGAAGCACTTTGAGTTCACGGGAGAGACTCTACTCCACTCTGGAGTCACTCTCAGAAGGATTCGGGCTACTCGGGATATTCCAATCCATGGAGTCAAGACTGGAGACCTCGGTGGATGGATCGAGCGCGAGGAGAACCTATCGGACTCCGGATGGGTCGGGGAAGAGGCCAAGGTCTCCGGGTACGCTCGTGTCTACGGGGACGCTCAGGTCTCCGGGAACGCTCATGTCTTCGGGTACGCATGGATCTACGAGAGAGCTCGAGTCAATGGAAGTGCTAAAGTCTACGGGAGCGCTCGTGTCTATGGGAACGCCTGGATCTACGAGAGCGCTCATGTCTTCGGGTACGCATGGATCTATGGGAGCGCTCGTGTCTACGGGTATGCTCAGGTCTCCGGGAACTCGAAGGTCTCCGAGAGCGCTCGAGTCTATGGGAGCGCTCAGGTCTATGGGAGCGCTCAGGTCTCCGGGGACGCTCGGGTCTTCGGGCGCGCTCGGGTCTATGGGCGCGCTCAGGTCTATGGGGACGCTTTGGTCTATGGAGACGACGCTTTGGTCTATGGAGACGCTTTGGTCTATGGGGGCGCTCGGGTCGGAGGAGAGACCGTGGTCTATGGCTCAACCCATGTATGTTACTAGGAGTTCGCGTCTATGAAGCACTTTGAGTTCACGGGAGAGACTCTGGAGTCACTCTCCACGGGAGAGACTCTACACTCTGGAGTCACTCTCAGAAGGATTCGGGCTACTCAAGATATTCCGAATGGAGGAGTCAAGGCCGGAGACCTCGGGGGATGGATCGAGAGGGAAGATAACTTATCGGACTCCGGATGGGTCGGGGAAGAGGCCAAGGTCTCCGGGCGCGCGCGGGTCTTCGGGGACGCCATGGTCTTCAGGAGCGCTTGGGTCTATGGGAGCGCTCAGGTCTCCGGGAGCGCTTGGGTCTGTGGGGACGCCATGGTCTATGGGGACGCTCAGGCCTTTGGGTGCTCCCGAGTCTTTGGGGACGCTGAGGTCTTTGGGGACGCTCTGGTCTATGGGGACGCGAGGGTCTTTGGAAACTCTCGGATCTACGAGAGCGCGCTGGTCTTCGGGTACGCTCAGGTCTCCGGGAACGCTCATGTCTTCGGTGACGCTCACGTTCGTGGGAGCGCTCGGGTCTTCGTGGACGCGAAGGTCTCCGGGCGCGCTCGGGTCTTCGGGAGCGCTCTGGTCTTCGGGTACGCTCAGGTCTTCGGGAGCGCTCGTGTCTATGGGGACGCTCAGGTCTTTGGGCGCGCCCTAGTCTATGGGGACGCTCGGGTCTATGGGGACGCTCTGGTCTATGGGGACGCTGAAGTCCTCGAGCGCGCGGAGGTCTACGGGGACGCTGAAGTCTATGGAGGCGCGCTCTACGGTACTCATAGGAGACATGACTAAGCACTTTGAGTTCACGGGAGAGACTCTACGGAAGCGCCTGGGTAACTCTCGAGTCTATGGGAACGCCTGGATCGCTCCTAGTCTCTACGGGGACGCGCCTGGATCAGAGCGGACTCAGACTCCGAGAGCGAACTCCAGCGAACTCCAGCGGACTCCAGCGGAAGAGAGTGAACTCCAGCAGACTCCAGCAGACTCCAGCAGACTTCAGCGAACTCCAGCGGACTCCAGCAGAAGAGAGCAGACTCCAGCAAACTCCAGCAAACTCCAGCAGACTCCAGCAGACTCCAGCAGACTCCAGCGGAAGAGAGCGGACTCCAGCAGACTCCAGCAGACTCCAGCAGACTCCAGCAGACTCCAGCAGACTCCAGCGGAAGAGAGCGGACTCCAGCGAACTCCAGCGGACTCCAGCGGACTCCAGCGGACTCCAGCAGACTCCAGCAGGAGAGCGAACTCCAGCGAACTCCAGCAGACTTCAGCAGACTCCAGCGGACTCCAGTAGACTCCAGCAGAAGAGAGCGAACTCCAGCAGACTCCAGCAGACTCCAGCAGACTCCAGCAGACTTCAGCAGACTCCAGCAAACTCCAGCAAACTCCAGCAGACTCCAGCGGAAGAGTCCAGACTCCAGCAGACTTCAGCAGACTTCAGCGAACTCCAGCGGACTCCAGCAGACTCCAGCAGACTCCAGCAGACAGACTCCAGCAGACTCCAGCGGAAGAGTCCAGACTCCAGCAGACTTCAGCAGACTTCAGCAGACTTCAGCGAACTCCAGCGGACTCCAGCAAACTCCAGCAGACTCCAGCGGAAGAGAGCGGACTCCAGCAGAAGAGAGCAGACTCCAGCAAACTCCAGCAAACTCCAGCAGACTCCAGCAGACTCCAGCGGAAGAGAGCGGACTCCAGCGGGAAGAGAGCGGACTCCAGCAAACTCCGGCAGACTCCAGCAGAAGAGAGCGAACTCCAGCAAACTCCGGCAGACTCCAGCGGAAGAGAGCGGACTCCAGCGGAAGAGAGCGGACTCCAGCAAACTCCGGCAGACTCCAGCGGAAGAGAGCGGACTCCAGCAAACTCCGGCAGACTCCAGCGGAAGAGAGCGGACTCCAGCAAACTCCGGCAGACTCCAGCGGAAGAGAGCGGACTCCAGCAAACTCCGGCAGACTCCAGCGGAAGAGAGCGGACTCCAGCAGACTTCAGCAGACTCCAGCAGACTCCAGCGGAAGAGAGCGGACTCCAGCAGAAGAGAGCAGACTCCAGCAAACTCCAGCAAACTCCAGCAGACTCCAGCAGACTCCAGCGGAAGAGAGCGGACTCCAGCAGACTCCAGCGGACTCCAGCGGACTCCAGCAGCTCCGAGCGAACTCCAGCGGACTCCAGCAGACTCCGAGCGAACTCCAGCAGACTCCAGCGGACTCCAGCGGACTCCAGCAAACTCCGGCAGACTCCAGCGGAAGAGAGCGGACTCCAGCAGACTCCGGCAGACTCCAGCAGACTCCAGCAGACTCCAGCAAACTCCAGCAGACTCCAGCGGAAGAGAGCGGACTCCAGCAGACTCCAGCAGAAGAGAGCGAACTCCAGCGGACTCCAGCAGACTCCAGCGGAAGAGAGCGGACTCCAGCAGCTCCGAGCGAACTCCAGCGGACTCCAGCAGACTCCGAGCGAACTCCAGCAGACTCCAGCGGACTCCAGCGGAAGAGAGCAAACTCCGGCAGACTCCAGCGGAAGAGAGCAGACTCCAGCAGACTCCAGCAGACTCCAGCAGACTCCAGCAGACTCCAGCAAACTCCAGCAGACTCCAGCGGAAGAGAGCGGACTCCAGCAGACTCCAGCAGAAGAGAGCGAACTCCAGCGGACTCCAGCAGACTCCAGCGGAAG